GACCTTGTCCCAGACCTTGTCCCAGACCTTGTCCCCGACCTTGTCCCCGACCTTGTCCCAGACCTTGTCCCTGACCTTGTCCCAGACCTTGTCCCAGACCTTGTCCCTGACCTTGGCCCAGACCTTGTCCCCGACCTTGTCCCCGACCTTGTCCCAGACCTTGTCCCTGACCTTGTCCCCGACCTTGTCCCTGACCTTGGCCGGGCCGGTAATTTCTGCGGCGGCCAGCGCTCCGGCTAACGGAGAACCGAGCCAAATGAATGCCGGGGCTTTTAATCCTGCATTTTTATATGCGGCCGTCATCGCGGATTCGGCCTTCGAGTGGTCTGCCGGGGTTATAGATAGTCCTATATTTATCCATTTTTCTACATAATCCTGCAATTTGGATTCTTGTTCTGGGGTTAGATCTTCCATCTTTTTCATTTAAGTCTTTCGATTCTTGATGATTGAAAAAGTGTTCCGTTGAAGCAATAAATAATTCTAAGGTACTGGCCGTGAACTAACCAGCACCAAGTTTTCGCTAAGAAAAATCGCAGTGCCGAATAGGATTTGTAGCCGTAAAGGAGTTTAGCTCTATAAATACGGTTTTCTTTTGTAGATCTGATATTGGCGATACTATCATACGAATCAATTACTGATACGCATTTGAGCCCGCGGCCGGTAGTGGCATGGCAGAAAGTGCGATCATGGCCGGCTACAGAAACATAGCTCGAATAATCATCGTGCCCGACGATTGTCTTCGAATAGCGGTGGATCTTTTTTAGGAGGTCGGCCCCGACTACTATGCCGGGGGCAACCTTCCAGTAGACTAGGTCTTTCATTTAGCGGCCTTGTAGCTTTCGGCGATGGTCCAGATATCCTGGCTGAGACGCACGGTGCGGTTCTGAGAGCGAATTGCGCGGGATCTGAACACTCGGCTTGTTTGCGGGAGTCCGATAAGGCCCCCGCGGAGCAGTGCGTTATAGAGGCCGGTGGTAGCAGCCCACAAGGATACCGAACCACCTTCCGCGGTGTAAGATTCTCTGAACACCTGCGACACCACGGAATCCACGCTTAGTTTTTCTTCCCAATTTTGGTCCCGAGCTTCGAGACATTTGGCGGTCATTTCTTTAAGCTGCTGGGCTGTTAGCATGGTTGCGGACATTTCGACGGCGGCGGCGGCCATTTCGGCCTGACCCTGGACAATCGCGTTAACCACCATGTGGACCATTTCCATTGTGAGTCCGCGGTGGACAAGTCTTGAGCCGCCGAAGCGACCGGCGGGCATTACAAAAGAGCCGGAATTGGTGGCGTTGAGGCCGGCGTGGATGCGGAGGGCATGAGTCCCATCGTGACTGTTGGTGATGGTGATTTCTGGAACCCAGGTGCTGCCCGACACCACGAAAGATTTAAGAGAGTCGTGGCGGAAATACACCCAATGCTTTTGAAAGCCAGAATTACCATTAGAGCGGCCCTGGCCGCCGCGAGAGACGAAAAAACCTTGATCCGACAAGGATTTGACGATTTCGGCGGTAGAGAAAAAAGAGTATTTATTAGAAACACCAGAAGATGGCCCCGCTGCGGAAGCTGCGGTTACGTGAGATAAAAGATCGGTTACCTGTAGATTGTTCATATTGTTCCCCCTAGGGATACAATTCTACAGGTAAACCGATTTCCGTGCAATACTTATTTTGTATTTAAGAGATCTTCGTCTTTTTGGCGAGATTGCTTGATGGATTCCGCGGACTTAACCAAATCTGCCAAAAGGCGAGCCTGTTCGCTACGGGGCTTATTCTTGAATACCTTCAAAAATCGGCGCTGAGGGTTCATAAGCTCATTATGGCCGTCCAGGTCGCTTTTGGCTCCTGCACGGACGAGGGTCGTTTCGTCTTTCATCCCCATTTGCTCTAAAGTCTTGATAATAGTTTTGCGGTCGTAGATACGGTTGGACAATTGCTGCTCCTTATTTTGTTGCGCCCTTTACGGCGAATGCTACTACGGTTGTTACAATGGCCCCCATCAAGAACGTCCCGATCATTTTGATCTGGGAGTCATTCCGGACGGAAACGCCTTCCTTGGCAAGTTCTTGGGCTCTGGTGCGCCACATTAGAGAATCTTCCTTTAGGATCCCATTCTGTTCGGTGACGATAGAGTACTTTTTAGCGAGCCCTTCGGCTTCTATAATCTGGTCCCGAATTTGCAGCTCCGAAGACTTGTCAAACAGTACTCCGTCATATGGGGCCGGAGTGCCCTTAGGAATGGTGGTTACCTGCTGGGCTTGTGCGGTGATGGCCAGGAGTAGGGTTAACGATAAGATCTTTCTCATATGGGAATCATACCACGGTCTAGGAGATAAACTTCTTGAATTTAACCTCTAATAGATAGTTGTAACGAAGTCTGAACCAGCTTAAGACCTGTTTGCGGGTGTTTTCGTCATGGAAGGGCTTTTTCTCTTCGATATAGGTTATGATCCGGAGCATCTGAGCGGGAGTTAGTTTGGAGAGCCGGGTAACCCCTTCGGCATATAGGCCGGTCACATTTAGCAAGTGATTGAAAGCGGCATGATTGATTTGCATTAATTCATCTCACTGAATGAATCGGTCAATACATTTTTGAAGGTTATAAAGCGCCCATTTTGCAACATATTCGTGGGGATCTTTGGCGGCTATCCTGACCCAAATGGAGGGGGGAACCGGCCCGCTGAAATCGTGGCCGTAATCTTCCAGTATCCCTATTTCGTCGGCGGGCGGGCGCATGTCAAGTCGCGATTCGAACCGTTTTGCCCACTGCTTTAAGGCAATGGTTCATATCGCCCTCTTCGCTGATAACGAAGACCGTAGGGGGAAGGCCCTTGAGCGCGATATCCGGCATGCCGTAGTATCCGTCAGTTACAATTACGCAAAGATCCGGGCGATTCTTCTTCATGTCTTCAAAAATACAGGTTAAATCGGTACCGCCCGACTGCACATCTTCGGGATTGATTTTGAAGTTTTTCTTAATCTGGCGCTCGCCGTAAAGTTCGGTGTGAAAAAACTTGATATTGGCTTTTTCGACGCCGTGGGTAAAGAATCCTTCCGTAACCCGCAGGAACTTATTCAGCTCCTCATGTGATATCGAACCTGATGTGTCGGTATAAATAGTGATGCGGGGCATGCGCTTGAGTCTAGAGCCTGGGGCTTCGTTGCCATAGCGGCGGGAGTCCCGGTGCCAGGTACGCTCAAAGTTTTTAGCGGGCAGGCTGGTCTTGAGTGCCATCAGAAGGATTTTCTTGTAATCCATTTTCGACATGGTGCCATCGATTTTCTGCAGGAGATCTTTGATGCCGCCTGGTTCTGTGCCGTAGTCGCGAACGTGCTTGTTGTAAGCGCGTTTCATGATGTCTTTCATGGCTTCGAGTTTTTCGTAAGCGGAACCCTCTTCACCTTCGCCGCCGTGGTCGTCGAGTCCAGCTGAGCGGGGGTTTTTGAAATGGTCTTTGGCTTTGGACCATTGGCCGTCGCCGGGCTGTTGCTGCCCCTTCAGATCGGGCTTACTACCAGATTTACCTTTGCCCTTGCCAGATCCAGGACCCGAAGCTTCCTGCCCTTCGCCTTGACCGTCACCTTCGCCGGAATCCTCGCCCTCTTGGGGTTGACCCTTGCCCTTGCCAGTTTGAATCTCGGCGTCATTCAGAAGTTCATTGTAGTAGTAGGAAAAATGCTTGCCGGAGGGGAACGGAGTGCCGTCTTTGGAGCGAAACTGCGAAAGCTGCAAAGCTAGGGAGGGCAAATTTGGGATGTATTGGTTGATGGCCAAATCTTGTGCTACGTTGAGCAGCATGCGGTTATCTTCGTTCGTGGCTACGAATTCCTGGGGCAGGTGGAAGTGCGTAAAGTGAGAAATCTCGTGAACAAGGACGGCAACACGCTCTTCCGAAGTGGCGAGGACTCGCGTGAAGAAATACGGGTTTAGGGCGATGTTATAGCGGCGGTAGCGAGTATCATAGATAATAGCCGCGGTCGGAATCTGCTGGCTGTAGTTGATGTTCATCACCTGCAGGATCGAGCCAAAATAAGTGTAATCCGAGCCCGTGCCCGACATTCGGGGGCGGGTCATGTCGAAAATGGCGGAGTCGAGGGAAACCTTCTTTTCGGAGTCTTCGATGTGATATTTCTTAGCGTCTTCGAGGATTTGCTCGCGGAGCTTATTGATTTCTTCCGGGGTGAGAGTTTCGGCTTTTTTAGACATGAAAGTATTGTCCCATCTATTGGAGGATTGGTCAACAAAAAAAATGGGCCGTCCGTGGCCCGATAGTAAGGGGGGTTACTATTTAACTTCCTTGTCAGAGTCCTTATCTTCTGCTTTGGCTTTAGCCTTGTCTTTTGCGGGCTTTGCCTTCATGGAGCTTTTAGCGGTGTTTTCTTTCAGGTACTTGCGAAGCTCTTGGTCGCATTTTGGGCTGTCGAGGTCGATACGGTCCACCAGGGTCGTTTCGATCTTCTTGGTGGGGTTCTCGGCATTGTAGGTTTCTACTTTTTTGATGCCAGATACCAGCATCGAGCAGCCTTGGTCCGCCGAAATCGACATAACCACATCTACCAGGGTTTGCTCGTCGATCTTCTCGGGGAATGCTTCCAGCACCGAGCTTACAGTTACGCTAACGATGTCGTTTTTGTAGCTGTTCGGGTCGGCGAACTTTTTGAGGCGTTCCAGTGCAGACTTCTTATCTTTCAGGAGGTCTTCTGCCGTTACCGGGCGGATATCGAATACGAATTTGTGGTACATCGATCCGATATGCTGTCCGAGCTGGGCGATAGACACTTCTTTGTGCATATCGGGGTTCAGTTCGACGCCAGCCTGTTCTGCGTTCTGCAAGTAGTCGAAAGTACGGGGAGCTACGTATTTAGCGCCGTCTTTGAGTTCGTCGGGCTTTTTGTAGATCCAATTGCCGCTTTCGATAAAGCTGATTACGTTGCGGTGCCATTTGGACTTTTTGGCAAACGCTTCGAATTCTGTGTGGTCATATTCGATCTCGAAGATCGAAAAGCGGTCTTTGAGCGCGATGTCCATAGTATTGACATCGTAAGCTGCTGAATTCTCAGGGTTGATCGCTGCGGCCTTGATCCAGCCCTTGGGGAGCTTGTGATCGTGGACGGCGTGTTCGGTCAGTACCTGCATAAGACCGCTCATGACGGAGCTGGATGCGCGGTTCGGCTCTTCAAACAGAATGAGTCCTTCGCCTTCAGTAGGCCACATGCCGGGGATTGCGTACATGGTACGGAGAATCCCATCAATGCGTTGTTCTACGGGGCGGCCAATCATATCGGGCGGTTCGAGGTAGTTCAAACGCAAGTCGATAAACCCGAATTTAGGATTTTCGAGCTGCTTTTTCTTAACCCATGCTTTGCAAAGTGCTGATTTTCCAAGGCCAGCTTCACCAGCGAACAAAGGCACGAAAGTAAGGCCTTTTTCGTTACAAGCCCAGGCTAGGTCGAGTGCGTCCATGATCTTTGACGGTTTCATTTTGTGTTTTCCCCCTTATGTCTTTTGTTATGTATTTATTATAACCCGAGTCTTCCGCAGAAGCAAGGGTATATTTACTATTTTTCTGTTAATTCGTCTTGTAGGGTTTGAAGAAGGCCTTCAGCGCGAACCATGCCGGGCGTTTCGACGATTTCGAAGCCGTCTTCAGCGGCAATCTGTTCGGGATAGAATGCGATTTCGTGACCGGAACTATTCACGCGCCAGCAGATAGCCTTGCCGGCCTTGATCTCCATGGGGGCGATCAAAATACGGGTCTTCCGGTTGATCAGGATCATATCCGGGACTAAAGTGATTTTGGGTTTTTTCGATTCGCTCATGGTGTAAAGATACCTCGGGGATAAGCCGGAGTCAACACTATTTTAGTCTTTTTTTCCAGAAATCTTCGGCGGACTCGGATTTTGCTTCTTCCTTGGCCTTGGCGGTTTCGGTATCTACGGCCGCGGCCTGATTCTGCAAGTTCTCGATCTTGGTGTCGTTGACAGCAGCTTTAGTATTGGAATCCGAGAGCTTAGCGCCGGCTTCCAGAGTACGATTGCGGGAGCGCAAATACCAGAGGTATCCTGCTACGGCGGCGATAATTCCGATTACGTATTGGTTCATTTGGTTTTCCTTTTTTGAGTAGTAGCGCGGGCGGTGGTTTTGCGGGACTTGGCGGCCTGATACTTGGCTTTATTCGCCTTGTGGTAGTCCTGGCGGGCTTTTACGGCTTTTTGCTTGCCGGCGGTCCACTCGGTGTAGATCTTCTTTAGGGTGGCCGACTGGTTGCGGCTAAGACGCCTGCCGCCTTCGGTGATCTTGTCGAGGTTGCGCACGAACATAATGGTCCCATGCTTAAATAGCATGGTGGCCAGAATATAGCGGATCATCGCCTTTTGGGTCGGAATCTTGGTCTTTTTGCGGTCGGCTTCCTTCACGCTTTGGGCCGTTTTTAACACTTTAAAGATCGAGGGTGTCTTTTTCATAAAAATAGCATACCACGATCTGGCAAATACGTGCTACAATGGGAGCTGTGAAGTTTCTGCTGACCAATAATCTAAAAGAAGGGAACTACCCCTTAAAGCTGTCGGGGAACTATTTGACCCCCATTGAATACCCTATCGGGGAAAACACCATGGGACTAATGTTCATAACGATAGAAAACGGCTGTGTATGGGGCGCTGTCGATTTTGAGCTTAATATCCCCGACATCGATAATCAGTATTTAGTTATATCGTCGGCCAGAAGCCCGGCCGGGGACATGTTGCTGGTGGATTCGGTTTTGGTGATCAGAGATTATAATAGCGTTGGCAGTACGAGCTTCGCCCAGGTCTACGGGTGCGGGCCGTCAATAGGGTATCAAATCCTGGAAGCAAAATTGGCGAGATTTTTACAATGAAAATCCCAAGGCGCATATCCTTCTATTATAACGCGAATATCGGTAGCCGGGATGATCTCCCGGTTGTCTACCGGAGATACTCCGCCTCTGGACTGGCCATGGAAGAAGTAAGAATTGGGCGGGCTTCTTTTGACAACGGCGTCATTTCCGTTCACTTTGAGAAATACATTCCGGCGGACATTGAAGCCGCGCTGGAAGAAACCGAAGTGATGTTGTCCCGGCATGCTATGTCTCTTGGTAGCGGCAAAACTACTTATAAGATTGCTTTCGTAGATTCCCCTCAATATTGGTATGGATACGGATCGTTTAAAGATCGGATGCTCAAATTCCGGGACGTCTTGATTAATTCCAAAATGGGGGATTTTTTAGGATGAGGATCCCCAAGGTATTTTCGGTTACTAAGACTCTCGTATATACCTGTGATCGGACGGAAGTAGTCAGAGCCGGGGATATTATCGAAATCTATGATCAGGTGTGGAATAAGGATAGCCGCGTATTTATGCTCGGGATGAGGTTCGGGCACGGGGTCGTGAAAAAAGTCCATGCGGACGGGCATAGGATGGATATCGATATATTCTTTTTCACCGAAATGATTAGACTCGCCGGACTCGAAGAGTCGATCTTGAATTCTACGATAATGCACGACGAAGAGGGCCTCAAGAATATCTTGTCGCTTTTTCGGGAAGGCATCTTTTCCGCCAGCGCTGACCATAAAATCAAGGAAATGATCGCAGAAGACCGTTTACGTAGGTTCTTGTCCTAGGCTTTTTTGCCGCGGCGTTTTGTGGGTTCTTTCTTGAATGAATAGGGGTGGTCAAACCCCTTCGAATACTGCATCACCTTATCGGACATCTTGGCGGGCGGAAGAGGCGGGGTCCCAAGTACCCCGGACAAATATTGCATGATTTCCTGGAAAGCCTGAGCGGGCGGTTTCACTTTCATAAAGGACAATGCTTTAAGATTCGGGGTCGTTTCTATTGTTATCCCGGTGCCCAGGACGGTTCGGAGTTTCGCGTCGAATACAGGGAGTCTGTGATCGGTAAAAACGGTCGCCAGCGGCTTCCATGTATTCGGCTGGAAATACCGGTCTCTGGAGGTCTTATTTCGCACATCGTGACCCCATAAAGAAGAGTAGGAGTATTTACTTACGGGCAGATCTTTGAGAGTCGCCCCCAGATCATCGGGCTTAAAATAATAACGAGGATTGCCGCCGACTACGCGCATCGATACGTAGGGGAATAGCTCTCCGCAAAAACCTACGACTCCGTAGTTCAAGATGTATTCGCCGATTGAAGTATAGGACGGGAGTCTGCCCAATTTGGCTTCCAGGGCTTTTAGATAGTTCTTCGAAATAACTACCGGCGAGCGGTCATAGACCACTGACTTGTCGATACCAAAAGCCTTTATGGAGTCGTAATAGTCCCGAAATGTAGAATTGATGATCATCCTAAGAACAATTTTATCATACACTCGGCCACGGCATCTATGAGCGGGCGACGATTCTTGGCTAGGATGGCATGGTTAAATCGATAACTGTAGGGAAATAGCACTAGGCAATTTCGCGGGTCTTTTTCGGGGGTAGATACGGTAGTGCTACCGTCATCCTTTATGAACAAATAGCACATCACATCGGTTAGATTTAAACATTCAGGGTCTATAATGAGGGTAAAGACAAACTTGTCGACCTGGGGGGTGCCGGTTAGGATGGCGCGGCCGACAATTTTGGGCTTATCTTCTGGACCCCAGCGATACAAATCGATGTTGTTCCATGTGAGCGAATAGTGAGACGGATTCGTCACGTAGATACTGACATTCTTTAGCTCTACCATCTTGGTTGTCATTTTAAGAATTCCAGGAGTCTAGCCCCTAAAAATTGCTGGCCGATTGATTCTGGAAGGGCTAAATCCGGATTGGAATACGCTACCCCTTCTGAGGTCATTTCTATGGACGATAAAGCAAAAGTCTTGTTATCCGAAGTGTACGAGAAGTAGGCCTTTATGTAGTGGTTGTAGTATTTAAAAATATTCGGGATAACCCCTTCGGCGTAAACGATGCCGTTTTCGATCCACACGGTAAGGTCGCAAATATCCTCGGACTTGTAAAAGTCGGGTGACGAGGGGTAGCTGTAAAGCCTAAGAGTCATTACACGCTTGTCTTGGGGGAGGTGATAAATGGTCGTATCCCGGCCTAAGGTTCCGATCCGGAAGAGTGTCATTCGAGGAATTCCTTTAGCTTGGATTCCAGGTGAAAAGTCGCGAGGGACGGTAGGACCTCCGGACTGATTCGGGCGAATACATAAGGCTTGGCTCCGGGCATGAGCGTCGAAGATACTATTATAGTGGAATGCTTGAATTGGTCCCAATATTGACGATCTATTTTGACCTTGAGGGTACAAGATCTCCGGTACATTTCATATCCGGGTACGGCGCCGCCCGTAGAAACCACTTCCGCGATCCCGATTTGGGTGCGATACCATACATCCCCGATGAAAGCCATTATCTTTAAGTTTCCCTTCACCTTGCGTCGATGCTGAGCGAGCGTGTCCAGGCCCACGGTAATCACGCCGACCTTTATGTAAGACCTGCGGGCGACTTTCATGACAAAAACTCCGCTAGGCGGGATTCGAGTAGTTGGTGCCTTAGCGTAGACTGTTTTTGTAAAGATTGGCCTAAATTATAACAATAAAACAGATGTCTTGGGCCTCGGGCGGCGTAGAGAAAAAGAGAATTACCCCATTCGCGGGAATCGGGGGAAAGGTCAATCGTTAAAATAATGGTGACCGATATGTCCCCCCTCCTGCCAATGACTGAAATTATGCGAGCGGAGCCGATAGTGGATGCCCCAGATCTTACCTCAACGGTGGAACCTACGGGGGGTATTTGTTCGTGCGAATATTGATTTTCTGCGATAACGGCCTTAAAAACGACTGGAGAACTCATTGCTAAAACCATATCACGACTTAAAGTCATTCCCCAAGAAAAGATTGCAGTTTTTGTTCTACGAGTCTTTCGTGCAGGGTCCGTGTGCGAGCGGTACTAACCCAGGTTCTGGCCGATATCGTCAAATAGTATTCGGCAAGGAGGGTGGCGGGATCGACATAAGAATGAAGGTTAAAATGCCTAGCCATGAGGATCCCAGAATCTGGACCTGCATCTAAATAGAGGTCGAAACGGGACAGTTCTGGAAGAATTTGCTTCCGGCCATTTAATTTACCGTAACCTACGACTACAGGTACTCCGGTATCGGCGACGACTACTTTTAAATCGTGCTTGTACTTAAGAATTACTTCCCATTCTCTAGATCCGACGTAGAACGGGACGTTCTTGACGACTATCATTTTAGGAATTTCCGGAGTTTGCATTCTGCCGCGATTTGAGAGATGGCAATATGTCCCAGGGATGAGGAAGAATTGGCGATCAGGAATTTGATATCATTTCTCGTCGGGTAGTAGCAGATGTAGGGAACGCGGGACGCCCATTCTTCTTTAAATTCCGGGATATCCATGCTAACTGTTATAATTGGGCGGGCGTCCTCGTTTTCCTCGCCGGCCAATCTCACGCCCAATATAATTGCCTCCCCGACCGGGAGATCCGACCCCGTACCTAGACCTAGGAAAATGGGATGCCGGCTCCCTACGGGAACCAGTTCGAGGCTCAAATCGTTCGGCACGGTTCTGCAAATGTCAAAGACTTCGAAGAAAGCTCTCATTTTAAAAAGTCCTCAAGTTTATTGCGAGCGATGAATACCGCCATATTTTTAGCGCGGTCTCCTACGTTGTACTGTTTGATATACGCCCATTCATGAAGTCGGAGGCATACCTGGCTGCGTTCGCTGGGGTGTCTGACACCCTTATACCCGAAGCATATATATAGATCTCTGATTGAATCCAGGAGGCCATCGTCAACAAAAACATCAAGGGAAGTCATATAATTTTCATCAGTACTTGATGTCACCACCGCGTATCCGGCGACTGAAAGCATTGCGGGGTCGGTTCCGAAATATGAGCCGCCCATGATTAGTTCCAGTTTCGACCCCAGTTTGGTGTCTATCGGGGAGAATGAATGCAGGCGGATTCCGGATAATTTGGTGTATTTCTTCATTTTAGGAAGTCCTGGAGTTTGGATTCTACTATATAGTCACGTATTTGAAGTTCGCCGGGTTCCGAATCATGGATACCGCCGAGACCAATGGCCAAAGACCCGCTACCTTGTCCTTCTTTGAACCACGGGGTCATCGTGAGCCACGCATCGTGAAATTTAGGGATGTGGACTTTAAGTGTTACCATGGCGCCATACTCCACGCGGCGGATCCGCGGTACTTCCGCCACGCCGACCCGCTTGCGATTGGTATGCTCAATGGGATATTTATCGCCGATTCGGATGCCATTTTCATAGACATTTTCAAAAAGATCCATGGTTAAAGACAGCGATTTCATTTTAGGAAGTCCTGTAATCGGTATTCGGTCAGATAATCCCCCAGTGTCGGGCACGGCTCCAGTCGCGGCTCTCCGTAGACGAAGAACTTGAATCCTTCTACGCGGCTTCCGTAAAGAAAGAGGCCGCGGTTCCATTCCGGCGCTTCTTTGGGGATTCGAATAGACGCTTCAAGGGCGATACTTGAAACATCATGAATTTCGAGTACTCGGGCGGTACCGATAGACACATTTGTACTAGATATGATTTCGACGTCCGAGCCTATTTTGGGGAGGTCGCTTGGCCCATAAATATCTTCGACGAAAACCATTTTAAAGGTAATAGGAGAAGACATGCCCCTAATAATATCAGAACTTGAAGCCATCAGTCAAGGAAAGATTTAAGCCTATATTCGATCAGGTGCTGCAGTAGCGTGCGCTCTCCCGGAGCCGGGTCCGGCACGGTGCTGATGGCGAGGGTGAGCCGGCCGTTCAGATAAGATTCCTTAATCCACGGGGTACATCCTAAATATGAAGGGCTAAAATCGGGAATGTCGATCCACAAAATTACACGGGCGCCGGAGCCATCCATTCGATAAGAAGTCACGTTAGCGGTGCCGACCTCTTTGCCTCCGGGGGCTGTAATTGACATTTTGCCGCCGTGAAGCTCCGAATTACTGTAATACACATCTTCGAAGATTTCGATGACCATTTTCACCCCTACAGCTTAGGGGATTTTTCAGAGCTAGTCAAGGAAAGACCGCAATCTAGATTCCAGGGATAGTTCTAGCAGGGGGCGAAATGGGCCAGCGAAGTGGTAGGGTATTTCGAGGGATACGGTGTTTTCGTAGATGTATTGGGTTTCTACGGTGCGGTTTATGATATAGAGGATGTGGCCATAGTAGGGGGCGGGGTGTTCGTCGAAATGAAGATCAAAAAATCCGGGGGCTACGGGATTTGCCACGCCTAGCACTTTTGGGTGGAGATATGATGACGGATCGTTGTTTTGGACCACGATTTTGAGAGGTCGCTGAAGATCGGTCATGTACGGGGGCAAAAAGATAAGGATATTGCGGAGGATGTACACTTTGAGGCTATTGTATCACGTTTTAGGAGAGGAAGGAGAGGAGCTTTTGGTTGATTATCTGGATTCTCAAGGGTAGATTATCGCCGCTCAGGGATACCGTAGATATGGCAAGATCGGTACCCAAGGAAGTCATCACAATATACAATTTGTCAAAAGCTAGGTTGGGGGCTTTGTCAATATCTACCCTGAAGTAAGCCGAATGTCCGTTTTCTTTTTTTATAAGAACGGCATTGCCGACAATATTGCCGCTTAGATATAGATTGCACTTATATCCGACCTTGAGTCGTGCTATTGAGTGCCCCAGCGTATGAACTCGAACGGCTTCTAATTTTAGTGGGTATTTGGGGGTCATATCGCCCTCTCCCATCGTTTTTTCCCGCAATCATATATTCTGGGGAGTAGATTCTTATCGTCGTCGTCCATATCTTTTGGAAGTTCGGACTCTCTGAGGCGGTGCCCTCGGTATGCGTACTTTACTTCCGGCCAGAAGCTGCCGTCTTTGAGGCCCGATCTCGCCCCATCGGACCTGAAAGGTCTCACTTGAACAAAGCCATTATCTCTATAGGCGTCCCCTGAAGAATAGCAGTTATCGGACCATGTCACAATCCTCTTGTATTTGGAACCAAAGTTTTTCTTAACATCAATTATTGACCTTTTGATCATCCTTGAAAACCCGCCGGATACGGTTACACCAGTTTTGAAACATAGCCGGTTAAGGTATAGGCTATTTGGATCATGAAGCTTTTTAGACCGGGCTGGGGATCTGCCATACCCTACGACGCCGAGCAGCTCGTCACCAAAAAATATCCCGTAGGCCATTAAAAAATGGGGGTCGTTAGGCTGTATGTGGTATTTTTCTATAAATTCTTTGTATATGGGGGCAGTTATGGGACTGACGGTACATTTCCTGGCACCGATTGATCTGGAATTTTTGCCGAGTTTGCTAGTAAGATATGATTTAATTTGATTCGATCTCTCTAGCCAGGTGTCCTCAAAGATAGTTACGAGTTTAATTCCCGATTCTTTGGCTAGCATGTATTTCCTGTAATGCTTTCCTTCGCTTTTTTTGTCGTATTCTTCCGAATGAAAGTAAATTCCACAATATTCTATACCTATTTTTAGCTCTTCGATATAGATATCGATTTCTTTACGGCGTCCCGCCTTTTTTTCTTCTTTGGGGAAGAAATACTTCTCCGCCGTAAGCCCCAGGCTTTTGATCCAATCTCGGAGACTCTCTTCGGCTTTCGAAGTTCCATTATTATTGCAGGTGCCGCATCCGTTTCTCCATGCCAATCCTCCGTAACTTATACTTCTTTCATGACCATTGGGGCATACAACAATCATTGGATTCGAGGTCCCGCTAAAAGTACCGAGCTTAACGGTATGCTGATTTACCTTCATTAGTTTTTGGGAAAAGGTCTCTAGCGTATATGGTGTGCCGCGGTCTTTAGTATGAGGGGATCCTTGTGCGATCTTGCCTGATGATTTTAAAAATTCTTTTTTGGTCTCTTCACAGATGAATTTGTATTTTTTGCCTTCAATGCCTAGATATCTGCACCCTGACGGCATTCTAGACAAGACTTCTTGTTCGGTGAGCATCTTTTCTTTTCCGGAATCGGATCTTTTGGTTGTGTAGATACCCGCGGCATCCAGTGCTGATTTTGCCATCTCATAGCTTAAGTTGTACCTCTTTCTTGCCTGAGTCCAATTTACCCCGGACTGGATGTCTGCGATCATGCTCTTGACATTATTCTCGACATTTGAGGAATTTCTTTTTTTGATTTCGAAATTGAATCTAACCGACCAATTTCTGATAGTTTGGTCTCCGAGCTTTATGCCTTTCAGAAGGAGTTCTTTCTGGATTTGAAGGGAATTCTTACCCTGAGCGGCCAGGACTTTAACCTCATCCAGGTATTTCATTTCTTTACTGTTCATATTACTATTATACTACAAGTAAACATGAAATGCTAGATAAAAAATGAATAAAAATACAGGGTTACTTGCGGAGTTAATATACCGCCATGCAGAGGAAACGAAGTTAGACGGAGATCCCGCCCTACGGGAACCGGGATGGCTAAATGTTTATTCTTTGGGCTCACTTTAAGTCCTTGGGGGCTGGCATTTTGTTGCCTTTTAATAAGTTTTCCTCTGCTGATATCAGCCTGAGATTTTCTGGCACATGGAGGCCTGAAACATCTCTTCCCTGTAGAGGATATATGTGGTCTACGTGCTGGTGAGATTCTCTTTCCTCATATATTGCTTCGATTTTGACTTTCATCTCTTCATCGGACCATTTCGGTACGGCACGTAATTTTATTGCTCTTCTCTTTGCGGTCTGCGAAGCTCTGTACTCTGCATTGTCGCGGTTCCACTGATTCCACATTGCTCTGATTTGATCCTGATGTCTTAGATAGTATCTTTTTTGATTTGTAAGACCATCGTTTATGGCTCGGGCTTTATTGGCTGCCACAACTCGGGAAATCATTTTCTTTACGATCTCTCCTGTCAGGCCGGCCCTGCAATGTTCCGACCATTTTTCAATTGACCCGAACTCCCGAATCAATCCGGCTTTTGCATTAGACTGTCGATCAGTCATATCCAATACTTTGCCGTGAGCGCCCAATACTGATTTAATTTTTGAAAGTTTTATTCCGGTTATTTTTGAAATTTCTTCTCGTGTCTTTTTTTGATCCCGAAGGTCAAGAATTTGGGATTCCTGCTCCGGGCTATATTTAACTTTTGATTTTGATATAGCGGCGGCACGGCAGGGCTCCGAACATACCTTGCCGCGATTTTTGTATTTTGGTGTGAACTCTTTGCTGCATACGTTACATTTTACTGGATTCATAATATGATTATAACATATCATGCGACTGTATATCAACCACAAAAGAAAACCCCCGACAACCTTTCGGATGTCGGGGGTTAACTCGCTATTTTATTTAGCTATTTTGGCTACTACCGGAAGCTGCCTTTTAATCCATCAACGATTGCGAGCTTCCTCGGCTGATAAACCGCTAAGCACAAAAATCTGAAGTGGCTCTCGGGAGAACTGAGATCTTGAATTCCCATCTTCATGCGGCTGTAAGGCATCAACTCATGGAGTCCAGCAACGTCTTCTTGAATCAAGTAACCGTTGACAAATCCAGGAGACTTGTTGCCAAGATCCGTGAAGGTGACGTTCGCGCTACCGTTGTACGCCAGACGACCGATGAACTTCGCATCGGAACCGTTAGCAAGGGTGCCGCGGTAGATGTTGAAGTATTTCGTGCCGAGAGGAGCAGCGTTAGGGGTAATAACGACCGTTACGGAATCGTTAGCAACCGTAGTAACGGATGCCGAGACTGCCGAACGAACGCCTTCACCTTTTTCGCTATTGCTCGTAGCGTAGTAGTACCAAGTACCAACGGGGAGCTTACCAGTAGCAGCACCACCAGCAGCAGGAGCCGCAAGCGACGGAGCGCCAGGAGCACCACTGCGAGCGCGTGCAGGGATTTGCTTGCCGCGGAGGAAGTGGCTGTCTTCGATTTTGATGCCGCCAGACGAGGTCTGTTGGCTGCGAAGATCTGCACCGCTACCGGAGAGAGCTTGACCCATGGTCGCGAACTGGGTAATGTTACCGCCGGATTGAATTACGATCTTGTTGTAGTTCGAAAGAGCTACAGGATCGAGCATCAAACGGAGAGCTTTACCGAAGTTGAGCTTGCTGCGAAGAGCGATGTCTTCGATCAAGATTTGCGTGAGGTTACCGCCGTTTGCAGGGATAACAACGCTTTCAGTCGAGCCATATTCAGCGAACATCAAATCTTGAGTGTTCGTGAGGATGTCCGATACGCGGATTTGGGGATCGAGGCCCATCATATCCGGAGTGCGGGCGATAGCGGCGGGGTTACCGTCGAACAAGCCAGCATTCGAAAAGTGAGCGCGACCTTGGAAGAGGTGGAATTCCACGTCAGCTGCGAGCAGTTTAGCTGCTTTTTCAGCTTCGCGGTCTTCAGCCTTAACACCGTCGAAAGCTTCGACTGCGTTAGCAGCTACGGTTACACGACGAACGTGGGAGTAGTAAGCCATCGGCACTACTGCTTCAACGTAATCGCCGGTTTCTTCCGTACCGACCATACCTTCGAACTGAGCGCTACGGCCGAGTTCGCCATCAGACAAAGTACGTTTGAAGCGTACTTGAGTCGATTTTGCTTTTTCTACGGGAAAAATCTTTTGCAGTTTGATTTCTTCCATACCGAAAGTGACGTTTTCCATCACTCCACGGACGTCTTGGATCTGAAGAGCGGAACCTTGAAGAAGCGACCCAGGGGCGCCGTTCAGGTTGCCGGCTTCAAGAGCCTTAACCAGTGAATTTAAAGAGTCTACGAGTTTCATTGGGTCTCCTTTTAAACCTTATAATTTTTGGTAAGCTCAATCACTGCTTCAGCGCCGTGACCGTTGACGAACCATTTATTCAGAACGTCGCGTTCACTTTTGTTGAGCGACTGTCTGGTTAATTTACTTGCCTTTTCATCGATCTGCTCTTTGGTCATGCTCGACTCGGACTTATTGAGCGAACCACCTTTGGTGATTACGTCATCTTCAGTCAGAGACTTGCGGGACGGGAGCTTCTCAGAAGCGGCTTTAACCAAACGACCCAAAGTTTCTTCGAGTTTCTTGGTTTCTTCTTCTTTGTCAGAAAGAGATTTAGAGAGAGATTGAATTTCTTTGGCCATTTTAGCCATTTCTTCTTTCTTCTCGTCTTTTTCAGACATTTGCATTTCTTGTTGTGCGGGCGCTTCCATTTCGGGAGCTGCTTGCTGTTCTTCCATAGCCGGAGCTTCTTCAGCACCGAACTTAGATTGTGCAGCACGCATGATGGCTTCATAATGAGCTTGCAGCTCTTCTTCGTCCATTTCTCCGTAGATAGCATCCAGTTCTTCGTCGCCGCTAGCTTCCATTTCGGGAGCTGCTTCGTCTTGTTCCGGGGCTTCTTCAGCGGGAGCGTCCATTTCCGGAGCGGCGTCAAGATCGTCTTTTTCGACTTTCTCTTCTTCCTGCTCTTCTTTTTCTTCTTTCTCTTCGTCTTCCGACTTCTCTTCTTCTTTAGCGAGTTTCCCTTTTACAGGATCTCCGCCGGAACCTTCCGCTTTAATTTCTTTAGCGGCAGGAACGGAAGCAGATTTAGCCAAAGCAGCGAATTCTTGCTCAACATCTACGATGAGAGCATCTAATGCTTCTAGTGTCATTTGATTCGACATAGCTTTCTCCTTCCTTCTCGTTGGTTAAATAGAACGAATTCTTACATTTCACCGTAGAGAGGGAACTGAGGATCGCGGATTTCAGCAAGTACTACTGCACCAACGATTTGCGATTCTGCAACAACTGCGTTGGTCGCGTCAGCTTGAGCAAGCAAACGAGCGCCAAGACCCATCCGGCCGATTTCAGTTTGAACCTGAGCAACGGTAGCGGGGGTGGTGGTGATCGTAGTGGTCGCGTTCTTTTGCAAGAGAATTTCAGCTACATGCGGAGTGTAAACGCGTTGATCCAATCCAAGAGCGTCTTTCGGTTGCCATTCAGCAATGATCGTGCGGATCTTGATAAGGATGTTGTCTTCGCCTACTGCGGCAGAGCCGTCAGACAGCAAGAGGACAGGGAACCCGGAAGCGTCAACGGAATCGGTTTGCACGCGGGTAGGCATGCGCAGCATCATTTGCTGTTTAAGCAATTCCATTGCTTTTTGGGCTTTTTTAAGTTCGGCCATTTTGGTATCTCCTCGAATATATTAAGGTTGTCCTGACATGATTAGGTTTTTCATGTCAAGTATTGGAAACTAATGAATTAATTGGAACGGAACACGATCCAAGTGGCTGAATTCTCGGACTTGGCCATGGATTGGGCCTTAGCTTTCAGGCCGCGGGCTTTAGCCCACTCTATAGCCCGGCGGCGGAATTCTTCCGGGACTTCCGGGCCAAATTCCATCATGACGTCGCCCGACCCGTAGGAAGTCATCTGGTATTCGTTCTTTGCTAGGGGCATTTCGTGGCGGGAGCCGTCGTCGAACGTAAATTCGGACTTTTGGACGACTTTGGGGCCTTTGAGTTTCCGGCGCTTGGAGGCGGCCAGTCCGGAATCTTTTAAGATTTTGCGGCGGACGCGGGCTACAATCGGGGCTTCTGCCTTAGAGAGCTGTTCGTAAAGGTCTTCTGCCATTTTGTTAACGATAGACATAATTACTCCTGGTAAAGGGACTGGATATTTTTGGTATCGGATAATCTTTGCTGGGCGGCTACTAGGCGGCGCACTGCGGCTTCCGCGTGGGGCTTTCTAAGACCGTTCATTCGAACCATACGATAAAGCGTCGCCGGGTCCAAGGATACGAGCCACTGCATAAAGTCTTCGTCAACGGTAAGGTTCGGCTCGTCGACTAAATGCAAGTATTCCGGATAGTTGGGGTCGTTACTGAAGGCCTTTTCATTCTGCACGAGGGAAGGCCAGCCGGAGTCCGACATTAGTAGGTTCTTTAGGTTACGATTGGGGTGGCCCAGCACGTAGTCCATAAGGGCGGCTTTAATAAGGATCCCAGATCTAGCCGCATCTCTAATGGCCGTATCGTACTGCTCCGACGCGCTAGGGAGCCCGTGGTTAGAATCTACGTGGCGAACGGCGTGATGAACCCGGCCGTCGACCGGATTGACGTATACGGCGGCTGTGGGCACGAGGCCGCCCAGTCCGAAGAAGTCGCGGGCCAGATTATGGTATGCCACGGCTTTTTCAGAGGAAGTGGTCATGTCTTCGGGGGTGTTGTACCCTCTAGAGACTCTTACCTTGTCCCCGAGGGAATTTACCGTTTTTACGGAATTCGAATCGGGACGGTTGGTGCGGATACCGGCGACGAGGAGTTTTTGATTTCCGTCGTGGGGGATTGTAGCGAGCACGTGGCGATGCGAAGCTGCAACCTTGGCCGATTTGGCCAGGTGTAATTCGTCCATGAGTTCCGAGAAGTGTTCTTTGAACTTGTCCCCCAAAGCCGGGAGTTGATTCTTAATGAACATTTCCAGCGGTTCGTCTTTTTTCCAATTGTCCCGAACGTAGGCCTTAATTTGGGACAATACGCTTTTTTTCTCTTCTTTGTTTAACTTTTTGGATGTGCCCTGAAGCGCTGCGCCCTGGACGTTGCTGCCGGGGGCTCCGGAAGGGCTGCCGGCGGTGAGTGATTTAGCGATGCTTTGGAATTCGAAGAGATCTTGGATGGCGGAATCTAAACTGAAAGCCGGAGCGGCTTCGAATTCGGAGTACAGGGTTTCTACGCCACGGGAGAGCGGACGAAAGTCTTGATCGCCCATGGCTTTCTTGGCTTCTGGGATTTGTTCCAAGATGTCTGCCGTGCAAGATTTGTTGGCCGGCTTCACGGTGACCGCGCAGCGTCTTGCGACAGTACGCTTGAGATACATCCCATCGCGCTCCATTGTAGAGCCTTCGATGGAAAAACCGATCATCATCGGCTGATTGTTCTTTTTTGCATAGTTGAACATTGCCGCGATTGCGAGGGATCCTGGGTGACCTTCCGCGTCAAATAGTTCGCCGATTATGTAAACGCACGGGACGTTTACTTGCTTATAGAATCTTAGCTGGTCGTCATTCTCGCAATCTGCGGCCGTAAAGATTTTTTTAGCGTATATGATTTTACCTACAATAGAGTCTGCCTGCTCGTTGCAGTGCTCATAGTTGAGCGTTCCCGACTTATCTAGTGTAGAAATATCGCAGCCATCTACTAAAAGTATTTCGCCCGATGAATCAACGATTTCCGTAAGAGCAAGGCCTTGGATGATCATACATATCTCCATTTGAACCCGAGATGAGAAATCGCCCTCGCTCGGCCTTCGCAGCATCCGAGAACTTTGCCGTACTGAAAGCCCGAGGAGTTAACTTCTTTTGCGCTATCGAAAACGCGGATAATATTACCGCTTATCGGGTCAATTTGTTCGATCTTTTTAAAATATAAGGCTCGGAGTCTCGGAGAGCATCTGGAGTTGGCCGGAGGAGGCGGATAGGATTCCGCCTCTGCATATTTCCAAATGCGACCGTTGTGTTGCGCGATTTTGCCCTTGCATGCATCGAGAATTCCGCCGGGGTAGAATCCGTCTTTTCGGGCGGCATTAGCGGTTATATAGCTCATTTCAATTCCGGATATTGGATCCAGGCAGGTTACGGGTTTGGAATGAGGCATCTTGTTATACCGGGCCACTCCCTGTGCTGCACGACCGGTGCGCTTCACTCCGATTCTGATTGCTGATCTTAGTTTTTTGGATTCTGCCGAAAAAGTACCGTTTCCATTTCCGCCGGTTCTAAGATTGTATCCGCCTGGAGATAGCGTGCCGTGCTGTTCAATGAGCAATCTTTCCATGTGGTCTAAATCTTCACGCGTTTCGGCTTCGGCTAAGCATTCGACTTTAAAAGAGTTTTTACCATATTTTTTAAAAGCTTCGGCGAGAGCGCGACAGGCCTTAGACCTAGCATGAGACTTAAACCGAATGTCGACCGTAGTAGTGGTTTGCCCAACATAAGACTTACCGTTGACGGTATTCGTGATCTTATAAATTGAGCCGTATCTTCTTGACATAGTAGATCTATTATACCAATCCTTACAAGTCTTTAACTACCAAGATTAGGTTTATATTGGACTTGGGGGGCTAGGTCCCGCTATCCTGCTTTTAATGGGATCTTCGGGACTATTAAAAGAACTGGCCTTTGAAAAAGCCAAGCTTGTTACTGCCCATCACCGCTATGCTACCGGAAATGATAAAAAGAAGAAATTTTTCAGTCAGGACTATATAGACGCCATTATCTATAACTGTTCTATGGCCAAAACTGCATATGATTATTGGTCGGGTACCGAACTGGATATGCCACGGGTTTTTTTGGCGGTCATTGCTACTTCTCTTAAGGGTGATTCTTATGTGTCCAATTTCATGGAGAGAGAATTTACCCACCCGGAACAAATACGGTCGGTTAATACCTATCTGGAACTTATCGTGCTGTTTTACGCTGTAAGGTTCGGTAAGGAAAAAGCCCAGCGATTCTTCGGTGCTCGACAATTTGAGCATTTGCGGGGCACTGAATACGGGGTCGACAAGGGGCTCCGGCTTTATGATGAAGTTCGAGTGGAATCACTACTCAGGAAGTTTGTGGAATAGGGCTATGGATAACGAGGAGTTCCGAAAAACATTGAAAGAGAGCTTGTTCCGGATTTGTTCGGAAGCCTATGGTCCGGCTAGATTTTTCGACCAGGACGGGGTGGATGCCAATATAAAACGCGCCGGCAGTTTTTCGACCATACCCCAACTTATGCATTTTGTAGGGAATCCAGCTACGGCGACGCTTACCCTGCTGCTTAGTTCCAATACCGAGGACGGATTTGTAAAGAAAATACTGACCGACTATTTTCGGGATCCCGAGTGCCGGAAAAACGTCGCCGGCTATCAAGACCTGGTTGCAATGGTTTACGCCTTTAGATTTGGCCTACCTGCCGCCAAGAAGTGTTTTACCCGGCGTAGGTTCACCGATAAGCAATACGGCCCGGAAGTAGGACTGGCCAGTTATGAGGCCCTGGAGGCCGACGTCCGGCTTCGAGTTATGCTCGAAGATTTTTTACATTGACCGGCGATCAGATTAAAGGGAGAATAATGATATGGGTAAACTTTGCGTAGCCTTAATGCGTGATTTGAACGGCCGCCTTATGATCTCCGAATTTAAACCGGAAGAAGTCGACGTATTTATTTCCGAAACCGCGCTATCCACTTCTGACATTTTTATGATTGAGCGTTATTCTCGCGCCCCAGGATCGGAATCGGGGATGGGAAAGCTTTTCGATTTTTGCGAATATCAGTCCGCCAAGCGATACGAAAACTACTTATTCGGGTTTTGAACCGCCGTGGGTTGCGGCATAGTGGTCATAGCCGAGCCCTTCCCATTTCACGCGGCCGTCAGGGCCTATAGTGAAACCGGGGGCGAGGATTGTCATGCTATGACGGCAGCGTGCATGTCCGGCCGTATGAGGTGTTTCCCCGTCCCATTCTTTTTTCTTTAGGTAGGTAGTTTTAACTTCGCTGAGCTTGAACAGCTTCGGCACTGGGGGCTGGGCGCCTACGTAATACATCTTTTTACAGATTGAGCACATTTTATCGTCGTTAACGCCAATAAAAAATACTGTAGGGTCTGAGATACCGGAAGCGGCGGCAAACTGGTGTACGGAACTGGTTTCCGCGACGGATTGCGCCCTGCGGACTTCGGTGGTTGCGATAAGATCTAGATGGGATTCGGCGCGGCCCATTGCTTCTATGACTTTTTCTTCCGAACCTTCGTTTACAGCCCTTAGTACATCCAGGGTGGTGCGTTCTTTAAGAGCATCGACCAGGGTTTCGAATTCTTCTTCTTGGGCGTCCAAGAGTTTTGGATCAACTACGGCCCTAGCTCCAAGATTCATAAACAGGGCGTGACGAAAGGCGCCTTCCAGGGTATCATTTGGATTCATTCCGCCTACGACCTGCAAGAAAATGCGAGGGCCTTCATAAGAACTGCCGAGAAACCTGGCTTTGGTTCTTTCGAATAAAGACTGGATTGCGAGTTTTATGGTTTTGCTAAGTTTTTTGTCCATCTTTCTTGATGGAACCGTGGGAATGAGCTTCTTTTAATATATCGTTCAGGGCGGAAGCTTTATCCTTGGCCCATTCCTTCATCTGCTTAGCTACGATATTGGAATGATTTTCTAAGATTTCTTTATTGATCTTTTTGCCGTTGGCATCGAGGGACTTGTTCAAAGCGTTCATTTGAAGTTCGGCTTCGATACTGGGATTAAGACCTAGTGTTCTTTGCCCTTTAGACCCGTGCTTTAGGCCGAGAGAATAGGCTTCTTCGATTGCTTTTTTAAGATCTGCGGGGGTGTATTTCTTTTTAGGATTTGCCATACGTCACCGGCAGAATATCACGATGTCCATTTTTTGAGCAGGTTTGAGAATTCCAGGTTAGGCGTGGCGAAGTCTTTTTCACTTTGCTGGAGCTGTTCTTGCGGCTGTCCGCCCTGCTCTTGGCCGGGCTGGGGGGCCTGCTGCTGTTGCATACCGGCCATCATAAGCTGGATTCGGGACTGTACATCCATTTGTTCGATTTGTTTGGCCTGGAAAAAAAATCCATCTCGGATATACTGGAACCTCGGATCTTTAGATGCGCCCTTGACCTTGAAAAAGTGCTCCATTATCATCCCTACAGGGACGTAGGGAGAAATTGTTTGCCAATATAGCGGATTCATTGGGACTTCTCCGCCGAGTTCTTCGGGAAGGCGCTCTTTTTCGCAGCGGTCGAGGATATCATTTACCGAAGCGTAGGTCTGCATATCTTGCTGCAGGCGGGTAGCTTCTTTTTGAGGATCCTCTTTATCCAGACCGCAGAATGTGAATCCGAAATATTTGGATACTTCTTCGTCTATTCTGGTAAGAATGTTCTTATTTACGTGCTCTTGTAGGTCATTTATGAGTGGACGAATGCCTGTATCGCGCGCTGCGAGCAATTTGTACTCGTTATTTGATTCACTTAGCCCCTGACTATTTGTACCCCGAGACAAATGCCCGTACCCCGGCAATTCGTCAGGGGACATGCCGAAAGCCGCCAGGATAACCCGAATATTGTTATCGTAGAGGTATTGGAATTCCATATCGCGGCTGGAGTTGTCAATAGCCTGCCATGAGATATCGTCCTGGGGGTCTACTGCAAAAACCGGCATCCGGTGAGCATGACGAACGGAGTTGACGGTTTGCTGGAACTGACTGCGCATGTTCGCCAGCTTCTTTTCGTCGACCGACCGGGACTTGATAACGAGCATTCCTCGGGCGGCGCGGCCATATTGGAAATACAGCTTGTTGTGCATCGTGATGTTGATGTGCATCGTCACGGCGTGGATAACTTGGTCTAGAGGGGTGAGCGGGTACCCTTTAAGTTCGACGTTGGTCGTCGGGTACATGCTATGGAGAACCATTTCGTCAGAAGAGAAAAACTGCTTGATATTCCCGCTGATAACCTGGGAGTAGATATAGTCACCCTTAAGGTAGCCGTCGAGTTCATTTTGACTAATTACCTTTTGGCGGTGCAGATTATTAATTTCTTGCACTGCGGCCTTACGAAAAGAATCGTCCTGCTGGGCGTAAGCCTTAAGTTTGTAAATAGTACCGGCGTCGACCGGGCGGAAGCCGTAAAAGTTATCCGGAGTAGAGGGCTGGGTTTCATCTTTGTACAGGAATTCTGTGGCGTGGACTCCGAACTTGAGGCCGTCCGCTGTGATCATCTTGAGGTATTGGGAAAACGAAGGCTGTTCTTGTTCTCCGCGTACACGTCCCTTACCACAAGACCAGAGGAATTCCTTAACGGCTTCGACGCGTTTCATCAAAGCTTCCATTTTCTCGGGGTCTTTGGGGAGTACGGATTTGTCTTTAGGCAGGAGATCGAACCCTATATCAAAGCGATTGTCGCGGGGCTTGCCAAATAGCGAAGCATGGTTCGAACGGGCCTGGATAATATGGCACACGAGGTCGTCGCCGCCAGGGCCTGTAATACGCTTGATAATTTCGTTGGGGAGAGAATTGTCTTTAGTCTGGTATACGCTACCACCGCCCGCATATTCTTTGAGGGGGTCGAGTTCAAAGCTCATCCTTACGGGGGCTTTTTCGTCTTCTATAGATTGTTTAGATTGCTTTCGCGGCGTGCGGCCGGATTTCTCTAAGGTTTCGATTGTTGCCATGATGTCGCTGACGAGCGACGATTCGGGGACTTGAGAAGTGGCTATTGCGGATTCTTCTTCGGCTGCCAGGAGTACGTCTACCTTGGGGCCGTGACCGGAAGTTTTCTTTTTCGGATTTGACATATTACCCCTATTATACCCGTGTTTTCGGGGGTCTTATTCTGCGTCGATCCACCGGATGGAAACGTTGGAAGTCGGAGATTTATTGACAACCACACATTTCCATGCGAAACCCCATTTCATAAAGTATCCGGGGAGTGTTTCGTCATTGTAAAGGATCGGCTCGATAAGAACCGAGTCTTCGGCGCTCCCATTGAAGCGAATCGCGAGTTTCTGGTCGCCTTCGACATAGACCATTTTCTTGGCGTCCGTGTAAAACAAAATGTCATTAGTCGTAGCCAGGGGGATCGCGCTTTCTTGGGCCAGGGGGATGCCCGACACGAAATCGATGAAATCCGGGCCTACTTCTTTTACGTCGTAGGAATTGAAGCTGGATGCGCTAAGGGTTCCTTGAATCAAAAAGCTATCGCCGATTTGGATACCGGCGGAAGAGTAAACCAGGAATTGGTTCGCGGTGTCGGTAGCTCCAATAATGACGGCGGATTCGTTAACCGCTTCGAAATCGGTACCGGGCAAGCGCCGGGCGCTGATCTGGCTCGAAGTCGCGTTGAGTACTTGCCAGTATCCACTATTGGATGCCGCAAATGCGTAGCCGGCCATGTCGCCGGCTTTTGGACCTTTAATTCTAATGATATCGCCGACTTGAACTGCAGAAAAGCTGCCGGCTACGGAAATGGTAAAAGTAACAATGGCGCTGTTGTTGACCCCGACTGCAATGGAGCTGGCGGAGGTAATGGAAGTGGATCTGGCGGTACGAAAGGCACCGGCTCCAGCGACTGAAAGTCGGTAAGTAGATGACGAAATAGAGAGTTTTGACAGGGTTACTTCGGTGGTGGTCGCGACCAGTGGCGAAGGAAGCGTGCGCGTACCGTCAAACAGTGTTAAACTGCCTCCGGGAACAATGGTTGCGGCCCTGGATTCTCCGTTTTTAGCGGGAATCGAGTCATAACGGCGAGTAAAATCGAACAATTTAAGCAGGGGGTTGGCGTTTACGCCAGATTCGTCGCTATAGCCTAAAATTGCGTTCGTTATCTTAAGAATAATGCCCATAAAACTCCTCGACCTAATAAAGATTAGGCTATGTTTTCAAGAATTTGACCCCTGTTTACTCGCTCTCATAGTCTTCCTGGTCTATTGAAAACCATAGGTTACCTTCTTTGCTGGTATTCATGGTTACACCGATCCCGGCGGATTGGCTGGCCATTTGGGAGGTTGTCATCCCTTGGTCTTCGGGTTCACCGCCTACGGACAGTGTAGCTTTGGCCATGGCGAATACGTTCAAATAGATGTATCTAAGGGAGTCGCAAGAATGGTTTGATTCGTCGGCAATTTCATCAGTAGGGGTACCATCCGGGCCGATAACATAGTGATATAACTTCATTTCTTCGTTTAGCGGGTCTGTAGAGCCGCGGAGCAGGTATAGACGGGGTTCACCGGCCATGGGGGCTAACGCCGAACGAATCAGGTCGACACCCTGGCCGATCTTCTTTTCGAACTTGTCATAGACGGCGAAACCGTGGCGGGCCAAAATGGCATTATTGTCGGGGCGGGCCGTATCTGGATATATGGAAAAATGGCCGTATCGTACTTTCATGGCGTTCAATATGGGGACCACATCTTTTTCGGGCTCTAAGCCGGACTTGGCGAAGGCCTCTACGACGAACGATCTTTCCCCGTCCGTAAACAGGGTTGTAATTGCGGTAGGGTCCGTAAAGCCCCAATCCAGGCCTACATGGCATCTGAGACCTTTGGATTTGAATAGCCGGATTAGACTGTCGGGGGTTTGCTTGGTAGCCGGAGCCTGCCCGGTGAATATTCGGTACATCTCATCCGGTTCTAGATAGTGAGTGCTGTTGTCGTATTTGGTAAATACCAGTCCTTCCTTGGCCGGCATCAAGGACATACACTGCGAATTATAGAAATCGAGTTCCGAAGAAAGGTAGTCGACCACGGCGGCGTCAATCTTCTGCAAGAATTTCGATCCGGATTTTTGCTTTTTAGCGTCGGTTCCGCAATGTACGCGCAGAGGGCAAGTTAGACACCCCGTGGCATATTGGATTCTTTCGTGATCCTTCTTCTTTTTCTGCTCCAAGCCTTGGTACTCAGCCTCAGTAAGGAAAGAATTAGTATTTACGTCAACGTAGCGGGTGTGCTTGAAATCGGTGCCGGATCTTTCATCGGGACATCTTTCGATACCTTCGAATACCGTCCACCTTCGAACGTTCAGTCCGGTTTTGTCGGCTTTAGCAATTTCTTTCTCTACGACGCTGTAGGCACCGCGGCGGGTTGAAATCTTAAAGAGCATATAAGGATCGCCGCGCCAAGATGCGATAGGGATCTTTACAATGTCGTTGTAATAGCCGATGTCCGCGCCGCTAAGCGACGACACTTCGTCGATACTGATAACACTTTCATGTCGACCCTGGGTGTTTGCCGCCGAAATACCCAACAGCTCGATAGTCGTAGACCTGAGCATTGAGGGGTCTTTTTCGAACATCTTTTGTACTGACATTCCGGCCATCCAGTCTTCGTTGGCTGGATCGATAGGAATCAGGTATTCAATCTTGGACTGGGTAGGATCATCGGGCAACAGATCTCGAACGTAGGCCCGGTTGGCAAATTCGGTCATGTATTTATGGGCGGGAGAAAGCTGGCTTCTAAACGCTGCGTAGTGAATAACGTTACGCTGGGTATGGATCAAGAGTGCTGTTTCTACCGCGGCCAGGAGGAGGGTTTTTTGCGTAGACCGAGAAGACGCGTAGAGAAACTGTTCAGGCTTCTGGGACTTGGGGCGAACCGAAAAATCGTAGAGTTCCCATGCGGCATCGAGCGGAGAGCTTGTGGCATATCGGGAAACGACGTTGTTGAAGAGTTCGACCCCCAAGAACGTCTTAAACCAATCGCCAAGCGCTTCCTTGTCAATGCACGGAGTAAGAAGCAAATTGCGCATCAGCGCTTCGTCAACTGCCACTGTCTTCGTCCTCTGAAACTACGCCGTTGGCAAGAATTTTAAGGATAGCCTTTGCTTTTTCTGGGCTTACGCCTTTAGCTGTGTTTTGCGGGGCGGGGGCGGAACCGAAGCCGCTTCCATCGATTCGGATTTTACTTTCCTTATCCTTGCCGGTAATCTTAAGTACGGAATCGATTACCTTTTGATACGACGAAATGCTTTCAATATCGAAGCCTTCGAGGTCGTCCTTGTTGCCGCTTTGTAGATATTTCTTAATAGCGCCGCCGTATTTTTTGTGGGTCGCTGCCATTACGTCGGCCAAGAAATTGACCGATTCCATTTGGGCCTGAATCATACGTTTAACTACGCCAGACTGAAGATCTTGGATGTATTGGTCTTTGACTTCATCCCATCCGTAACGCAAGCGGGCTTCTACGATAGATCCGAAGGGGATGGCCTTGTTCAGCTCGTGGATTTCGCGGAGGGATTTACCTTGAATAAAAAGGGCGAGAAATCCGGCTGAAGCCGTAGGGGACAAAGAATGCCCACTTTCGGCTCTAAACTTTTGGAGAGCCTTTTGCTCTTCCGGCCCCAGTAGGGCCAGCTCTTCGACTGTTACGAGCGCGTTTTTGTCGGACAAGACGCACCTCCTGGAACTTGAACTTCGTAATTGTGTCCGGCCACAGGAGCTTTGTTAAAGTGTCGGAGATATATCTAGTGGCCTTGTTCTTGTATCTCTCGGGCACAGCTTTGCTTACTGAGATATTGTACTCTACAATTTTATCGTCAATATGGATGCGAGCCTCGCTAGATAATATGCCGGGAAAGGCGACCTGGGGGAGCATCTCTATCTGGAATTTTTGCAGGTCATGGATAGCGCCGAACCTAATGGTCAAATGGCGAAGTTCCATCAGTTTTTTATAAACTTCTTCTTCGTTCATTGTCCGACCCTTCTGAGGATTTCTTGTAGGAGGACCGGCTTTTCGGTCCTGAAAGTGCCTTGATCGATGTAATCCGAAATTGAGTTCACAATACCTTTTGATTCGGAAACGACTTTCTCTTCGGGGGCTAGATCTTTCTTATCCGATCTTAAAATAATCTTATAATTCGAGTACTTAGATAAGAAATCGGACTCTGAATCGCCGCTATAGTTGATATATACCTTGTCGTCCTTTTTGACGCGGTGCGGCATTTCGAACGAATCGTTCGCATTGAAGTCCCAATATGCGGGCACGATATCTGCGGAACTTTTAAATTCTACGTTTAGGAGGATGCCATTTTCGATAGTAAAGGACCAGAGGCCCTTATCCTGGTTGGCGTCTGACTTCGTAAGCCATCGGGGGGTGCCCGGATAGACGATTCTTGGCATGGAGTCTTTGGCTACGTGACTATTATGAAAATGGCCGCAAATAAACGTAAGATCGGCAAACAAAGAGGGATCTACTCCGGATTCGGACTTAACGGAAGCCGAATACATTGCGCCTTTAAATTCCTGATGACAGAAAATGATCTTGGCGCCCTTAGCTGCCATTTTTTGAACCGCTGCCACAAAGTGAGCGTCATCTCGGTAATATGGAACGAGAGCTATACCATCGCCGATGGTGCTGGCCCCATAGGCTTCCAGGATTTGGCTTACATTTTGACTGAGGTGAACCGTTAGGCTGGAATGCGCCCCATCGGAGGTCTTATCATGATTGCCTTCGATATTGAAAACATCTCGGTGCTGAGAGTTCGGGGGGGCCAGCTTAGAGAAAAAGTCCATTATGGTTTCTTGGACTCTGGCGTGCGAAACTCCATGATCATTATAGATATCGCCGGCTAAGATTACTGCGTCATGACTGGACTGCATGTCCAGGATCCGGGCGAACAGCCTTTGCAGAGACTCATCATCTTTCTGCGTAACGTGTAGGTCGCCAATCCAGAGAATCTTCTTCATTTTTGTTCCGGCTGGATTTCATTCTTCGGAATCGAATACATGATAATTTCTTTTGCCGGTGCGAGGACGAAAGATTTACCCTCGTGAGTCAAAACACCGGAATTCCAGGGTTTCGCCTGCGATTCCCCGGAAAAGGCGACTCTGGTGCCGGCGGGGTACATCTCGTCATTAATTTCGGTATCAAAGACCAAGACCGTAACCGCTAGATTTTTATTATGGGACATCAGGGCAACGCCGCGTTCTTGTTGAACTTTTACACCGGTTGATTCGATCTTTTGAACGGCGACGAGATCATTTAGCGTCATCCATGGATAAAACTGTTGTTCCACTGATTCCTCCTTTAAGGACCAGAGCCTTTCGCTCCAATATAGAAAACCCTTTGGCGATTTTCTCAACTCGCTGAATCATCAGCGATGAAATAATTTCCTCTTCTGCGCTATCGGTCTGCATATGCCGAGAAAACGCCGACCGGTCTTCGGTTGTCCCGTCGACCGAGGTTATGTTTTCTGATAATATCATGCTCTGGATTTGCTCTTGGGTTGCCTTGGGGTATTTCTCTTGTACAAACGCTAGAACTTTGGCGATCTCCGAATAGCCGAGGCGATAGCGGGCAATATTAACCCGGTACATAATTCGCTTGTCGGTGGTGGAGGTTTTAAGCATTGTCCGGCTCTTTGCGTCTTCCATGAGGACAGACTGAATCCAGCCGATTGCGGGGGCCTTGAATTCTCTTTGATCGAAGGTCGCTCCGCTTGGGACGAACTTGTCGATTGAATGGATAAGACCTTCGGCCCCGATTTGCACGTATTCTAGAGGGTTTTCGCTGGATTTTCGGGACTTAAACTGAAACAATTTCGAACGGTTAACCACCAGCGGTAGATTTTTCTGAATAACCATGGATCTGATCTGGTTATATTGATCATAGATGATCTTGAGACTGCGATGTTTAGGGGGGCTATCCAGTTCCATTACCCACTTCATAAACTTAAAGTTGATCTTTCGACAGTACAAAGCTTCGTGGTCTTCATCTCGGATGTCTGCCAGGATGTCGCTAACGAATACGACTTCCCGTTCTCTGAAATACATCTTCGAATGAAGAATGTTGCCTTTTTCGTCTTTCACATATTTAATGAATTTCTTATAAATGACGACCTTTTTAGTCTTACTGGCTAGAATCAGGTCCTTAAACTTATTTTCCAATTGGATCATAAGCTCCATGCATTTGATATCGTCAAGTTCTTTGAGGGTTTTGTGCCCGAGGGTCATTTCGTTGAGAAACTTGACGTAATCCGAATTTTGGTCCATTTAGATAATCACCGCGGAGCCGTACATCGACTCATAAATTTCCTTTCTGGCATTTGCATGCCGTTCCAGGGTTTTCGATCCATTTACAATAAAGTCTATAACCCAGCAGTCGGTTTTCCCCGGCGGCCCCATGCGGGTACCTCGGCCGACTCCTTGTTTTACTTTGATTTCTGAGATTCCGCCTTGCATATAGATCAGGCACTGAGTGGGCTTGAGGTCGACGCCGGTAGAAACCGCGGAAGTACCGATTAGGAGTTTTACCTTTCCCGAATTAAAGTCGGAAATAGCATCGGAGGCTTCCATTTTTAGATATTTTTCGGGAATTTGCTGCAGAGCGCTTTCTTCGTCGCCTTCTTTTGAGCTGGTAGCTCCGCCGTGAGCGAAAACGAAGGGGACCTTAATTTTGTCCATGAGATGTACGAATTGCCAAAACTCATCGATAAGAATAACCGTGGGGCGGCCCGCGTCTTGCACGGCCTTATTGGCCATTTCGGCGGCCAATATGTTGACATTCTCGTTACGATACAAATGGTTACGCGTTTCTTTCATGGCATCGAGCGAGTATCCATGAGCGGGTGACATCGGGACATTAAAAAAGCGCCACACGGGCTCGGCTAAAATCTTTTCTTCTACGAGTTCTTTGAAAGGTTTCTCGTAAACAATAGGCCCGATGATTCCTTCGAGCAGCAGATCCTTGCCGTCATTTCTCATTTGAGTGGCCGAAACAAAATACCTTTTAAGGCAGTGCCCCAAAAGATTCATGCAAACCGGTTCGAGGGTGTCGCGGGGGACCGTGTGACTTTCATCTGCGAGCATGAGTTGTTTAGTCTTCATGAAGTCCCATTCTTTGCTTCCGGGCTTTATGTTCGCCAAGGAAGCACTGATCGAAACCGTAATAAACTTTTTAATGTCTTTTTTACCGTCGCCGAAGAACCCGACCTTATTGGCGCCGAAACGTTCTACGAATTCGTTATAGATTTGATAAGATATTGATTTGCTTGGTGTTATGATAATAGTAGGAAGACCTATTGTCTTAACTAGTTCCAGGAGAATGCGCGACTTGCCGGAGCCGGTAGGACAACTGATGGCCGCATGATCTTGCTCCAGAAGTTTGGCTACCGCGTCTTCTTGGTGCCGCCACATTGCGAATCCGGGGGGCTTGGCCCACGGCATTGCGGATCTTTTTGGTTCCGTATACTTAGGTTTAACAACGGGCCATCCGAACGATTGAGATAGGTTTTGCGCTAAACCACCGTAAGTATAGAAGTTTCCTTCATATTCCCAATACGCCGTTTTAAAAAGCTCCCCATTCATTTTGATAAGGGTTGCCTCTTTCCAATCTTTATTGACGTAAAAATTCCGCTTAAGCCTTGATATCTGGTATTGAACGGTTTTATCTTTGTATGTGAGATATTTCTTGACGTCGTCGTTCATTTCTGGTAGCTTAATCACTGAAGGAGTGACGTACTCTAGAGAATGGGTTGTGGCCATGGAAGTCATTTTCAGGTATTATACCTCAACTTCCGAGTTTCCATGTCCGAACGATCAGGGACGAACTATATGAAATATCAAAAAGAATACATTGAGGCATTAAAGTCTTCGTCTTTTAAGACCGAAGTAAAAAATGCAATTATATACATTCTAGAAAACCCGAACGACCAAAACCTCCACAGCAATATATCAAAAAAGTACGGAATTAAGCCAAAAACTACATATTCCGTGGTTAGAGAAGCCATGGGTGTGCTTTCTTTTATTTCCAATTTGCCCGTAGAAATTGCTGCCCGAAAAGATACCAAAACAACCCCAGAAAATGAAGATAAATTGGGCAAAATTGAGTCAATTGTGGAGGCCGCAGTTCTTAAGGTTTTTGGTCAGTTTTTTGGACAGATTTCTAGCCCGAAAAATGACCAAAATATAGAAAATGACGCAAACGGACAATCATTGACGCAGTGCGTCATATCAAAAACTGATTTATCATATGACGCAGCGCGTCAATCTCGATGTGATGGAAATCATTCAGGAAAGGTCGAAAACGCGTCCTATCCTATCTATTCTTATAAAGAAGGACTAGATAGGAAGAAAAATTCCGATGATAGTTTCATTGATTCCGAGAAAGCGGTTGAAAATCCGGCGGGCCAAAAAATCACAAAAACTTTTGACGGACTTTTGTTGGATTTACGTGCCACTTCCGCCGCCGAACAGCCGAAGCCAAATGAGTTTCGCGGATACCTCCGAGGTTTCATGGATTCTTGTAAAGAAAACGGGATTCAAGTTGGCGACCTCGATAACGCATATTCAAAAAAACGAACCATCGAAGCATTGGGCATCCGAGATCCTAAATCACAAAACGCGAAAAGGCACAAAACACTTTTGGACCTGCTCGGCCGGGAATACGACCAGGCTGTAGCGCTCACATATGGCTCCAGAATCGATTTTGTATCCGATCCGACTCCGAGTCCGTCCAAAGAATCCGAAGGTCGTGGTAAGCTTCCTGAGAAGCCTAAACCAAAATACGAAAAGTACATTCCGGACCCGAAAGCCATGGAATGGATTAACAAGACCTACAAATTTTGAGGCGAATAAATGTCCAATGAGCAAAAATTTCAAGAGATCCAGGCTGAAAACGAAGCGATACTTCGTCTAAGTAAGGAAACTTTAAAGAAAAAAACGCTCCTCGACGCGCACAAAGTTAGCGAAGAGTACGAGCGACTGATCAGCAACGCGAACCAGGTTAAACAATTTAATTCCGTAAACCTGGACATGCCAGCTGAAACGGAAACCCAGAGATCTCAGCGACTTGAAGCCGAAACGGAAGAGCTAGCCCTAAGCCTGCAAAACAAACTCCCCTTTGTTTCCGGTGCTTTAACCGAAATGGCCAGCTTCTCGTATTCGAACATTTTACTTGTATGCGGTAAAACGGGCGATGGCAAAAGTACGACCGCGGCCAACATAATCCACCCACTCATCCAAAACGGCAAGCGCGTTTTGATTATCACGAACGAAGAGCGCGAGATTGACGTACTGAACCGAATCTCCTGTTTGGATTTGGGATATGATTACGCGGACTTGGGCATGTTCACGAAAACTCAGCTACAAAAAATGAGTCAGGTTCGTGATTCGTATCTTTCCAATATCGTGATCGTAGACCAAAATTATAATGGAAATCACGACTTTACGACGACATATGAGGGGGTAACTTCTGTACTGAATTCCCTCATGAACAACCATACGAAGTTTGACGCGGTCGTCGTGGACTACTACCAAAAGATTTGTAACTCCAAGGGCAATACCCGACTCGAAGGCTGGAAGGTTCTAGAAAATTTTTCTTATTATCTGGATAACTTTCGCAAAACGTACCGGGCACCGGTCGTGCTTATGTGCCAGCTCCATCCGAACAAAAACGATGAAGCCGAACTCGAATCTCGCATTAAAGGCGGCAAGTCAATCGCCGTAGTTTCGACCTTTATAGTTGAAATTAAACCGAATTTTAAAGAGCGAACCACCGAATGGATCTGTCATAAAAAGCGTTTCCGTTCAGCCTTGACCCCGCTAACCTTGATGACCAAGATGGTTCATGGGCGGTTCGTGGATCACGATCCGGTAGGCGATGTCGCCGAAATCCTAAACCCCAATCAGGATAATTAACATGACCGAAACTGAAGCGGCGCTCCAAATGCTTTTTAAGGAAGGCGAGCAAACGTGCTTTGGTTTTAACGCATATGATACTAAAGTTTACGACGTGACCGACGTTTTTTCTTGGAAGAAACTCCCGGAATACATGAGCGTAAATCCTCTTAAAAATCGAAGACTTGACGAGAACGTACTTGCATACCGTAATATCCTGATAGAGTGCGACACCCTCGGTCTCGAAGAACAGATCCGGTACATGGGGCAGATCGGACTCCCCTATGCTACGTCGATTTTCTCGGGCGGCAAGAGTATTCACTGGATGATATCCGTTGAAGACGAATTCGAAAGCGAAGAAGTGTACCGATCCTACGCCGAACGTGTTTTTAAAGCCGTCATCCACGCCGACCCCAAGAATAAAAATCCTTCCCGTCTTTCCAGATTTCCTGGCGCTATCCGAAAAGATAAGAACAAAAAGCAAGCCGTGCTCTCCATCGGCCGGAAGATTACTCGCAACGAACTCGAACTCTGGCTTATCGGCCACGGATCTTACCCGTCCCCAAAAATCGAACGTCCGCCCCCCGTCGAATTGCTTCCCGGACAAGAACTCGAACCCAGCCCTCGAACTCGTAACCTGCTACTGCTCGGAGCCCTAAAAGGCGAGCGTAACAGTGAACTCTTTATCGCAGCTAAGGATTTGCAATCTAAGGGTTATAACTTCGATAGGGCATACGAAATTCTGTCGAGCGCACCCACCGGTCTTTCTGATCGCGAAATCCTTACAACCATCAAGAGCGCCTACAAGTCTAAACGATAAGGTATAATACCGCCAAGGAGTCCGAATAGATGAGCCAATATTACAAACCGAAAGCCGCTGGTAAGGTTGCCCTTCCCCGAACCGATAAGATGCGTCACAAGATTCTTGAAACCTTGTGGGAGACTTCGGAAATCGTCGGATCGACTCTCGGCCCCTTTGGTCGGCCAGTCCTCTTGGAGCGAGCGGAAGCTACCCAAAAGCCTATCGTTACCAAAGATGGTGTAACCGTTTATAAACACATGTCTTTCATGGACCCCGTAAAGCAAGTAGTCCTCGAAGCCGCCACCGATGCCACAGTTCGCACCGCCCAAGAAGCGGGCGACGGCACCACGACCGCAACCATTTTGAGCTATGCAATCGCAAAAAGTCTGGATGAAAATACGGGCGGTGCAGGTTCATACCCTACGCAGCGAATCGTTCGTATTATCAACGGTTTAGTCCCAGATATCCAAACCCGTATCTATGACCGCTATGCCAAGAAAGTAGATTCCTCGAACTATGACACCCTGCTCCACAAAGTGGCCACGCTTTCGGCTAACGGTGATACGGAAATCGCGGATATCGTGATGAAGAGTTTTGATATGGTCGGCGAAGAAGGTAATATTATCGGTATCGAAGAATACGGCAATTCGAAATACACTGTCGAAAAAATGCAAGGTTATACTGCCGACGTGGGTTATGAAGATTCTTGCGAGCGTTATTACCAGGAATTTATCAACGACCAGGCTAACCGCCGGGTTTACTTGGAGAATCCGATCTACTTACTGTTCGACGGGAACATCATCGACCCTAGCGTACTCGTAGCCCCCCTTCAAAAGATCTACGACTGGACCTTGGATGCCGAAGGCAAAGCCAAGACCACGAAAAATATCGTTATTGTGGCCCATTCATTTTCGGACCAAGCCCTGGCGTTCTTGGCTTACGGCTTTAAACAGCCCGAAGCTTTCAACGCCGTACCCCTTAAGACTCCCCAAACCATTTCATCCAATTCCCAGTCCCAGTTTTTGCATGACCTGTCGGCATATACAAACTCGGTCGTATTCAATCCGCTAACCAAGCCTCTACCCCAAGGCACTACCGAAGAACTTGTCCGCGGTCGATCTGACGCCTTCGAGTCCTCGCGCTACCGTTCGACGATAATCGGCCTGCCTGACCCGACCTCCGTGGAACTTCGCGTAGACGAACTCAAGTATCTGAAAACCAAGCAAAAGGGCGCCGAATACGATATTAAAGAAATCGAAACTCGTATTGCCAAGCTAACCTGCGGCGTAGCCAAGGTTTACATAACCGCCCCCTCCCTGGTAGAAATCCGTGAGAAAAAAGATCGAGTAGAAGACGCATGGTGTGCAATCAGATCCGCGTCCAAGTACGGCACTCTCCCCGGCGGAGGCTGGACGCTCACCAAGCTCGCCAAGGACTTCCTGACCGAAGCCAACAGCGAACAGGACGGAGCTAAGGCTTTAGCTTACAGAATCCTTGCCACGGCCTTCCTGGCTCCCGTCAAGAAGCTTTACGAGAACGCCGGCTATACTTCCGACGAAGTTAAAAAGCGCATCGACTGGCTTTCAAACAATGAAGACAAGACCTTCGACCTACAGCGCGAACTGGAAGTGTCGGTAGAAGACATTTTGGATTCCGCCCCGGCCGTTATGGAAGCTATTCGGAATTCCATTTCTATCGCTACCCTCCTCGGAACCCTAGGTGGTGTAGTAGTATACTCCAGGAATGACGCGGTTGATGCCGCAGAGTCCAACTCACACAATCGATTCCAAGAAATGCTCGCCGAAACCGAACACGCCAGGGAAATAGCAACCGGAGCTGATTAATGGGAATGTTTAGCTTTAAGTGTCCAGAGCATGGTATCTTTAAGGTCATGCTAGACACCGGGACAAAATCTCATCAATGCCCCAAGTGTAGCGCCATTTCCGCCAGGCAGCTTAAGGTCGGCAGTGTTACCGTAACCGAGCGAATTGATAACGGTTTGATGCCGAGACCTATTGACCGGATACAAAATATCGACGAAATGATCGATCAGCGCAACGCCATTCACGAGGATGAGAAGAAAGAAGATATTGTATGAACTCCATCCTTAGGCTTAAAACCCTAAAGGTTTCTGGATTTCGTTCTTTCAGGGATGAAAGTTCGGTATCGTTTCCTCCGCGAGGGCTCCTTCTTCTTCACGGGGTCGATACCCGGCACGGCGGCAGCAACGGCGCCGGCAAAAGCTCCGTTCTGGAAGCCGTTTATTGGATATTGGGGCTGAATAAGATCCCCGCGACCGAACTCCTTAATAAACATAGCGAATCAATGTCCGGCGAGCTGGCTTTGGAATCGTCTTCCGGAGAAATCGTAATCAAGCGGACTTCTTCCAAACTGTCTATTACAGTGGACGGTACTCAAATTCCCGGCACCAAATCCGATATTGAAAAAAAATTGTATGACCTGATTTGTCTGGGGCTCCCCGAAGTGCTCGAAGTGCTATCATACCGTCGTCAGTCTTCCGGGGGTTATTTTTCCGGAGCCGAAGATCAGAAAATAAAGTCATTCTTGTCCACTTGCATCCCTTCCCTTGACAAATTAGAAGCGGTACACGACGAGTCCAAAGCTAAGATAGCCGTATACAAACACGAAGCTACCATTAAAAAGACCGAAGCCGAAAGATATCGAGCATCGCTATCCGAGATGGTTGTGTCCCCCGACGTCATACCCCTACTGCAGCAAAAACTCTCCATCCTCGACTCGCAATTGGCGGCAGGTAAAGAGGCCCCCGAAGATTCCTACATAGACCAGCAGTCCGCCTCGGAACTCGAATCGCTCCAAAATACCCTCGCCCAGCACCAGGCTAGAATTGACGACATTGCAAACAATGAGTACAAACCTACAGAGTCGGAATTTACAGAATACGAAGAACTATCTAAGACCCGGAATACCGCAGCGGTCAAATTGTCCGAGATTAAGAAAAATCTGTCGGAGATCGAATCCCAGTATTCCGGGCTTTATTCGACCGTGCAGTCGCGGTCTCAGGAAATAGCAGACCTTGTCCGTCCGAAGAAAGAGATACCGACCCTGCAGCTCAAGGTCGAGGCTTTAAACTCCCAGCTCGAACATCTAAATAAAAACACTTGCTTTACGTGCCACCAGGGGTGGGATTCCAGCCCCGAAAAGAAACTCCAGATATCCGGAGAAATATCCGCGACCGAATCCAGGATTTCGGAAATAAATACGGGGTTTTCTAGATCTGAAGCTTTGGCAAGATCCCTGATCGAAGAAAAAGCTCAACTGGTATCTATAGAAAATGCTGTAAAATCCACGAAAGCGGAAGATAGAACCCTAGAACTAAGCCTCGCAACCATGGATTCTCAGATCAAGGCGGTAACCGGTGCATACGCGATAAGAAAGCAGAATGATCTGCTCAAAGCCGGCGCCTTGAAGTCCGAGACTCAAGCCAAGATACAATCGGTAGTGAGCACCGCCAAATATAAAAAGTCGCAATTTATAAACGAGCTTTCCTCCGAAATCTCGCAGGTCAAATTCGACCTGCAGCGCCATCAGTCGGTATTGTCCCGTGCAACGGAACTACAGGGCTACATGAGGCAGGCTGAAGAATCACAGGCCCTAGCCGAGCAGCGGGCCGATCTTGAATTCGAGGTGTCTGACGTCACCAAAAAAGTCAATGGCCTTATGATCGACGGAATACTCTCCGAGGTTCAAACGGAAGCCAATAGGATGATTAGCTCTATTCCCAGCGTTGCCGATGTTTCCGTTTCGATATCAACCGTCGAAGAGCTTAAAAATGGGAACTCCAAAGTTCGAATTTCGAGCACCATCTATAAGTCCGGCACTCCCATGTCTTTTAAAATTCTTTCCGGAGGGCAGAAATCCGCTGTGTCCCTGGTCCTGGATCTGGCTTTTATTGCCGTTATTTCTCGCCGCACAAGCGTAGCCCCCGGATGGATTTTCCTAGATGAGGCCATGGAAGGAATGGATGTAGCGTCCAAGGAATCTGCACTAGACCTTATTAAGTCCGTTTCTCGCGACCGACTCATTATAATCGTAGACCATTCCACGGAAATTAAAGAACAGTTCGATCATTCCGTTGGAATTTCCTATGATGGTGTACAATCTAAAGTACACCAATGAATTCGCGCAAGGGCCTAAAATTTCAGACTACATACGGACGGGATGATCTCCTGGAGATGTCCTACAAGCTCGCCAAGGGGCTCCCCCTGTTTATAACCACGGTCGGCGGCGTCGTCGACGGTGATGAAGACGTTCTGTACATCGAATCTGACGAACTTGGCAATGCTATGCTTTTTTCTTTTGAAAACAAAGCCGTAGCCTCGACCTTCATGGCCTTAAAGATCAAAAAAGTGAACGGCGGAACCCCCAAAATTACCAGAATTATGGCCGAAGATCTCATTAAGAAGTGCGCGACCTTGATGAAAGAAACCAAGCAAATCGGTACTTTAAAAGTAGTAATTTGCCGCAATAAGGATGGGGTAGTTGTCCCCATTGACGAATTGTGGTCGTCAGTAAAAAATTAAGGAGATATATTATGGCAAAAGGCAAAAAAGAAAGACAGCCTCAAACACTCAGAGGCAAGCTCCACAAGGTAGATCCCTTCTTCGTCGAAGAAGTGGAATCAATGGATGCGGAAAAACTTGATACTCGCCTGGCGAACCTTGCTAAATACCAGCAAGAAGTCATGGACGCTCAGAGTAACGATATCGATATTCAGCGTCATACTGAGATGCTTAAAAATGCAAGAGAAACATATACAACTCCTATGAAGGCTTCCCGCCTCAAAATGAAGTTCGTGTACGAGCTTCTTAAGGAAAAAGGCAAGGCCTAATGCCGAAGATTCTAGGATTGGATCTTAGCTCGTCTACGGGCTATGCAATCGTTACGGATAAGGGTCTCGGGGCCTACGGGAATATTTCCTCCAGCCCGAAAAATCCCAATCATTCCGATGATCTGTCCTATTTTTATAGATCCATGGAAATCGGCAAAGCGGTCGCTCGTGTCATCCTTAAAGAGTCCCCGGATGAAATATTTATCGAGCAAATAAATCTCGGCCGCAACCGAATGAGCCAAAAGTTCCTTGATTTTGTCCATTTCGCAGTTCTCTTGCAGATGCCCAGCGATTACCATGACAAGGTTCGATACGTAGATACGTCCATGTGGAGAACAGACCTCGAAGTAAAGCTTACAAAAGAGCAACGACTCCACAACACCGAAGTAGCCAAGAAACGCAGATCTGCTAAAGGTAAAGGGCAGCGTTTTTCTCCCGGCAAGGGTAATGGCAAAATAGGGTGGAAACATCTTTCAACTGATTGGGCCAACAAAAAGTACTCTCTAGAATTAAAGGTGTCCGCCGAAAACGACATCGCCGACGCAATCGCAGTGGCGACATTCGGACTTAAGAAGCATGGTCAAAATGTAGACTTCGTAAAAGAGGCCGTTAAAAAGGTCAAGAAGATGATGAGCGGACGGTAGCGCTCCGCATGTTATGGTACAATCTTAGTTAAGGAGATAATTATGCCCTGGGATGATGATTTAGGACCCCTCGAAGACGAATCAAATTCAGACGTTGCCGGCCAGGTCGTAGACGATGTGATCCATCACGAAGAACGACTGGATGCCGTCGTATCAGTTAGAGATATGGCCATCATGCAGATGGAAAAAGCAAATCTCTACCGCATCCTGCTCGAAGATAACATCTTTATGCCTGGTTCGGCCCGCCAAAGTATCTTGGAATCCGTAGAAAAAGAGATTAAAGCTTTTATCGAAGATCGCCTGGTGGAACTGCTCGGCATCGACCCTAACTACCAGCCCAAATACGGCCATGCCGGCGTAGCATATAAGAGCCCATTCACCGATGATCAAGAGAAAGCTCTGCTAATGCTGGCAGATAAAGTTATTGTAGGATCCAAATCCGCCGTCGCCAGTAAAGAGCCCGCCCCCCAGCCCACAGTTCGAAAGGTGGCAGTGTCTGAAACTCAAAGCTCGGCCGCGGTTTCTAGACCCGCTCCTGCCCCCGTCCCGAGCGTAAAGAAGCCCCAAGTCGCCGCTCCCGCTCGCAGAAGCCCCACGCAGGCTTCGCAGCCCGCACCTTCGCGACCTCAAGCCGAGGAGCAAAAGACTCCCGCCCGCAAACCGGTACAAAAACTGAAACCCAATCCTAGATCCCCCAAGCCACTACCCATGCCATCTGCTGACCAACAGGAGCAGATGTTCCACTTAGAGCGGCAGATCCTAGAGCGCGATGGCGCAACCATTAATAACGTAGAATAACCACAAGGAGATAATTATGACTCAACAAACTAAATCGGCCCTCGAACGACTCGAAGACCTCGAAAAATCTTACCGATTACTGGCCGGCCAAGTGGCTACTGGCGGAGCGTCCGCTCAGTCCCAAAACCAAATCGCGAACCTGATCCAAGCATTAACCGGAGTTTCGTCGATGGTATCCGCTCTTACGGACGCCCTGGTATCAAAAGGACTCATCGCAGAGTCTGATATTCTTCAATCGCTGAAAAATAACAACGAAAAACGTAAAAAAGAGATCGAAGAAAAGATGATCGAAGGCGGTCTCTTTACTGACTCCGATATCGTAGCGTCTGACTCCGTCGTGTCTATCTCGGAACATCAAAACGGTGAATCCGTTGTCGCCCGCGACATTTTGGATATGGCCCAAATGCCCGAAGAAACTAAGCAAATGTTCTTGGGTAAAAAGTTGGGCGAAGAGGTCGTAAAAGGTAACGAAATCTACAAAGTATTGCGGGTACTAAGCCCGGTATCGAGTGGCGGGATCGAATCGTCCGAATCTTCTGTTTCGCAATAAGGCTTATAGTACTATCGAAAGGGGTCCTCATGACTGCTAAAAAGACATACTTTATTACTTCAGTGGTCCCCGGAGCTGACGTTCACACTGTTTTCCTTAGCTCTATCGAGACCTACTGTAAAAAGCGTAGGGCGAAGCTCCTACTACTTCCAACCCCTCCGGCCGTCAGCAAGCACGATACTATTGACGACGCCCTACTGGGGCACCCCAGCCTGGTTTTGAAGGATATGAAGCTTAATTCTAAGATTCGTATCTCTTCGATTCCGGTTAGTCCCGTTTCGGTGGACCCCGTTGCAGGCCTGCAGCGCCAGTCTCAAAAGGACGGGTCGTTTATCTTTTCTAGCCCCAAGCAGCGGTTAAAACTCGTACCTAACGGCCATATTCAGCTGCCCCACGCACTTATGACCCCCGGCGCTATCACCCTGCCCTATTACAATACCGCCAAACGAGCCGGTCGTATCAGTGAAGAAGACCACGTTATCGGCGGCATCATCGTCGAAATCGAAAATGACTCGATTTACCACTACCGTCAAGTTCAGGCCGATAAAAAAGGCCATTTCACAGACCTTGGCGTTAAGTACACCCCAGCTGGCACCGTCAATGTCTTCGCCGAAGCTATCATTCCGGGGGATATCCATGCCGGAGAGACCGATCCCGGAGTCAAGGCTGTAGTTTTAGAACTCACGAAACTTCTAAAACCCAACCATTTAATCTTGCACGACCTTTTTAACGGACTGAGTGTAAACCATCATATCCGCGAAATGACCATTACCAGGGAAAACATCGGCAAGCATTTTTTCCTTGACGAAGAGCTAAAGACGACCTACGAAGAACTCGCAGACTACGCCAGGGTGGCCAAAAACGTGGTAGTGGTTAGATCCAATCATGATCTGTGGATCGATGACTACCTGGAAGAAGGCATCTATACTCGCGAGCCCTACAACTCTAAGCTTGGGCGCGAACTGGCTACTTCTATGGGGAGCTACCAGATCCCGCTGGAAGCCGGCGTTCGTCGTCTCGACAAGTCTAAGTCCATTAAAAACGTAAGATTCCTTAAAATCGACGAGGATTTCAAGCTTACACCTAAGCGAATCCAGTGCGGAGCCCACGGGCACGTCGGAGCTAACGGAGCCCGAGGTACAACCGCCGCAATGGAAAAAGCCTATGGGCTTTCTATTTCGGGACACACCCATACCCCCGAAATCCTTCGAGGGGCTTGGGTTGTAGGAACCAGTACCTATCTGCAGCTGGGTTACAACAAGGGAGCAAGCTCCTGGCTCCAAACCCTATGCATCTTGTATCAAGACGGCAGTCGCCAGCTTATTAACGTCATTAATGGGAAGTATAAGGCCTAATGCGAGAGCGCAATAAGTCTAAAATCAATAACTTAGAGGGCGAGAATCGGAAGCTAGAAAAAGAGCTTCGAATCGCTCACCGCGAGCTGGCGCGTCTTCGTAAACAGCTAGAGCACGTCCCCGCGTCCGCTTTTAATAATTTCGACCCCGAAGCCGAAGCCCCCAAAAAGAAAAAAGAGCCCGTTTGCGAAAAGTGTTTCCAAGAGGGGCTACATAACATTAACATCACCGTGAAAGGTGAGGCCTTTAGTTATGCTATTTGCCTCAATCCCAAATGCAAACACCGAAAGAAAACGAAAATCAGCTAGCCAGGCTCATTCAGAAAGAGTCATTTCTTAAAGAATACCGTGAAAAAAAAGTCATGCTGATCGAAAGAGAATTGCACCTGAGCACTCTCGTAGATACCCTCGCCATTTTAAAAAATAACGAAAAAAGCAAGATTTCTCAAATAAAAGTCTTCTCTTTGTCTGACAGGAAAGAGTATATTGCACTAGTGAGTCGAATGGAGAATCAAATTTCGGCATTAAGCTCGGAAATTGGCGCCCTAAAGGTTTTCACTAACAAGGTACTCAAGGCCGCAGAAGAAATTGACAAGGAGATGTCACAGTATGGCAAAGTCTACAAGTTCGAAAGAAAATGATTCCCCAGTAGGTATTTTCAGGGAAAAAGCTAGACAGCTGATTGATGAAGATCCAGATTTTATCAATGCTCCGGCCTATTCGAACTCACTCAAAAAGTTCCTCAAAGAGAGCAAGATCGAGGCTAAAGACTCGACTATCGCCAAGATGCTCATGATGACCACCGAAGAATTCAAGGCAGTTTACGAATCCGCCCTCAAAAAACTGAGAATCGGACTAGAGGCTCCAGAAAGAAAGGTCTAAGGACCATGAAAAAATTCAAACCGATCCCCCAGTTCCACGGGCATAGCCACCACAGCCTAGACGGCGCGGCTACCGTGGAAGATCTAGTAGGCAGGGCTAAGGAACTCGAAATCCCAGCCCTCGCCATTACAGAACACGGTAATCTCAACTCCGCGATGGAACTATACACCGCCGGCAAAAAGGCAGGGGTATTGCCCGTATTGGGTATTGAGGCCTACGTGGAAGACGAATGGTCCCCGGAAGAATTTGACAAGCGCAATGCTCTAAAGAAAAAATATTTGCACCTCACCCTACATTTTAAGACTCAGCGGGCTTACGAATATTTCTGCTCCCTTACTCCCCAAATGGAGGCCCGCGCCGTCGTTAAGTTTGGCGAACGCAAGCCCATCTTAAAACTTGCAGAGCTTGAGCCGATGATCGGTGAAATTACGATTGGCTCCGGATGTATGGTCGGGTGTGTGTGCAAGTTCCTGATGAAAGGGGACGAAGCCGGCGCCACGACTATGTACGAAAGGCTGAGATCCCTGGCCGGACCCGGTAACTTTTTTGTCGAAATCTTCCCTCATGCCGTAACCCATAATTGGAAGTCTCCAAAGATCGACCCGGCGACCAAGCGGTTCGTTGAGCCGGGCCAGTTTATCAAAAATGAATGTACACCGTTTGCCCCAGATGGTGATTTGCAGAAGTCCCTGAACAAGTGGCTTATAGATACCGCCCACAAGTACGGCGATCCAGTGGTGCCATCCCTCGACTACCATTTCGCACGTCCGGAACAAAAGCTTTCCCAGAACGCCCGACTTGGTCAGGGCATGGAACTGTGGCAATTTTATAACAGCTACCATATCAAGGATTCGGACGAAGTCGCCCAGTTTTTTATGGATTCTCTCAAGGTAAACTCGAAGACCGTGGAATCTTGGATTGACAATGCCCACCTTTGGGCCTCTTCGTTTAAGGACTTTAAGATTCCTACCAGCGCCGACCGCTGGGTTATGCCGGAATTCCACGGGGATTCCATGGAAAAAATCTACGAACTCATCAATAAAAACGGCAAGATGAACTGGTCCGACCCCTTAATGGTTGACCGACTTAAGTACGAAATCGAAGCCCTCAAGTTCAACGGCAAGCTCGACGTTTTGCCATACTTCTTTCCTATTGCGGACCTCACCGAATGGTGCCGGGACTCCAATATCCTATTCCAGCTTCGTGGCTCCGGCTCCGGTAGTTTACTCGTGTACCTGATCGGAATCTCGGACTTTAACCCCATGAAACATGGCCTATCATTCGACCGGTTTATTTCCAAGGGGCGCGTCGCTTCGAACTCCCTTCCCGACCTAGACCTCGACATCGGGGATAGGGACCGAGTATTGGCACACTTAACTGAAAAATACGGCGACAAGATCGTTCATATTTCTACAGACGTTAAGGCCAAGCTTAAATCCGCAATAAAGGACGCCGAACGCACGATCCTAGGTTCCGTAACAAAAAATACGGAAGATCTTTGCCGGGCCATCCCTGATCCCCCGCAGGGTGTCGATGAGTACGACTATGTATTCGGCGGTACGGATATGGACGGCGGGATTATCGAAGGCGTCTTTAACAGCAGCGAAGCCCTTCAAAAGTATGCCTCGCAAAACCCTAAGACTTGGGCCATGGTTAAAGAATTCCTCGGCATCATGCGTAACAAGTCCAGCCATGCCTGCGGATTTTGCATCACCGACAAGCCCGCCCAGCAATATGTACCCTTGTATTCAATCGCCAAGGGGCAGATTGTAACCGGGTTTTCTCCGAAGTCTATTGAAGCCGCCGGCCTAGTAAAATATGATTTCTTGGGGTTAAACACTCTGAAGGATATAGCCACGGCCTTTAAGCTCGTCGAAGAGCGTCACGGAATTAAATACGACCGTCAAAATATCCCCGATGATCCCGAGATCTACAAGGAATTCGAACGTGGAAATACTGCTACGGTATTTCAGTTTAACACCGCCGCGGTTATTCCATTTCTCCGCAGGATTAAGCCTGTCAATATTGAAGACCTGGCCGCGATCACTGCACTGGTACGCCCCGGAACTCTTGATGCGCTCGCAGAAGACGGCAGGACACTGGCCGAAGTCTACGTTGCTCGTCGAAATGGCGAGCCGGTGACGTACATCCACCCGGATCTAGAGCCTGTATTATCAAGTACTTACGGAATTCAGCTATATCAAGAATCTCAAATTGAAATATTCAAGCAGATCGGCGGCTATACTGCAGAAGAAGCAGAAAAAGTCCGCAAAGGTATCGGTAAAAAAGATGCTAAGATTCTCGGAGCTGCCACAAGAGACCTTAAAGAGAAATGTCTAGCCCGCGGGTGGACGGAACAGCAAGCCCAGCTCCTGATGGAGCAAATTATGGCCGCGGCAAAATACGGGTTCAACAAGTCCCACGCCTGCCTCACCTACGACCAAGAAATAATGACAGAAGATGGGCCGATTGAGATCGGGGCCTATGCATTGGACACCCCCCCAGACTCCAAGATCCTGTCTTTAGATCCGAGCGGACGTATTATTTCTGAATCCCCTTGCGCGTTTTTGCATCAAGGGGTCAAAGAAGTATTCGAAGTCGAATTAGAGGACGGGTCTTTGGTTAAAATGACAGGGGATCACAAAATTTGGCACAGGGGAGAATGGACCGAGCTTAAAACAGTGCTTGACTCCGGCGACGAGGTCGAGATATTTTTGGGCAAGCAATGAAAAACACTAGAAAAATACGATGCGAATGTGGCCAGATCGTAACCGTGAATACCATAATTGGCCACGTCAGAAAACCGTGGTGTACAGCCGGTGTCCCCTATAAGAAAAACATAGAAGAAGCTTCGGCACTGAGGTCGAGGGTCGGGAATAAGGCCCCATATCTTATTCCGGCCACAGAAGAATCAACAATGATAAGATATTGGTACGGAAAAGTTATACGAGGCGAGATTCCCATATCTTCGCTTACCTGGGGCAAGACTAGAGCAGAAAAGAAAGCTAGACCCTCAACCCTGGCAAAGATGTCCTCCGAAAGGACCGGAACCGGCAACCCCTCGGTTAGACGGCGGCTAAAAGATATCTCGTTTACTAAAAAAGATATTAAATCCGAGATCTTAAGGCTGTACGCTGTTTTTCTATCAGATGAATCCCTCCCTTTTTCGTATATCGACAAGTCTTTAAAAAATAAATTTAAGAATTACGCGTGCCTTTATACTTCAGATCACGGCGGCAGCGCCCGAAACGGAAGTAATCAAAAAAAGTGGAAAGATGAGATATTCGCAAAATATCTTGGAATCACGGAAGAGCGGCTAACCAAGATAAAGAGATTGCGCCGAGGAAGAATGATATCCGCCGGACAGCTGGCGTCAGAAAAATTCTTAAAGATGGCCTCCGATCATGGATCAAAGATGACGTCTACATGGCGGGTTACAAAACCGCACTCCATTTTATATGACATGGTTCTTTCTTTAGACCCCGATGCGTCCATGGAAAAAAGATTTAACGTAGATAATCGATGGAAAAGTTTCGACATATATTCTCCGGCCATTAATGCTCTAATAGAAATGCACGGCCGCGTCTGGCACGATTCGTCCAGCTGTCCGGCGGGGCTTATGCCCATGTGTATTAAAAATGAAGAAAATGACCAGATTAAAAGAAAATTTGCTTCGGATAACGGTTTTAAATACGAAATATTCTGGGATGATGAGATGGCTAAATGGCCGGAAAGATTGAATTTCTTATATGGTAAAAAATACACTTAAAGTAAAATCATATCGATCACTGGGGTTACAGCCGGTTTGTGATATAGAAATGCCCACGAACCACAACTTCGTGCTCCCGAATGGGATGGCCGTCCACAATTGCTCATATAGTTACACCGCCAGAGCATGTATGTTCCTCAAGACCAAATATCCTATCGAATGGTGGACCGCGGTACTGAGCAATGCGGACAAGAATGAATTGCCCAAGTTTTGGGCGCATTGCAGTCATATGGCTACCCTTCCGGATATCAACAAGTCCGGCGAAGGCTGGATAATTGACGGCGCCAGGATTATCGCCCCAATCGGCATCTTGAAAGGTATCGGAGAAATCGCATACGAACAATTGCTTCAGATGAAACCGTTTAGCAGTATCGACGATTATGCAGAAAAAGTGAAAGCTAGCGGCTCCCGTGCCGTCCATAAGGGTGTGACCACCAAGCTCATTCTGTCCGGTGTAATGGATTCCCTGTTCCCTGAAAATGCCACGGAAGAAGAGAAGTTAACCCTTTATTACGAAGCCAAAGCCAAAGTCGACGGCAAGAAGCCCGAAAAAGTTCCCGAAGAATTCAAAAACCTATCGGAAGTCCAAAAATACGCCAATAAGAAGCAAATTGTACCGATCTATTCCCAGGACCAGCGCAAGCTAGTACTGCCCAAGCTCGGGGGCACTAGGGATTCATCCGAATCTCCCGTATGGTTTAAGGAAGATGATGAGGGTCGCCCGGAGATCTTTGTGAGCACTTCCAGTTTTGATACCATGGTCAAAGCCGTGGACAAGGAGACATTTATCAATCCTTCGGCCAGACCGGTAGGCTTCTATATTTCGACAGTATCTTATGTAGTAGAAGAGAAGACGAAATCCTACCAGGGCAAGACCAAGCAAATGACCCAGCTCATGCTAGATACTTGTGGGGATTTCAAAGAAGCCGTCCTTTGGCCCTCCTACGAGGGGACCGTTGCCGAAACCGGGTTTAAAGATAAGATTTGTATTGTAAAATGGAAGTACAATGTGAAACGCCGAGAATACGGCATTATGTCTATCGATCCGATCAATATTGAAGATTTCTAGCTCGTGGTATAATTTATTCAACTCAAGGAGAACGAATGGAATATGGACAAATGACCCCCCAAGAAATCATCAAGCGGGCAAAAGAACTCGATATCGTTATCGCAGCTGACGACACCGCCCTCCCCCCCGAAGTTCAGGCTACCGCCGCAGCTGAAAAAATGCAGGCACAGGAAGAACTCCGGATTCTTATCGGTAAGTACTTCTTTGTGGTTCCGAATGTCTCGGAAATCCTCCTCCTTTCGGGCGAAGGCGCCGAAAAAGGAGCACTGGCCATCGAAAAGCTCGGCGGCGTCGCAGTTGACGCCCTAGAGCTTTTCACCAAGGTAGCCGCCGCAGTTAAAGAATTCGACGGTGACGCAGGTGACGGGATTGTAACAGTCAACGCCTACGCTCTTCTCGGCCGCGAAGTAAAATCATTATTGTCGAGTATTGGCTCGGTCCTAGAAAACGGCTTTAACTACAACCTCGGCGCTCAGGGGGGTAACGTGGTCGACAATCTTCGTCTTATCACCCGCGATTCGGCCGGCGGCTTGGTAGAAGAGGCCTATATTCTGCACACCGTAGCCACCAAGGCTTTCAACACTCGATTCGAGCAGTTTCCGATTCCCGTAGCAGTTTATAATATTGACGGGCTCATGAAGGGGCAGCTCGGCCGCGTATTTAAAAGCGTCCATGAATTTGAACTCGAAAAGGGTTCTACCAACGAAATCCGTAAAATTTTGTCGTCTTTGAAGGGTGAACTGGAAAAAGACGGCAAGTTAAACAACAGCCAACAACAATAACAAGGAGAATATAATGGCATTTGTAGAAGTAACCAACAGTAATTTTTTGAAAGCTAAAGATATCGCAATCGGCAAAAGTATCACCGGATACCTCGTCGGCGCGGTAGAAAATCGCAAATTCGCAGGCAAATGGGATCTTATCATGGGCGATAACGACGGCGAAACCGTTTACACGCTCTTGACCGCGGGCAACCTCGCATATATCGCTAAAGACGTCTCGGACGGCAAGAAATTGCACTACGCTGGTAAAATGGTCCGCATTACTCGTGGAGAAGACCGCCTCAATAAGATGAAGCAAGTTACCTCGTCTTTCCGCGTGGAAATCGACAGTGACAATATTATGCCCAGCAAATGGATCGTCTTGTCTCCCCAGCTCAATGGCTCCGCTCCGGCAGCAGCTACCTCATCTGGCCAAGGCGATGACGATAGTGGATCTTCTTCCCCCGCATCCGGCGGTGGTTTTACCCCCCCCTCAGGTGGCGGCTTTCGCCCCGGCGGTATGAACTCGGCTCCCGTGACCCAAGCTCCGGTAACTGCCGCTTCGAACTTCCAGCAAGCAGTTCAAACGACGACCGTCGCCCCGGCCCAAACTACCACCGCCCAGACTCCGGCTGTTGATGTTGGCTCGATGAGCGGCGACCAGTTTAAGAATATGTTCGCTAACCGTTTTCCTGGCGCGCAGTAGGCCTAAATGAAAGCGGGAAACTACATGTTGCTCCCGAGGGGGATGGCGTCGATGGACTCCTCCCCCTTATCCCTGGATATGAGCCGTATTTATCAGGCGGAACGCCGACTGCATGACCTCGCCATTGTTACTCCGGGTAACGCCCCGGAGTTTATGGGGGAAATGAACGCTTCGGCCCACATCACGATGAATCATGTCTCAGAAATCACCAGGGAGCTTATTTTCGCAAGGCAGGCTCTGGATCGCCGTAAGGCGGTAGTTATTTTAGAAGTATTGCCCGAGAAGCTTATTTCGCTTAAAGACCGCGGCATTAAGGCCAACGAAGATATCCGCGAAGCCATCTTAGCTACGGATAATGAGTATATGGGGCTTAGAGACCGAGTGGAATGTCTAGAAGCCGCCAGTATCCACCTAGATAACAAGGTCAAGAGCTTTGTAAGAGCTTTTAATGCGGCCAGATCCATTATGGAAAGAAAATCTTCGATGGGCGTCAACCCTACTTTGACCCCCGGACCAAACCCATTCGATGTTAAAAAACATTTTGCCGGCCACAATATTAGTGACCGAGAGGAAGAAACAGATGTCTAGTAAATGGCTTAGCCGAATCCAGAAAAAAGAAGGGTATGTAAACCCCTACTCGGAATATGACCCCTTGGATAAGATCAACTGTGTGCGATCCCCTAGCCCTTCCCTTAACTGGGCTTTCGGCGTGAAAGGTCACGGCCTCCCCCGCGGCTATTCCATGCTGCTCGGCGGCGAAGCTAAGGCCGGTAAGACCTTTATCGCCCTGAACTTCGTTAAAGAGCTTCATGCGGCCGATCCCGAAGCTCACGTCTTTATGTTTAACACCGAATTCCGCGGTGAGGCCCAAGCCGGTGCCGCTACACGTAAGGCTTTGGGTATTGACGCCGACCGTTTCCATGTATTCGATACGAATTCTGCCGGCGATATTTTTGACTACATTGCCAAGGATATTAACGAGATGGCCCAAGAAGGCATGAAAGTGGGGCTGATCATTATCGACTCCCTGTCAATGATTCAAGGGCGCCGTACTGCCAACGCAGATACCGTAAACCAGCAGCAAATCGGCGATAAAGCCGCCACTCTGCAGGCCGGCCTGGAAATGATCCTCCCTGTAGTTCGCCGTCACCGTATTGCAATGATCAATTGCACTCACGTCCGCGATGAAATGGACATGGCCGAGCAAATGCGGGGCAACAAGATCAAGCTTCAAGCCGCCAATGCTACCAAGCATTTGAATGAATTCTTTTGTATGGTTCAGCGCAACCGCAGTAAAGACGGCCGCCAGGATTTGGAAGGTAACGAATTCCGAGACGAAGCCGTTCAAGATGCGATGGGCAAGGGTGATTTGACCGGACATAAAGTTCGATTCAAGATCATGGACTCTTCCCTTGGACGCGGTGCCGGTCGTACCGGCGAATTCACCCTGGACTTTGATCGTGGTATAATTAACCAACACGAAGAGATTTACAATCTCGGACTTAATACCGGAGTTATCACGAACGCTGGAGCTACCTACTACTACGGTGAAAACAATTACCGCGGCAAGGGTGCAATCCTCAAGGCTATTAAGGAAGATGCAAAATTAGCAGAAGAGATCTTGGAAAAAGTTTACAAGATGGACGAATAACCCAATAAAGGATGAAAAACATGAAAAAGAAATCAAAAAAACATAGTAAAATCAAGCTCAAAATCAAAGCCCTCCTTGCGAGCAAGAAGGCTAAAATCGCGGCTATCGCCCTCGGCTCGGCCGCTGTTATTTCTGGCGCTTCTCAATCGCTCCGCAAAACCGGAATCTTGAACGGCTGTTCTCGCGCCGCCAAGCTTTTTATTGAAGGCAACGGACTCCCCCTGGAAGTCTCTTGCGTATTCAAGAACGGCCGCCTAGTAGTTAAAGCCGAATCACCCCTCCTCCCCGGAGCGCTCCTTATCGACGTCGATTCCGGAAGCCGAATCAGTGACTAAGACCAAGAAGAATAGTATCCGGACGGTAGAGGGTTACGAGAAGTCTTACCTTCTCTTTAACCGTCTATCGTCCTCTATGACGGCTAAGGACGAGATGTTCCTTAAGACTACCGACGTGCAAAAAATTGTACGTCATATGTCTAACGTGGCGGCTCGTAAGTACAAGCTGAACCTCCACAAGGCCGGAATAGAGCGCGACGATATGATAAGCGTAGCAAGCTGCTACGCTTTAGTTTTTTCACAGCACTATTCGGATAAGTACCCAAATAAACGAGATAAAATGTACCGCCTTATGAGCTTCATCGGGCAAAAGTTGTTTTACTACGTGCAAACCGCATCTGTTAAGAAGCATAAAGAGTGGGCAGTTTTAGCTAAAGAGCCGGATTTTAAGACATACTCCCCACCCGTACCTGAAAAAAAAGACGAACGTTCGGTGCTATTCGAACGTCTACAGCATGCAAATCCGGAACAGATTGAAAAATTATACCGACTTTCCCGGAACAAAACTATGGATATCAACACCCAAACTCTGGCACTGGACCTATGGATGGCACTGCCCGGAAACAAAAAGGGCGGCAATACCAAATGAACAACTTTTTCATCGCAACGACCCTTTCCGCCGCCAGCCTCTTAAACTGGGGGGGGCCGGGCGTTCTTCAAAAAGAAACCGCCAACGTATACAGCAAACTATCCGATAACGTGGTCATGTTGATCCAGCCCGATGGTTCTTCCGGCGGCTCCGGGTCTCACGTAGAAATCCCCGGCAAGGGCGTTTTTATTATGACCAACAATCACGTATGCCATTCTCGGAAGCCTTATTTGTCCACCAAGAAGGGCGAGACCCAAAGATATATGATCGCCAAGAAGACTGATGGGTCTATTTCTAGAGTTAAGATTCTATTTGCAACCGGCGGCACTCCGGACATCTGTTTTTTGGAAGCCTCCCAGCCTACGGGCCTTAAAATTTCCGAATCTAAGCTCCCGGTGGCCAATCAGATCGTTATTTCAGCTGGCCATCCCATTCTGAGCACTTTCTCCAAGACTTGGGGTAAGGCCGGACCTGTAGAAAAGTTCGACATCCAGGATGAGTGCGCGGAGCGCAAAGTTAAGGACTCCAAAGACAGTCGCCCGGTTAATAAGACTGGTAAAGTTCTTCCTTTTTTTAGCGGAGAAGTTTCGCGTAAAGGCTTTGGCAAGAGCTGTGTGACCGTACAGCGCGGCCAGCAGACCGGAATGGTCGCTCTACCCGGATCTTCGGGTTCGCCCGTTGTAAACGGCAAGGGCGAAGTTGTAGGGGCCATCTTCGCTGGGGATGGGGCCTACGCGTTCGCTATTATTGTACCTTTGGACGAAGTCTGGAAGACCATCACCGAGTTTACCGCCCAATATCCCTGATTACATTTGACAATCATCGCAAAGGTAGGTATCCTCTATGGCATGAGGATCCTGCCTTTTTTATTTTTAATCCTGAGTTTATCTGCAAACGCACGAGATTTAAGGAAAAAAGTCGTAGTCATTGACAGCGGCTTTAACTTTAATTCGGAGTACCTTTCCTACCGAATCCAGGGGTCCCATCGCATGTCTGAAGCACTTTGCGAAAAAGGGCACCGAGATTTTACAGGCACCGGCCTATCAGATCGCATCGGGCATGGCACCAACATCGCCGGCATCATCGCTGAGCGTATGGACCTTTCTAAATATTGCATCATCGTCGTGAAATTCTATTCCGACTACGGCGATTTGAATGTTCTTAAATATTACTACAAGGCTCTCCCCTATGTCGAATCGCTGAAGCCCTACCTGGTAAACATGAGTCTAGACGGACGCAGCCCCCTCCCCGAAGAGCGCGATTTTTTGAGTAAATCCTTAAAACGTGGTACACGGATTGTGGTCGCGGCGGGCAATAGTTCCGCCAACTTAGACCAGCAGTGTATAAGCTACCCTACCTGCTATAGATTCTCGAATTCTAGATTTCGTTCCGTAGGAGGGCTCCACCCTACCCTTCAAGGAGAACTCAGAAGAATGCCGGCATCGAATTACGGCCTTATAGTTAAGGATTGGCGTATCGGAGATTCAGTGTGCGCCCTTGGCGTTTGCAAATCCGGTACTAGCCAGGCCACTGCCGTATTATCCGCCGAACTACTCGCAGAATAGGGTAGAATAAGGTATGAGCAAAGACGACTTTTTCGCCCCCGGAAAAAAATCGAAGGACGGGGCGCTAGATCTTCGCATGGGCGATCCTCTGTATTTGTCCGAGTACTGGAAAAAGAAAAAGCTCAAGCTGCCTTCATGGGGCGGTCCCGGATATCGCAAGAATATCGAACCCGAACTAGAATCCTTGCTCCGGGTAATGGGGTATGTCCAGAACTTAAGACCGCAAGGTCGTTACCATAGCGTAGTCCTGGGCAATGGATCCTCCCAATTGATACAGGCCGCCGCCTATGCGTTCAGGATGAAGACCGGGCATAATGTTCTATACGCTCCGGCACCATATTGGCCCAGGTTTGACCAAATTGTAGAACTTGCCGGCAGTCAAATGCATGATCTTAAAAGCGTTTCTCTTGGGGTCCCCAAGCTCGTGACTAATCCCAATAATCCGTGCGGAAGCTTTACTCGCCGAATTATGAGCCAAATTCCCGGCGTCCCTACTATTTTTGACCTCAATTACAATTGGCCCCACTACCGCAAATCCGAAATTCTGCATTCAGATTTCTTTACGGCGGACGATGTCTTTATCTATGGAATGTCGAAATTGTCCGGGCATGCATCTCTTCGGGTGGGCTGGGCCTACGTAGCGGACCCTACAATTGCGAAATTTATGGTAGATTTCATTGAAGCTTCTACATGCGGAGTTTCAATGGAAGCCCAGAAAAAGGCTTATTCTATTTTAAACCACATTGACAACCATCCCGAATACTTTAGATGGGCTCGAAACAAGCTCGACCGTAGGTTTATCGAGGTTTCTAAATACCTAGAGCCCGACAACACGACCACTATGTTTTTTTACGGGAAGGGTAAGGTTCTCGCCGATAAGGCCGGAGTATTGTATATTCCCTCCCAAAACTTTAAGGACGCACCTGGAAAAATTAGGCTTAATCTCGGCTGTTCGGACTCGGACTTTAAAGAGTTAATCCGGCGGCTTGCCGCAGCTAAAAGGAAGAAGAAATGAAAACTAAATACGATCAGCACCTGCTTACGCAGGCTATCAACCAGATTCAGGCTGAACTTATGGAAGCGGAACGATTAGCAGTGACCGCTGGCACCTACGCCCATCGTGGCGAAATGGGGCAAGCCGAAACGTTCTTCGACAGGCTTTCGCAGTCGATTGGGAAGATCGCCGGGCTCGCGGAGTCGATGAAAGAGCTGAGCAGATTCAAACAAGAGCAGACTTAAGGGTTGAACCAAAGACTGCCGCCCTCTTTGTAGGAGCCATACGGCACCGACTGCATATGAACCCAATTTTTGGTCGCATCAAATGATTCCATCCAAATGCCAATTTCTCGGAGTTCTTTTTCGTGGGCCGTACACCATGCTTGGAATTCCCTCTTCGGATCCGAAAAATCCACAGCCTGACCTCTTAAATGTTTAGATCCCATAGGAATTTTTGCCAGGTCGGTTATGCCCTTAGCGGCATAAATGCGAATCTGGTCGGCTTTCGCCCTAAGGCCTGATGTCACGGTAAGCGGTTTCCCGTACAAGGACCGAACCGCATTCATTTTGGCCAGTAAAATATTTAAATTGACCCGCGTAGCTTGATCCTGGTCTTCTAGCTTGTAGGGACCTAGTATTTCTTTCATGGAAATCATAATTGTTGCCTCTAATCCAAGATTAGGATATAATAGCTATATGTCTCGTAAAATCAAGAGCTTACATATCACGCACTTAACTCCTTTTTCCACCCTAGAACCGCTTCCCGGACCTGAAAGTGCGCCCGTGACCCTCCCGGTTCTAGGCGCAGTGATCGGTTTCTGGGTCATGGTATACTTTCTAAGTATCTAGGAGGACGCATGGTCGTATTATTGATTTCGGGCTGGAAACGCTCCGGCAAAGATGAACTTGCTAAAATCGCGGAGAGCTATAGCTTCCAGCGTTTTTCTTTCGCCGACGATTTAAAGCAAAAGGCTTCCAAAGAATACGGAGTTCCCCTAGAGGACTTCTATTCGAACGAGAAGAAAGAGGCCCCGATTTTGACCCTCCCCGTATACGCTAGGGATGCGTTCTCCGATATGATTAACTCTTTCATGTTCCGTGAATTCCGCACCGCTGCCGGAATCCGCCCTATCGGTTATGCTAAACGCGCAAACGGAGCTTTTACCGACAGTCAGCAGGGGCAGCAGCTCTACCACACCCCCAGATCCCTCGCGATTCTCAAGGGGTCAGTAAATCGCAGCGTAGATCCAGATTTCTGGGCTAAACAGGTATCCCCCCTGATCCAAAAACTCCCACATTCCGGGATCGTAATTCCAGATTGGCGCTACAAAAATGAGAAAACTACCGTCGAAGCGCTGGCTCGGCAGTATGGCATGAAAACCATAACTATCAGAGTTAACCGCTTCGATACCGTAGAATCGAATGATCCTTCTGAGAGAGAGCTGGATGACGCGACTTTCGATATCACAATTCAAAATCGGGACACTCTTCAAGAATTCGAAGCCGCAGTACGTTCGCACCTGGAGAGAATCATCGGACAGATGATCACTCCCGCGCAGTGGTCGTGACAATGACTGAATGGGCCATTTTCTTAATTTTTGCCGGACTGGTCATTAGATATCTGTCGAAGCCTATGCCCGAAATTGTATGCCGGCCGCATGAGTGGATCTATAAGCCCGTGGACGACAAGGATCCGGCCGGCGACGCTTACCTAGTTTGCAATAAGTGCCGTAAACTGCCCGGCGGTCTCCCGGAAGAATTCTACATTAGGAGTACCGATGAATAAGGTAGACTACCGGCTTATCGCCATAATCGGCATCAAGCGGGCGAATCTTCGGGTGTCGAAAGATTTAATCGATGATGTCATCGGCCGTATTTGGGAATATGACCAGGGGCTCGATACCGATATCGATTTTCAAAAACGCATCAATATGCTTAAAATGAACGCTTGGGGTTCGGCAATCAACGCCGTATTCGGGAATTCGGTTAAGCGTCGCCGGGGCGAAGATCGCCGCGACCAAGAATTCTTTTACGAGCATTTTTCCTCCGGCCGCCTGCCGCCCGAATACTATTCCGAAGCTCAAAGGATAGCCGACGCCAGCCCGCTATTGAAGCGTTACCTCAATGGCGAAAGCCAAACCGACATAGCAAAAGCGTTGGGGTATTCCCTCGGTAGAATCAGTCAGCTTTTGAAACTCGAATGCGAGCGCAACGGCATAGACTATGATTTCCGGGCCGGTAACAAGCAAAAATAAGGACCGATGAAAGCCTATTGGGAAATCTTAGTTCTGATAGCGACGATGTTGTGGGGGTTTTCTCTCGACTTCCTCCTGCCTATCTTTGTATCCTTACTTCCGGCCGTTCCAATTTCATTTATAGTATCCGGAACGCTGCACACCCCGCTCCAAGTCGGCGCTGGCATGGTCGGCGCGATCCTGCTCGGAACCATCAGTCTAACCATTTGGAGTTCTATCGGCCCGAGATTCTATTATCGGCACGCATTCGATATATTCCCCAGGCTTCTAAGGAAGCGTAAATATTGGGGTTTTATCGAAGTCGCGATATTACAAGCTATGCAAGCCTTCGGAGTCAAAAAGTATTTCGGCTTCCGGACCTATTTGTTTCCGGCAGACTGCGACCCCCTACTGGCCGGCCAGAAATACCGTATCTACTACGACCTAGAAGATCGGATTAGATACTATGACGATGCCGAAAAAGCTTTTACGAAAATCCCCGTGTTTTCCGGCTACAATTCCATCCCCAATAGCGGCAATAAGCCGCTCGTGAAGGTCGGCATGGACCTTCCTCCGGGGGCTATCGGAACTTTCTCGGGCTCTTGGATTTCTTGTTTCCTAAAATACCAGACCATGGACGTAGAAACCGCCAGTATCCACGGCGGCTACGAAATCGTAAAGGCCAGGTTTCACGGCGCCACTCTGATCGGTTCCGGAAAGGTAAAGTCGGGGAGTATCGCTTTTACTCGCATCCGAGGTAAAATCGAGATCATCCAGTCTGATGTCATGAGTTCGACCGTCGAAGCCGTTTCTTCCATGACCGTACTGCATAAGACCTACGTGAGGAAGTCGGACATTATTGGCGGCACGTTGGTCGATTCGTCCATCCAAGACTGCGTCCTGGAAAATTGCAATATAACCAATTGCACACTAAAGAACATTCGGGCCAAGGGGCTTACAGTTAAGAATATGAACGCTGACGGAATCGGAGACCTTAGGATCAAGATGTTCCTCGTTCCGGAAGATGGAGAAGAATAATGGCCAAGGTTTGGTTTGTCTCAGACGAGCATTACGGACATTTTAATACGCTCAGGTACTGCGGCCGGCCATTCTTTACTTCGACAGCGTGCGACCAGGCTATGGTCGACCGGCACAACGCAATCGTAAAAGAAAACGACATCGTCATCCATCTCGGCGATTTTGCAATGCACTCCTCTTCCGTAAAAAGAATTCTCCCGCGACTCAAGGGTACCCACTGGTTGTGTCTCGGGAACCACGATCTGCCGTTCCATTACTTCCTCAAGACTCGCGGCCAAAAGTTTATAGATAAAATGATGAAAGAGTACACAGATGCGGGATTCGTAAGAATTTTCCCGAGCGGGGCGGAGCACGTATTTAAGGCCGAAGACGGCCGATCTCATACCGTTCGGCTATGTCATTTCCCCACCAGGGACTATAAAGACAACACTCACGGACTAAAGCACTGGGATTCAAGGCCTGTAGATAACGGAACGCTCAATATCTCCGGGCATGTTCACCAGGCCTATACTAAAAAAGGGAATAATGTCAATGTCGGCGTCGACGTTCACGACTTCCGTCCGATTAGCCTAGAAGAAGTTCTATACATATGGCAAGATTCTAGGCACTACATCCCCGCGCCTAGCAGGTGGCGTATTGCAATCTGGAAGGCCTACCATACGGCAATTTGGAAAGTTACTGGACTATTTAAAAAATCTCCGCCCAAAAAACCGCAGAAGATGGTAGGATAATAAGATGAAGCTCGGAGAAGCCATCAAGCCCGGAATGAAGCGGTCATATTCGGACCCCAGCGGTCGTCCTCGCAAAATTACTTTCGTAAGGCTCATTACCGAACGTGGGTATCTACCCGTAACCTCCAGTGGTGCAATTTCTCTACTATCCGAATGGCTTACAGAAAACCGCGAAACGCTCATTATCCCAATCGACTCTTGGGACATCTTTGGAGTAGACTACGATGACCAAGAAAGCTAAGTACTTGTTTTTAGATTGTGAGACAGGGGGGCTCGATGAAAAGAAGCATTCACTCTTGACGGCTTTTTTCCTGGCAGTCGACGAAGATTTAAATGAAGTCGGCCGCCTTTACCTCGGAGTCCGGCCGCAAGACGGTACCTATAAGGTTACATCCGGCGCCCTTAAGATCAACAAAATAGATATCGTAGCCCATGATGAAGCCTTAGCTTCCGGGGCCGACCCTAAAATGCTCCTGGTCGACTTCCTGACCCTGCATTCGGGCGGTGGTCGTGACAAGCTCATCCCCGTTGGGCATAACATCCAGTTCGATTTCGGGTTTATTCATTCCGAACTACTAGACAAAACAACCTGGGAAAAATTCAACAGTTACAGAGTGCTAGATACCTCCATTGTAGCCAACTTCCTAAAATTCGTAAATAAGCTGCCCCAAAAGCAGCAGACATCACTAGTAAAACTCGCTGAATACTACGGCGTCACCCAAGACTTGATTTCCGGTGCCCATAATGCTATCATGGACGTACAGATGACCGTTGCTGTACTAAAGAAGATGAAAGAAACGCTTCACCATGACGATATCATCCTTTGAATTACAGGCTCTTAAATGGGCTAGCGAGCGTGCTATAATCCTCGGTAAAGAGCGCGGCCACGAGGCTCGTTTTTCGACCGGCTTTTGCGCTATGGCCGCCAAGTGGCTGGCAGATAGCATTAATTCCCAAAATTCGGGTAGCGCCACCTTTGTATCCGGCTACAAATGGTGTAGGCTGGACGGCATATACACCCAAGTCAGCCACTGCTGGGTACTTTTGGCCGGCGAAACCATCCTGGACCCCACCTTCGAACAATTTGCGGAGGGCGAAAATTACCTTGTAGCTAAGCTTGAGGATCGCCCAGATTACGTCAATACCCTAGAACCCACTGATACCTACCCCGCATGGCAAAAGCCCGTCCCCGGTACCGTGGCCGTGTTTGGCGAGGGATTTGCGGGCCATGGCTAAGCACATCCTATTTTTCGAAGACTATACCGATGAGGTCAAAAAGGTCGCCGATGATCTCGGACTGACGGCCATTGAGCCCGGAGCCTATACCGTAGTCAAGATGGCGAACAAGATCGACGGTAAATATGAGCCGTCGATGTCGAGACGTCCACAGCCAGATTGCGGCAATGCCCTAACCACTATTATCGTGGGTCATCCTTTTATTCGAATGTACAGTCTAGAAAATCAGCCTGCCGCTGCCGCTTTGTTTTTCCAAGGGATTAGGTTTTCAGAGACCTTCCGCACGAGCCAAGTGCTGGTATTTAGTAAGGTAGTCGGTGGCTATCAGGCTGAGACGCTGAATTCTATATACCGCATGTTTCGTATCGACCCCATGGGGCGGTTCGGAAAATACTTAAATGACCTGGAATAACCCTTTACTTTAGCGGCCGAACCGGGTATGATCACCAAAGATACAACAAACAAGGAGATCCAAATGACAAAACTCATCGCTTTAGGCTCGATCTTTATGCTCGCAGCTTGCGGCCGTAAGGTCGTAACTACCACCCACACTGTTCCCGGCCCTATCCAAGTAGTCACAGTAGAAGGCCCCACCACTACGGTTCAAGGCCCCACGACTACAGTAGTGGTCGAAGTACCCGCCGCTCCGGTAGCCCTGACAGAAGTACAAAACATGATCGCCGATGAGAACGACTACCGCCTCTCCCTCGGCCAGCTCCCCCTGACCTCCGGCCTTACCTGTTCTCTCTATAACGTAGCGAATGGCGCGGTACCGACCCCTCCGATGCCTCAGCCCTCCAACTTCCCGACTTCGCTCCCTTCGGCGACGGCGACCTTTACGTACAAGGGTGTTTTCAATCAGGTTAGCGGTACCGGAAGCCAAATCCTTCCTTCAGCAATCCGCAGTTTGTACGTTAATTGGTTCGCAATCCGCTGCCAAGGTTCGATTGTCATCACCGACAGCGGCTGGCATAACTTCCAAACCGAAAGCGACGACGCTTCGATGTTGTACATTGATAACGTCCTTGTAGTCGACAATAACGGGCAGCATGGTATGCAAGTTCGCCAAGGAGCTAGACAGCTTCACTCCGGCGTACACACTTTCCGTCTCGACTACCTCGCCGGCAATGGCCCCTCTGGACTCATCGTTAACATGGACGGCAGCAATTTAGCTTCCGAACTTCTCTTCCGATAAGGAGTTATATGTTTTTTGTAGCGGGAATGAAAGTAGCCTGTTCAATGGTAATCATCGTGTCTTCCGGCGGAATCAACTTCGCCGGCCGGGATCAGCTCGAAGGCACCGTTCTTCGGGTCGGCCCAAAGAAAATAATGGTTGACTTTTCGGCCAGCAAACAGGCCAAAGATAAAAGCGTGCGTAGCGATCTCCTCCATCCTCAATTGATGGATCAGGAAGATTGTTCGCCGAAGTAATATCGGTCCTTGCGCTCCCGCCGGAAGATGGATCTTTCCGGACGGGGGCTTCTTTTATTGGAGCTAAGATGTCTTCCGACTGGCAGTTCGGTAAAATGGAGCATGAAGTCTTCAGGGAAGTCGTATGGGAGACTTCGCCCGAATTCTACCAGCATTATATCGAATCTAAATGTGGACCCAATCCGAAAGATACAGCCGCGCAGCTGGTAGTGCGAATATTGACTCCGGACATCACCAGGCCCGAAGCAATCTCCCTTATCAAATCCTACGCTCCCGACCCTTTTGTGCAGTACCAGGGCTGGCCCGTAATGGCTTTTATCTGTAGGTGCAAGTCCGCGGCAATTCTAGCAGAAATCTACGCCCCTCCTCGCGACCTGGCGCTCATGCCCCACCTCGCCGCAGTGTTCCAATCTTATTTAAGCAAGCTCGCGGACGCAAAACTCCGGGAATTTTTAAAATAATGATACCGTCCATCTGGCTTAGCCATTACGCCCGGCCCGATGATGTAACTATGGTAAAGCTGTCCTACCGTCGAATTTACGAAGAGCAATCGGACCCCAGACACGGGGATCCTAAGAATTCAGCGTACCAATACGGGGAATATCGCCCTATATCTGTACTTTGTATGGTTTTGAATCCGGGTACGGAACCCGAAAGAATACTTTCTTTGGCGAGGGAAACGGCCGACAGAGTTCGACGGGTGTATCCAAGCGGGGTGGCTTCCGATCCGGCAACGCACCTGCAGTGGGCCGGGACGTGGTATCATGATCTAATAATGGTCTATTTTGAGTTTCTGGAAGAAGAAGTCGTTACCGATATTTTTTCACAATGGGCGAGATTGCCCGACTTTAAGGAGAGAAATAGAGCCGCCATATCCGGGATAAAGGCCTACAAACGGCTCCAGGAGTTTTTGAAATGAACAGTTACCGGGTCATCCCCTACCTCGGGCTATCCCCCGAAGATCGGGGGTATCTCCTGCGACTTGCCGACCGTTACCGTGACGATGAAAACATATTCACCGCGGATCTAGCACTAAGAAACCTAACCGGCCCGTCCGTAATAGGCTTCCTTATAGCAGTTCGGCCCCACCGGGCACCTACGGTCGAACTACTGAAATCTCGGCCGCTGAAAGACGCAGTACTTAATTCCTATCTTGGGTTTTGGATTATGGCCATATTTATGGAAATTGTAGGCCTGGAAACTTTAGAAATTCAATTTGCCTATACTATACGCCAAACTAAGGTCCGAATGTTTGACAAGCTAAGGCCCCTAGCCGCTCAAATCCGGGTCGATGAACTAATGGAAGAGTTCCTAAAATGATCCATTCGACGTGGTTTAATTCTTACATGCATGAACAGGACCGGAATACCGTCCTAAAGTTCATAAAAGAATTTGATGTATATGGGGCCGATAAGTTGACCACAAGTAGCTATCTGGAAGTCCTACTCCTGATGCTCAGCTCAGGAGTGCCCTCCGATAAAAAGAAAAGAGCCCTACAAATACACGGCGACGACCTCGCAACATTTGACGCGAATGCATCAAGGAAAAAGATCCCCGGTCATAGTCACTTCAGGGGCTGGACTATCGACATACTAATGGTAGGGATTGAACTGTTCGGCGAAGAAGAGACCTTTAAGTGTTTTGGCTATACGAAATGCGCTAAGGAATTCAAAAAAGCTCATGGCGCACAGATTAGAGGCCTTGAGGCAGAAATACTGCTTAGAGAATTCCTAAAATGACGGGCTCTATTTGGTTCGACCGTATTTCTAGCCCGCACTGGCGCGAGCGAATTATCGCCGAACAAAAATACATAGAAAATAAGGGTAAAGATGAAGTTTACGGCCACATAGAAGACCCTAATGCCGTGGATTTTTCTACAATACAAGTCATTTGTTTTGTAATTGACAAAAGTATCGCAGAAGACCGGCGTAGGAAGGAATTTGGCAGGGCCATGTCGTTACATCTGCCGGTGATCGAAAATAGCTGGCGCGGATCGTGGACCCAAGACCTGATTATGGTCGGCATTGAGTTCTTAGGGGAATCCTTTACTGCGAAGTTCTTCGAAGACTGGCCCGAATCGGACCTCTTTCTGACCGAAATGCGGCCCCACTTGGCCACTATTCGGGCGGAGAAATTACTCAGGGAACTGCTCCGATGAGAAAATATGATCACGAAGAATTTTCCAAAATGACCGCGGCGCAAGCTGACGCCGTGATTTCGAATAAAGATGTGACCCCCATGGAACTACGGGATCTCGTGGAATGGTGTCCGCACATAACAGCTAAGCATTTGGAAAGAATATGGGACAGGTCGGAGGATACCTTCGTGTATAAAACAGCCAAGTATTCGGTATTGAACCATAGATTGGTAACACCTCGAATTCTAACGGATGCGATTAAGGAGTCCGAATGGGTACTTCGGTCGGCCGCGTCTCGTAGTCCAAAACTCCCTCTTAAAACCGCGCTATCACTCCTCGGCGATCCAGAGCGAATGGTTAGGGAAAATGTACTCTCTAGACTTGCAAACTACGTAGAGGCCGCCCTCCAAAAATTCCTAGCATAAAGGTTGCCATCCCGTCCGATATCTGTTAAAATGGTGCCGTGGACCCCACCATCTACGATTCTGCTTATATTAATTGGCAAATTGCCAACGATCCCAAGGGTCCACTGGCCGCATTCTTTAAATTCAATCCCGTGGCCGATGCTCGGATCCCAGGCCTTTCGTCTTCCCAGCTCCTGTTTTTCATGAAAAAAATCATAACCGGAGACGACGCATCTACCGAAAGATGGTTCAAGGCATGCTTTGCAGAAATCAAAAAACGTTACACCATTCCGGCCGGGTTCACAGAATTCCGTAAATCTTGGAGTCACGACATTCTAACCGTCGCACTGGAATACTTTGGCGCGGATAAAGTATCAGAAATGTTGACAGGGTGGCATTTTAAGGATCAATATTTTGAAGATATTTTGCCCTTATTGGCGCAAATCAGGGCCGAAAAGAAACTTGAGGAATATCTAAGATGAGAATCGCTTTGTATATTACGCTACTATGCGCCACCGCGGCAAATGCCGGCGGCCAATTTACAATCACGCAGCCGTTTGCCAGTACCGCACAAAACTATGCCCCCGAAATCGGGCTTTATGTAAGAGAATCGCTCGTAGGCCCGTGGTTTTACGAATCGTGGTCCGGTTTTAGGCAGGGTTTCGGCAGCTGGCGGCGCACCGACCATTCGTTATTCCATTCATTTGGGCAAAGATTGGATCTCGGCGTAGGGGTAGGGGCCGGCACTTTAACGCAAGATACTAATGAAATCAGGGCGCAAGTCTCGGCAAAGGTAAAACTCTGGTGACTTATTGGGGCGTCTACCTCTTTTTTCTGGTCCTGGCCAATTTGAAGCTGCTTGTCTATTCTTGGTTCTATATTCTTCCACTAAAGAAGAAAGAATTCCCCAAGAAGATGACCCGCGGTAAGATTCTGATCCAATATCCCGTCCGTAACGAACCAATCGAAATAGTGGACCGCTTCCTCAGATCCCCGGAGCGCATTCCGGAATTCCACAGGTCTAGATTCCATCTACAAATTCTGGACGACTATACAGATCCGATGCCGGCCATTTCGGTAAAACCATGCGTGTCATTTGAAATACTGCGCCGCAATTCCCGTACCGGCCGCAACGATAAGAAACTCGGCTACGCCAAGAACAAGGCGGGGAACCTCAACTACGGGCTCCTAAATTTAAAAGAAAAATTCGACTTCGTGATGATCTATGATTCGGACCACCAGATTACAGATGGACTGCCCATAATCGAAGCCGCCGAAATATTGGCCGCTAATCCTGAAATTGTAGTCGTGCAATCTAGATGGATATTTACCAATAAATTAAATAGCTTAGTGAACCTGCTGCAGTTCCAGCAAATGGGCACGCACATTGACCGCGAGCAGGCTTTTAGGTCTTACGGCGTAATGGATCTGTACCCCATCATGAACGGTGCCGGAGCCATGTTCAAATTGAAATACGTACTGGATACTTTCGGGGGATGGCTGGAGCGCGGCGTCATCGAAGACGTGGATATTAGCTATCAGATCAACGCCCGCGGAAAAAAGATCTTTGTTTCGCAGGAATGGGAAACACTCATCGACAACCCGGAGAGTTTTAGCTCTTTGAGAATCCAGTGGCGCAAATGGGCTCAAGGAAACGGCCAGATGTTTAAATGGCATCTTTGGGAGCCCGCGCAGGATAATATTAAAAAAGCTTTTTGGCTAGGATGGATGTTTAGCTTTCCGCACGGATTTTTGAAATACCCATTTCTGGCGATTTTTTGCTACCGAGCTTTCTTCGCGGAGCACATGTCCATTATTGAGACTCTTTGCTTAATCCCGCACATCGTGGCGTGGGTAGGAGGAGCTTTCGATAACAAGAATAAGTTCGTATGGCAGCGGGTGTTTTTGTACCCGGCTCAATACTTTCTAGAATTAGGAATCTTAGACCAGCAGATCAGAGGGTGGTACGAAGGGTTCTTCTCTCAAAAAGAGCTAGAATTCGATACCACCCCGAAGGCTGCTTAGTTACCAATACGGTTGATAGCTACCCAAACAAGCGTGCCGCTGGCCACCAGCGCCCGAGTGCCGGATTCGTTTTGGACTCCACGAATGTCGAGGGTGTCCCCTGCATTGAGCTGGATTTCAGGCGACGGTAAAACGGCCGTGGGGCCTGTGGCAAAGGTCCCGGTGACCCAAACCAGCGTGTCACTACTAGCATAGGCAGCGCCGTTTTTGTAGACGCTCAGGCCGACATACCCGCCTGATGACCAGGCCAAAAAGTTCGCAAACCTTAAGTTGGAACTGATTTTGTAGCGTCCTGAAACGGGTGCAGTGAATTTCCAGCTAGCCCCCGTAGTTACCGCGTTGTGAGTGTCGATCACTTTTGTATCGAAGTTTACAATAGTAGCCGCTCCGGATGCCGCAATGTTTTGCCCCGCGCTACTATTGTAGTACGCCCCTACGCTCTCGGTCGCTGCAATAGTCGCAGTCCCGGAGCTTCTTCGAATACTGAGATTAGTAGCGGTACCCAAAGCCCGAACTGTCAGCGCTCCGCCGCTAGTTTGATATCCGCCCATCGAAATGGTATCGCCCGCCTTGCAGGGGATGATGGCCGAAGCGTTGAGTCCAGTGCCGTCTCCATTGGTAGCATTGATCACGTTACCGTAACTGACAACGGAGCCGTTTTTGTAGATGGTTATGTATCTAAGTCCGGTGGCATTGGAGGTAAAATGCAGGGTAGCATTGACGCTATAATTCCCAGCGACAGGGACCGTGTACAGGCCAGTGGTAGTATTAAAAGATCCGTGCGTATCCAGCGTTGCAGCGTCAAAACCTGTAATTGTAGTCTCTACACTAGACGTAAGAGATTGCGTCGTCGACTTGTAGGAGGTCATGACAACGTCTCTCGTGTCCGTGTCATTGCTCATTACGGTTTGAGCATCCCAGCCAGAAATAGGGACGTCAAACTCGATGGAGACAAAATCACCACTAGCCACAGTGGCAGGTACCGTAGGGCTAGCCTCTGTTGTCGCGTTGCCCTGCGGGGCGATAGACAGTCCACCACCCTGAGCCGAATTGTAAGTTACCGTGCCAACGAAAAACTGTACGCCGGAACGTAAGAATTTAGCTGATCCGACGCTGATAGTGTTGGAGGTAGTGGTAGGAAACTTGGCAGCTGAAGTGTCTACGGTCAATCCGGGGGGGAGGGTCCAGAGGAATGCCCCCGTCCCCGTAGCAGGTGCACCGCTATAAGTAGTGTAGATGTTGCCGCGAGCGCGGTCGCCCGATCTATACCAATTACCCGTGGTTGTTTGATTAGTATAGGTAGATCCGTTGGTTGCACCCTTGAGCACGGGAGTATAAGTCGCGGTGCTGCTCATCGCCGCCCCAGCTGCGGTAATCTGCGGACCTACGAAGAAGTCATCGAGATAGATTGTCGTCGCGCCGCTCGTCGCGTTCGCATTATAGAACGCAATACGGTAGCTAGTGCCGGTAGCGGAAGTCTGGAAGGTGCCAGTCGCAAATCCTACACCAGAATTTTGGATAATATTGAACACTCCGGCGGGCTGAATCCACGTAGAGTTCGTTACATCGTAGATCGCAATACCGAAGCTGTTAGCGGAAGTTCCGGAATAGTTACCGTTCGCAGCGCCAGAAAACACGCTGTAGGCGATCTTAAATTGGAGAGATTTAGCCTGTCCGGCGAGATCTACCGCAAAAGCATTCGTAGCTACGAAGTTACCGGCAGTAGTAGCCGCGGAGGATACATACCCCAAAGAGTAGGATCCAGCCAACTGACCGGAAGATACCGAACTGAGAGATAGGTTTCCGGAAGCGCCGGAGCCGAAAGTAGGGGCGCCGGACGGGAATTTAGTAGTACCGTCAAGGGTTACGGTTCCTAGCGAATATCCCGTAGTTGAACCCTGTTCGAGGTCGGCGTTGACCGTGATATAGTTTTTAAGACCCTGGGGAGCATTGGCCCATTTGAGGCCGTTAGTTTGAGACGAATCCGCGGTAAGAACCTGTCCGTTAGTCCCCACAGCTTGATTTGTAATGGTAGCCGAAGCGGTAGCTACGAAGATATCACCCTTGGCGGTAGCTGTAGATTTGGCCACTTTGGCATCGAGCTGCGTCTGGATGGCAGAAGTTACACCTGACAAATAACCAAGTTCCGTACTAGTTACAGAAGACGAGATTACGTTTTTGGAAGCATCGGCTACGAGGGCCGTGCTCGCCGTGAGTCCTGCGATATTGACAGCGCCAGCATCCGTAATGGAAAGTCTAGTTACCAGAGTGTTTTGCGAAGAACTGGTAGTTCCGGCAGGAGCTGTAGCAAAAACGATACTACCGCCCGCTCCAGTACCGGTACCTTGTGCGCCGGCAATGCGAAGGATCGAAGTAGCAGCGGAAACGTCAGTACCTGTGGCACTGGTTGTGGCCAGTGTCATGGTCGACATGTTGGCGGCGGAGTTAGTTTTACCACGACCGATCCAAGCGTTGTTGATTCGGGCGGCGTTCGAACCGATAACCAGTTCATTGGAGTCCGCAATAGCCGAGTTTCCGATAGCAATGGCCGAAGCCGTGCCTACTGCCGCTGCGGAGCTATCCGCACCAATGAATACGTTGTTGTTGCCAGACTGTAGAATAAGGCCCGCACCCGAACCTATGGCGGTGTTTGAAGCACCCGTAGTTAAAGGCTGCAGTGCTCCGGAGCCAACACCCGTGTTACCCGAGCCAGTGCCTACAATACCGGCCCTAGAGCCTACATACGTGGCATTGTTCGTGGAAATAGCAGCATTGCCGGCACTAAAGCCGTAGAAAGTATTGTTCGCGCCGCCAACTAGGGCGACGCCGGCCGAAATGCCGATAGCAGAGTTGTTAGTGCCCGTAATGCCGGGAGCCGAAGTATTACCAAAGCTCGAACCCGTTGTCGGGGTCGTGAAAGCGCTCGCTGAGATACTATTGATCTGAGTCTGGATAGCAGAAGTAACGCCAGATAGGTAGCCTAATTCGGTAGCAGTAACGGACGAAGCGGCTACGTTGCCCGAACCATTGGAAACCAGGGCGCGATTGGCAGTAACGGTAATTACGGTAGGGAGCGAAGTCCACGCGCCAGCTTGATAGAACCGGAAACTCGTGAGCGTCGTGTCGTAATAAATATCTCCGTTGGCCGGAGAAGCGGGAGCGCCGGATAGACCTTGCAGTCCAATCCCGTCTCTGATGTTTGTAAAGTTAACGCTCATTTTATATCTCCGTTTTAATCAGCCGCTTTTAACAGTTAATTAAATTATACTCTAAACAATTTTCTATCTAAGCGCATCGTACAAGCGTTCGAAGCGTGGGTATCTACGAATAAAATCCGCACGTTACCGCTCGACACGTCTACGCTAAACTTGATACCGTTGAGCGAGGTATTCCCCACTACCGCGGTTTCAGTATAGGAATCCGAGCAATAAGCGTTCGTGCCGTCCGTTACGATAGTCAAACGGCCCCCGCGAACAGAGTTTGTGGTAGCCTCTTTAACACGGTAGTCGATATGGGCTACATCGTAGCTAGCCAGGGCGAACGAAAGGGTAGAGCTAATTTCGGTAGCCGCCGAAGTGTTGGCCGCGAGGGTCAAAGCATCGTAGTATCTCTCTTCGACGAAGTTCGTGCCGTTAGAGCTGCGGCGGAAAGCCGTAGCGTTGGTGTCGATATTCCCCGTACCATCTGCACGGAGCATGATACCGGAGTTAGTACCCTGGTTACGGATTTCAAACTGCGAAGCCTCAGTATGCTGGACCGAACCGATATAGAGGTCTCTCCAAAGAACCGACGAAGTACCCAGGTCTTTCGTAGCCGTAGTAGAAGGCAAAAGGTTTACGGGGACGGCCGTAGTGCCGGACAGATTCGAAAGCTGAAGATCAGCCTTGCTGCCCAACTGGGTCTGGATAGCAGAAGTTACACCAGCCACATAGCCAAGTTCCGTACCGGTTACAGAAGACGCGGATACGAAGCCCGAGCCGTCCGAAACTAAAGCCCGACTAGCAGTAACAGTGGCAAGTTTCGACAGGGCAATGGCCGCCGAAGCGTTGACTTCCGTATTGGTGATCCCGCCGGTTGCCACCTTAACGCCGGTAGCAGATTTAGAAAGGGTAGTACTGTCGAGTTCGAGGGCCAATTGGTTCGTTACGAAAGTCAAACCTTCGCCGTCGTGATCTACACTAAGAGCTGTACCCGCGCCGCCCGCGATACCGTCGCCGGCTACCGCTGCCGCGATTTTAGCCGCGGTAATACCAGCGTCTTTAACCCGGAGAGTGTCGGTTGCGATTTCGATAGTGGAATCGTCTACGTTAACCGCGAGGACCCCCGAGCTAAACCCGAGACCCGCACCTGCAGAGGTGGCATCAAGGCGGATATCGAACCCGACCTTGACAAGACCCGTGGAAGCGGTTGTAGCTTCGAAATATTTCTTAGCCCACGAAGAACCGCCGAACAAATAGAGGCCATCGGCTTCGGAATCAACGCTTACAAAGGTGCCGGCAGTAGGCACGGTATAGAGCCAAACCGATCCAGACCACTGCGCAATAGAATTACCGTTACCGACCCAAGCACCGGTCGGAGAGCCTACAGTCGTGTCGATAAGGTATCGGTCGCCGACAGTGGGTGATACCGGCGGGGTAACGATACGATCAATTACGGAAGGTTGCCATTCAAAGTTTTGAATGGTCGAAGTGGCGGCCGTAATTTGTGCCTGGATGTTGGAAGTAGCGCCGGTCAAATACCCGAGTTCAGTGGCGGTGACTGCCGAAGGGGTAATGAAACCGGAACCGTCCGACGCCAAAGCCCTAGAAGCCGTTACGGCCGCAAGCTTAGTGACGGCAATAGCAGCTGATGCATTGACGTCAGCATTTACGATACTTCCCGAAAGTGCCAGCTTGGAATAGGCAATAGCCGCCGAAGCGTTGACGTCGGCGTTTACGATAACGCCCGATTTAATGTTAGCACCGCCCGAAGAGTCGACCAAGATGTCGCCCGTAGCGCTAGTATCTACAGCCGCAGATACGTTCGAGCCGTTACCTACGATGATGTTATTTTGGTTTAAAGTCTGGCCGGTCAGCGAAACAGAGCCCGATGCAATATCGGACCAAGCGCCGTTGGCGTATTGCCGAATCTTATTGGATGTAGTATTGTAATACATCATCCCGTTGGAGCCGGAAGGATCCGCCGCTAATTGGGCGAGTTCGAAAGCCGTATTTAGGATCTTAATCCCATTGCCAAAAATTACTTGGTTAGCCATTTAATTATTCCTTTTAACCTTATTGCCATCTACGAATTAAGCGTTTAAATGTACCGGCGCTACCGCCAGCAGTTGTATATCTGATTTCTACGTTACCGCCCGCAATTGTGTGGGTGACCGTAGGTGAGGCTAGAGTAACCTGAGTACTGCCGACTTCGGTATAGGTATCTACCACGTTCGGGGTCGTACCATCGTGGGTGATAAGCAGTGTACCGAGGCGGTAATTGCCCGCACCACGATCTACTGAATACTCGACCACTACGTAGCGATATGTGTCGGGATATGTGAAGAGAAGCGCGTTGGTATTTACACCGGAAGACACGGAATCAGCATTAAGTACGGTATGTTCGGCGATATTGGATCCCGAGCCGAGCTTCATGACCAGTGCCGAAGTATCGATAGTGAAGTTCGCATTGCCGGTTAGGGCAGTGCCGCTACTCCAAACTGTCATTTGCTGCGTAGCTCCGGAGCCTGTAACGGTAGAGCCCGCAACCGAATAGCTCGCAAGGCCACCGGGGCCTCCTGTACCATCGGACCATCTCTTGACGGAGAACTTGAAAACGCCGGTAGAGCCAGAATTGTCAGAAGTGTATCGAAGGCGGACGTTGCCGGCATTGATATCGGCGCTTAAAGCGACGGCCGGATTATTGATTCGGGTATAGGTTTCAGACTTTTGAACGGAAGTCCCGTCGTTTACAATGTAGATTTGACCGGTTTCTTTAGCCGTACCGCGAATGATCGAATAATCGATGATCATGTTCTCAGAACCAACGGCGCCAACGGAGAATATGTCCGCGGGAGAGCTTTGGTTGTTGGCCAAGGCTACCGAATTGATAGCAGAGATTTCGAGATAATCGGCACCGTTAAATGCCCGGATTTTATTATTAAATACCCAGTCATTACCGTCAAATACGCCGATCTGGTCGGCGAAGCTAGCACCATCGGTGATGATAACTACATCGCCATCGGTGGGGGTAGCAATACCCGAAAACGACGGTTCGGCCGTCCAGCCAGTGATGTCGGTGCCGGTACCTACGGCACGGTAAACTTGGTCTCCGCCAGAGCTAAGATTCGAGAATAGAACTAAGTCGCCCGGATCTACTGAATTGTCATCTACTGTAGTAGGGTCGCCGGTAGGTAGGGTGGTAGATACAGGATCGTGGAGCCGTACTTTGACGAGACCGCCGCCCGAACCGCCAACGCCGCCCATAGAAGTCCAAATGCTGCCATTGTAGACTTTGTAGGATTGAAGGGCGGTATTGTAGTAGAAATCGCCGCGTTTGGGGGTCGATCCTGTGGCAGTTAAGTAATCGGAATCACTGGCGTATCCTGCGATAACACCTAGCGCGAATCTAGATCTGTTGGGATTAACGGCCATGTACAAACACCTTCACACATCGGGTGATAATGGGGTAAATACCCCTAGGTGAAAGATTAGGCTATTCCTACAGTTCGGCGTCGGACGTCCAGTGAAAATAAAACCCGGTGAAGCCATTGGGTCGAGAACCGAAACCTATGACTAGTCCGGTTTCGCTAAGGTTTCTCGTTACGGGCACAAGGCCATTTGCTAGGATACCGGCCGAAGAATTCAGTGCGGTAAAGGCATTTGGAGCACTTAGAAGATCATAAACGACATTGTTCGGAGTAGTTCGCATGGGCACTCCCCACTTAATAGACAGTCGGCGTTCATAACTGCCAACTTGGCCTAGCGTGCCTAAAAACTGCTCGGAACCATCATCTGAAACTCCAACTCCGGGGATAACGCCAACGGGATAGCTTTTTTGATAATAGCGTTTGCATAGGAGTAATTCATCACCTGCATGACCCCCGCCGGCCGGCCGAAATGAGGACGCGGTAGAGCCTTCGTTTAACATACATTGAGTGAAATATACACTGGCGGAGCTGCCCGTACCGCCGCCTGGCAGCGCAGACCAGTCTCTCATCTCTATGTCAAGCTCAATACCAGTAAAGGCATTAGAATCGATGGCTATATTTTCAAATTTAACCTGGTGCCAGGCACCATCCGTTATGACCTCTACTTCTTGCGATGGCCCCCAATCGGCGCCGGTAGAACTAAAATTATCATACCCTGCGGCAGCTGAAGCCATGCGTAGTTTGAATTTGGAGGGTAGAGTTAGCGAGACGGAAATAGCGGGGGCTTTATACCAAAAAGATACAGAAACAGTCTTCCCGAGTAAAGATCTCGCAGAAATTGATTCAATGCGCTGCACATTTGCTACGAGCCCTGAATATGGCTTAGATACGGTACCGGAACCATCAGAGGTTATGTCTATAGCCGTTCCTCCAGGAGAGGCGGATATCTGAAAATTATTCGAAGTTGGATTTACGACAAAGTAATTAAGAGAATCGCTAATTCCGGATCCCGTTAACCCTATGAACTTAATTCCGGTCCCGGACGCAAGTCCGTGAGCTGTTAGATTTACTAAGTCCGTAGCTCCCGTAACGGTCACGGCCGATACGTTACCATTATTATTGCCATTAATGGTCAAACTTCGTATTCCGGCAGAGTTTCTCGTCATATTGTTCGGCGGAGATTGCGAAGTGGCATGAAACGCGGACATTCCGACGAATGCTATATCTGTAGAAAACCGCCAACGGTCGGCAGCAACATACGATGTACTAGTATTTATACCGGCCGGAGTATTTGCTATAACCCTCTGTGCGTAATCAAATCCGCCATTGATTAGATAGTTCTGGTCTTTAGACTGGCCGGCCGAAGAAGTTTGACCGATGAGGGTGGTAGTACCAGCGCCCCAAACAATACCGGACCCAACCCAATAAAGAGCGCCGCCAACATTTATAGCTACCGGTACGCAAATTGTACCCTGGGAAGTGGCGAGCGGAGGGCTCCGAAGAGCAGGGATCGTAGTTCCTTTTTTGACGGTTTTACCCGGAACCCCGCTACCGCCGCTAACGGCGTTCTCTAAAACGAGGTTCGAATTGGCGAGTGCGCGGGAGTATTCAACATAAAGGATTTCGCCCGAAGCAATAGGGAGGGTGCTGAAAGTAGTAGCCCCGTTGACGCCACTGGCCGTCATAACGTGGGTATAAGCCGCTCCGCTTTCGGAGGCCAAGAATCTCATTTGGATATTTTGGTTGTTAAGGCTAAGAACTGTACCGTCCCATGTTAACGCCCCGGAACTGGTAATAACTAAAGCGTTCTTCTGGAGGGCGTCGGCAATGGTAGACCGGAGCTGCTGAACTACAGTAGTGGCGTCGGTATTTTTGGCCGAGGCGATAACCGTAAGAGACGCGTCTTCATCTAGGGCTACTTCGGATAGTTTGATTGCACCTTGGCCGGGTTTAATGGCGGACATTAGATACCCCATCCCTTAATTTGATATTTAAGATTTGCGGACGAACCTTGCGAATCGGTTACATAGGTAATTTCAACCCGGCCGCTACCGTTTACCTGAGCGCCGAAGGTAACTCCGACATCACCGGCACCGAGTTCTACGATGTTTACTTCGGAAAGACTCGCGCCGGTAACCCCGACAGTACCATTGTTGACGACTTTCAAAACCCCGGATCTAATATTGAGTCCGCGAGTAATAGAGTATTTGATTTCGGCGGAACTAAGCACCGCGGCGTCATAGGAAAGCGCGATACCGGTACCATTATCCACTAACGTAGTGGCAAGTAGCGATCCGGCAGTGTTGGACCATACATCACCGGCTTTTACGTAAAGATCCGAAGTGGAGCCAGTTACGGCAATCCAAAGATCCCCGTCTTTACCGTCCACAAGGCGCCAAAATGTACCAATACCGGATGAATAAGTATTCGATTCCGGATCATTTACACCCGAACTTGATATATGCGCTTGTACACAAACGTAAGACTGGCCGTTCATTAGAATGGGGGTGTTTATCGCGTAGAACATAGTATTTGCCCAAAGAGTCGTCGTAAAAGCGCCATTATAAGGCGCTCGCGAGCCGGACCAAATTCTAGCAGTTACGCCGGCAATTTGGGCGGTGCCGATTTCGACTACATCGCCACGCACTCTCTGAATTTGTGGAGGATTGTAAGCCATTTAAGCACTCGTCCCGATAGATTGGTAATCGATACTAAGCGACCAGTTTACGGTATGACCCGTACCCCCGCCGACTTGGATGTTGATGTTATTCCCGGAAGCTACGGCCGTGAGGGCATATTCAAATGCGCCGGCCGACATGCCTACGATATTCACTAAAGGAGCACCTACGATACTAGCACCAGCGCCTTCTCTGGAAATACAGAGTTCCATAGTGAAAGCGGCTTGAGCATTTGGGGCGGAATCCCTACGACCAACGGCTTTAACCGTTACGCGGTAGGCCCTACTAGAACCCAAAGCGATGGCCGAAGCGGTAGTGAGCGAGGTGCCTACAGTAGTTACGTTGGCGGTTTGGCGATGCCATTCCGAACTAGAGTAACCGCTGCCGGTCTTGAGATTGTCTTGTGTGGCCCACATATCGCCGTAGCGCAGTGCGGAAGTGCCCACTGTAGAGCTACCATCCGTAGCCGGTACGATACCGTCTCCTGCGGAAGCACTAGTTTGAATGCGGCCGGTATTTACCGCCAGGGCATTTTGGCCCGCGGCATAACCGTTGATGTTGATCGAACCGAGTCCCGAAGTCTCGTTAATCGTCGGGCCGTTATTGTAGGCATTTTGGAGGTTAACGGCGCCAGAACCAGCACTTTGTGAAATGCCGTAGGTGGCCAGGTTGCGAAATCTAATGCGCGAGCTTTGCGGCATCGAGCGTATGATCCGGACTTCAGCGCGGTTTTGGCCGGGTATGTTGCCCATCCAAAGGTTGTTGGCATCACCAGGGCCGGCTACTGTTTCTTCGTAGTCTAGACCGGCTTCGCGCATCTGGTCGTTGGCAATGAGGCTGAGTTCGCCCCCGCCTTGACCGGCTTTTTGTCTATAAGCTGCGAACGGTCTTACAGTGTTCGAAGAACCAAAAGGACCGGAAGCCCAAGAGGTAACCGCGGTGAGTTCTACGCGTTTGTTGGGGGGAAGCTTGATCTTTTGGCCATCACCAGTGGATCCGAGATCATCACCGGGAATGGAAGGATTATAGGTTGCCGTAGCCAGAGGATCTACTACAAAGCCGGCCGTGGGGGCGGTTGCAGTGCGGGATCTAATACCCTGGTTAAGGGTAGCGCCTACAGTAAACGCACTAGCACCAGATACTACGTGGACAAGTAGAGTATCAAAAAGGGCCGTACCGGGCGCAGTGCGATTCTTAACGCTGTATTCCGGGGACCCCGAAGCTCCGCTAGAGTTCGAAGCGGCCAGAACCCAAGCAATACCGCCGCCGGAAGCCGTGCGGATATAGTCGCCAGATACGAAATTGTTCGTACCTCCGGCATCTACGTTGATATTGATAGCTTGAACATAAACGCTTTCGTCATATACCGGGCGAGAAAGCAAGGTATTGATTCTGGAAATCTCGCGATCAGTCTTACGGGCACCGATAGTGAGATTGTCGTCGTCTTCGATGGCGTGGTTTAGGCGGCGGAATTCGAAACTGCCGGCAGTGGTTTGCGGCGAATTGTTATTATAAAGGTCGTCCGCCATGACGATCATGGTTTCGGATAACGGATAGGATACTTCCAGGACGCGGTTGTTGGTATCGACAAACTGGTCGCCGGCTCTAACGCCGCGGGTAGGCGCGGCAGATAAGAGAAGAGCGTTAGTCATGTAGTCTACATCGGCTACGGTGACCGTTTCTTGGAACTGGAATCCGGCTTCGGAGCTAGAAACCGAGTAGTTCGGATCAATAGCGCCTTCAGAAGGAGATCCGATATACTGGAGCACGTTTAGCGACTGGTTGTCGTCGATTTGGCGTTCTTCTCCGGCTTGGAGTTCGAGTTCTCTTAAATAGAGTACGGGGTCAGAAGAATCGCGATCTTTACGGAGGGCGATCCAGTACACGTCTTGGCTATTGGCGATACTAGCACGGTCATCGGACCTTACTACTGCGCCGTCATATACACCGCGAGAAACAATAAGCTTGCCGTTTATGGCAATAGGTCTTTGGCCGGCACCGCTACCGATTTGTACGATAGTGCCGTCGAGACGCTCTAGGGTGATGGCTGTGGCAGGACTGCCGCCAGTACGGGAAACGGGGACTCCGCCGCCAGCACGCACACGATACCAAACAGTATCAACGTCGCCTTCGAATTTAACGAAGTCGCCCGCTACGATATTCATCGTAATGAAGTTCGGCGGATTAGTAGGGTCGTAACCTTGGAAGGTCATGGCCGGGCCGGTGATAACCGCATTGCCCGAACCGCTTGTTGAATAAGTAGAACCCGAAGCGCCTACGGACTTGTCGCGGTCAAGATAGATGTAGGCCACCTTATCGTCGGCGTCAATCTTCACGGTACCAGGACCCCAGCTCGCCGCAGAAAGGGGCAAAGCCGTAGCTGTGGACTTGAGTACGAATTCGCGCTCGCCGATAATACCTTTTACAGTAATATCTTGGTCCCAAACTAAAGGACCGCCTGTAGGAGCCGAAGGCAGCGTACCGGCGAAAGTGACGCCGTCAATTTCAACTAGGGTGGAGTCGTCGGGACTGGCCGGACTTCCGGAAATCGAGTATGCGATCTCTGAATAGTTACGAATGGTGCTAGTACCACTGCCGGCCGTAGTCAGGTTTATAGCTGCCCCGCCTTGAGTGAGCGATACCTGAAAAGTATTGGCGGTTGCGCTGATAATGTAGTAGTTAGGACCGGAAGTGATCGGAGCGGGAAGCGTTCCAGCTGTCGTAAATACGATCACATCGTCGTTTTCAAAGCCGTGGTCCGTGATAGTAATGATATCAGTACCGGTGTTCACGTCGCCGGGGGTAAAGGTACGGCTTAGGTATTCGGCCGTGATGTCCGACTTATTATATTCGACGTTGTTGGCGTTACGGATCGTAGCCGTAAACTGGTGGTTGTCGGATTCGAAGATCTTGCTAAGACCCATAGCCACTGGCAAACGAAGCAGGGCTCTGAGGGAAGGGGTCGCATTAGTTTTGATCGGGGCAGTAGTTACGGCCGGTACGGCGAGGCGAGCGCGAATATCATCGCTGGCCGCAAAAGATCCTTGAGTACCGGAAATGAGGTTGATGCCGGCGCGGTAGCGAGTTACGTTTCCGCGGGCGTGAATAGAAGTAAAAGTACTAGTAGTGGAGGCTTCCAGTTTGAAAGTCCCGATACCGAACCAATAACTAGCGTTCGGGGGGCTTTGGTTTGTGCTAGCTTGGATGGCGGTGTAGTTCACACCGGCCAACGTAACCAAATCGCCTACCGCGTAGGCGGTAGCCGAATCCCAGGCTTCGATTTCTACGCCTTTAGCGGGGGAATCATAATTGGAGCCGGGCGTGAAAGTGGCTTCTAGGCCGTAAGCCCATTTACCGGGAGAAGTAGCTACCGAGCCTACAGCATCCCACCAAAGATTCTTGGTAGAAACGCTGCCGATGGCAACGCCGGAATCCGTGTACCAGAACGACGAGCCGGTGATCTCTTTAATACGGCTAAAGATAGCGTCGAATGCGTCCTTGAGGTTGTGGATGGCATAGTCACCGCGCTTCCAAGCTTGCGTCGCAATAGAAGTTTGTGTAACGCCTTCTTCGGTACGAGAACCTGCACCGTCGACCTCCCACCGGAACGTATTGAACGGGTTGGGAGCCGCACCGCCAGTTCCCAAACGGAACAAGTATTGGCGAGAATTTGTGATCTCCGAGATGTTCCCGGAAGAATTCAGTGTTACTTTATAAAGGGGGAGGAAGTTACCAAAACCGGAGGTGTTGATAACGATGCGGTAGTCAAGGATATAGCCAATCGGCAGGGATTTCTGGATTTCGACGTCTTCGGACTGAGAAAACGTAGCGACCTGGTCGAGTGTAGAAGTATCGGTAGCCCGGCGAAGGTCAATGGAAACATAGTTAATGGCATTAGAGGACCAAGAACCGATAACCTTGGGGTTTGTAGAATCAAGCGTGACGTCCGCAAGATTGGGGGTCACGCGAAGTAGCGAGCCCGGCTCAGTAGCCGTAGTGGCCAAAATAACCGAATCTGCGATTTTAACTTTGATATTTTGCGGATTGCCGCCGCCAGGGGCAGAAATGACATCAAAACCGCGAACGATGTAGGGGGTAGTGATGCCGGTGAGTACACCTTTGATAAGGTCGTCGAAGTCGGCAGTAATGGACGATTCCACTCCACGCAAATGGGGGATATCTAAACGGGCACCGGAGGGTAGTTTGAGTCGTCTGCTATTGCTCATCTTATTGCCTAAGTACCTTCAAAGATTAAGTTCTTCCGCCAAAACTGTCGATCTTGCCGGGGTGGTCCATGATGATAGCCTGGAAGGTTATCGAACCTTGCATTACTTGCCTTTCGCCCACGGACCAAGATTGGGATCCGAACATTACATAATAGGCCGTCATCACGGTTTTGCCCGTGGCGCGGTCTTCGAGTCTTATTGTACTATAACGTGCGGAACCGAGGGCGAACGAGCCCGGATTTTCCTTGCCGTTGGGGGCAAAGGAGCCGAGCTTGCCGTCTTCGGAAATACCGAGACGAGAAGTCCGCGGGGACATATAGCCGGCGCGTTCGGGGGAAAAGTTCTTAGGGCGGAAAACCGTAAGCGAGCCTTCTACGATAGAAGGATTGGCACCTTGGGCGATTTCTTGGGGGACGGGGGAATCCACTCCGTAAATAGGCTTTTGACCCTGGGTGACCATATAGCGGAACCCGGTGGCGTAACCGACGAGCTTTTCGTTGATAAAAAGCTTTAATTCCGGTGCGTTATGCAGTGCTGACATTTAACAGTGTCCCGTTTTGTGGCTTATGTGGACGATTCGGATCTTATCGTGGCCGTTACGATCTAAGGTCTTATTGACTTCGATCATGACCTGATAAAACGTTTGGATTGCGGTCTTGAAAGTATCGTAACTTCTTGTATTAACTAGGAAATGCTGCTCCATCAGCTCTAGCTGGTCGCTAAAACACCTGATAAAGATCTTTACGCATTGCTCCCGGTTGAACATAAGAACGCCGATACGGCCATACTACGAAGATTAGGATTTAATTGACTCGGTTGGGGCCGGTGGGGTATCATACTTAGAACCATGGAATACAAGGTCTTACCTCCCGAGCAGCAGCTACCTTTAGAACGGGTAAAAGAGATCGTGGACGGCCCGTTCGCGGCGGTCATTCGATATGAACATTTGTTCTTTATTGTCGGCGAAGGTGATGAAAGAACCAGAGACAAAGACGGGACCGAATCATATACGAGCACACAATCGGTAAAAAGCTGATGGAATTCCTAAAATGAAACTACCCGAAACATTAGAAGAAAAGATCTTGTTTGCTAGAGTGGTCTACTTCCCGCTATGTAACGATTATCTGCCCGGAATAGCCAACGACGACACATATTTAGGGGTTCCGGTTACGCCGTTACACTCATTTTGCGAAGCCCTAACGATGAAAGTGCCCAAATATAGCAGCAAGGATGAATCGGTCAGGGGTACACCGTGGTTTATAATGGCGGCCTATACTCTAAACGACCCGGATTCCGAATGGATAAATTACGGATACGGTACTAGCCGAATTCTAAGGGAACTCATTAATAGCATTAGAGAAAACCGGCCGTACATGGCGCAGCTTGGAAGTCTCGTGGCTGACCTCAACGCAGAAGACCTAATTCGGCAATACCAAGTGGAGTCTAATCTGATGGAGTTTCTAAAGTGAAGAAGCCCGAGACTCTACAAGAAAAGATTTTGTTTGGCAGGCTCGTCTACTTCCCACTTTGCGAGGATTATATAAAAGGTATAACTCTAAGCAAATATCCATACGGAAAAATACCGCCGGAAGAAGAATTTAATAAGGCCTTATCAGAAGATCCCCCCGTACAAAGCGAAGAAGATCAAAAAAAATAAAGCTATGCCATGGTCCAGAGCCGCCGCCTACGCCTTGAGCAGCGGAGATCCGTATTGGCTAGATTACGGCTACGGAACCAGTCGGGTACTGGTAGTGCTTTTAAAATGGATCAAAAATGGGGGTTCCGGCGATTTAAGTACCGGAGACGGCTGGAGGCCGAGTTTAAACTTGAATGTTTTGTGGACTAATTACGAAACCGAAGTAAAACTGATCAGGTTCCTGAGCTAGGCCCCATAAATCCAAACCACATCAGAATGTTTTTCATCTTGCACGTCTATTGTAGGATTGGCTTCAGTATTCACGTAATCGGTACGGGTATCATTTCCTGCCCCACCCCAGCCGTAGTCGGAAGGGTACACGATAACAATTTCAAGCTTAATACCTAAAGCCACGATCTTGTCTAGGATGTACTGGCAATATTCACGGGCGAGGTAGGTGCCCGTGACGTAGGTACCGCGATCCGAGCCATCCGGCGAACTCACGAAATAATTGGAAGATAGCAAGGAAATGTCCGAACCCGAATCGTGAGTGTATTTTAATCGGTATGAAGGGTCAAAAACAATTGATCCGGTAGTAGAGCCGATTATGGGCACTACTTCCTGGGTGTCCCTGTTCAAGTCTAGGATCACGTAGCCCGCGTTGTCGGGTATACCGGCGGCAACAATCCCGGTAGCTAGGACGTCACGGTACGATTCGCCGGCTCTAATTTGCTGAGCTAGCACTACCGACTTCGAAGTCAGAACGTAACCCGAACCGGGGTCGTAAATGTAGGAACTCGGGAATGTGGGGACTTCATCTGTTATGATGGGGACGGCAGATAATGTTACAAAAGCGTTAGACTTTTTAGTGTCGTCCGTGTACAGAGCCCAGAAATTACTATTTAGGGGACTGGAGGATGCTGCCGGGTTAGGGGCGATAGCTACGTACAAAAATCCGGAATAATCCGCGATATCGCCGATGGCGTAACTGTTGGCCGAATTGAAGGCGGGGTAATTCATGGAAGCCAGGGATCTTACACCGTGGGGGATTTTCATTACGACGGTGGTCATGCCGGCTTCACGCTTGGCATATTGTAGACTCGTATCTACGGCCTTCCACCAAAGCGGCGTCATATCAGGAGTATTTGCGAGGTTCGTGTTTTGCAGGCTTTGATATTGCAAGCCGCCGAAGCTTACTATTTGGTTCAGGAAATAGGTTTGCCCCGAATCCCAAGCTTCGAAGGTTAAAGTGCCGCCGAATGCCCAGTTATCGTATCCGGGCGAAGCCCACGACAGTGCGTAGTCGTTTAGGACGCTAACTCGCTGAGAATCTACAATCAAAGATCCGAAAGATCCCTCTAAGTCGGCGGTAGAAATACCGTACTTGAGATGGGCAGCTCCAATAATCCCGCGTTCGATAACTCTGGTCGTGGCCGGCAGGTAGATTTTGAGAAGTTCTTTAGTGGGTTCCCATGCCAAGGCGTAACGCTTGCGGAAGTTTGCTCGCATCGTTTTAGGTCTTTGGAATCTAAGGGAATTATAGTTACCCTGGTTGACTGAAATAATTTCGGAACCGCCGACTACGGGAGTTGGGCATAAAATTTCGAAATAAGAAGTCCCCACGACATCCGGTACTACCGCGACAATTGGAAAACTACCCCTAAGATCCGTGCCGGCGACACCGACGTTGTTAAACCCGGAGCCGTAGATCAAGGCTTCGTCTCCGATTTTAAGAGTATCGAGGCCGGGGTCTTGGTTGCCACCCCAAGTATAACGCAGATTATTTCCGCGGCGAGTGATCTGCCAATTTGTCCATGTAACTACCGCGCCGGGATCTTGCACGTTTTCGATGAGAGTTTCAAACCCCATCGGAATTTCCATCTCGCCGCCGTTAATGCGGATATACCCTACCGGTCCAATAGCACCAGAAAATACGCGTACAGATCTAGCGCCCGTTTCGGCGTCGATATATTCGTCGGCAAACATATTCAGGCCCTGGGTGCGGAATGATCTAGTCATTGCCGCGGCGACGTCGGCCGCTTTAGCCGAAGCCAGGCCGCCTACAGGGTAGTCGCTAGCGATCACTTCGTAAACGATAGCCTTGCCGTCCACATCGAACAGCAATTGCATGCCCTCTTGGAGTTGGTAGGGTTCGGTAACAGATTGCAGATATGCACGGGTCGCATCGGCACCGTAGAAAGTCTCAAGGACTTCATGGATGATGGTTGTAACCTGTTTTACGTTCCAGGTGTCAATTGTGAGTTTGCGGAAAATGAAGTCCGCCAGTCCTAGATCTTCAGGCTGGGAAAACCCGACGTCACCGGCCCGCATCTTGAGCCAATTATCGCTAGCGGTTGAAATGTAAAGCTGGTTTAATGTCGATACTCGGAAATCTTCCAGCCGCTGGCCTTCTACTTCCATGGCGTCCAAAAACGCAGTCATTTCTGAACCGGAAATATAGGGGCTTATACAGGCTTCTAATAATGCGCGAACACTGCTCATAATCAGCCGCCTACCAAGGTGACGAGAATATCCGAATCAATATCGATAATTCGGGCCACTTCGCCGATAGATACAGTAATCAGGCCGTTTACCGATACCGTGGGGGCTACCGGCGTGATTTCTACCGTAACGATACCAGAAACCTCTTGGGCTTCCGCAGCAGCGGCAGAGATCGAAAGGGCCTTGCCCACTCCTAGCGAATTCACATAAGAGAATATAGCATTTTTGACGGCTTCGATAACATCCCCGGAAGGAATTCCGGTCTTGACGCGAATCGTAGCCGACAGTTTAATACGACGGCGAATCGGAGGCTGGATGTCGATATCGGCACCGGCAGCACGAATGCCGGCGAGTGCGGGATCCGTGGGGTCACCGTAGATAACTTTGTACAGTTCTTTGATAAGACCGCCAGAATAACGGTAGCCGTCGAGCCCGAGTTTCGTGCCGGTATCGAGGGCGAGTTTGCCTTCGGCTTGGATATAACCGCCAAAGGAATTATCGATACGGTCGATCAGGTTCGGAGTGCTCACCGAAATAAAGGAGAAATCTACGCCGACTTCGGAAGCTCCGGTACCGACTACTTGCTTGTAGAGGACTAGGGGAGCTTTTTCTACCATGGTAAAGTTCGGGGATTGTACTCCGAGCTGTACCGAGGCTTTGGAGGTAAAGCCCGAATATTGCTGCCAATAATTGCTCGAAGGGGGCTGTACGGACGGAGCCGGATTGGCAATCGTCGATACGTAAACGTTACCCGCGAACTGCACGATAGCGCCTACGGGATACGACACGCTCGAATTGAACTCGTCAGCAGGCGGGGTAAGCGAGATGCTGGCCACCCAAGGGTTAGCGGGGGGAACAGAGCTTTCTTCGTTCACATAGTAGGAGCCCACGTTTTCTTGGCCCAGGATGTCACCCGAAATGCGGATTAAATCACCAGACTGCACGGAATCATGACTATAGAAGGACAAGTACCCGGCCGGGAGGGATTCGATAGCTTGTTCCACGCCGTTGGCATTTTCTACCCAAAAAGCATCGCCATATACGCGAACTACTTTGTAGATACCGCGGTTCGAAGCCGAGAACGGACTGTTAGAAATAATAGAACCGGTGGAAGATACCGGGCCTTCATCAGCTGCCGTCTGGGCAAAAGAAACCGTGGTACCGGTGACGGAACTGAGGATCCAAGAACCATCGATACTTATGGTGCCGCCGCTACCTGCTATGGCCACGCGGTCGCCTACTACATAACCATGAGTACCGCCGGCAATGGTCGCCGTAACGACACTCGAAGTGCGAGTCCAAGTAGTCAGCGCCCCTGATTTTTGGTCATTAAGGGCAGGGGACTGTAGTGCCCTAGCAGTTTGTGCAAAAGCCGTGGAGCCTTGGTTGGCGCCCGCTTTGGCAAACAGCATCGTGTTGGCGGTTGTCGATGTAAGTTCGTAAGTCCCGTCGAAGGGCGTATTTACGAAAGTAACCTGGTTACCTTTAGCAAAGCCGTGCGCAGTCTTATTGACCGTGATAACGTTCGAAGTTCTGGACCAGGTGTCGGACGTGGTTAGGTTCACATAATTAGCTTTAGATCTGATACGAACCCAATCGCCTTCTTGTACGGGGGGCTTTTTGACAGTAAGGGCTACCGTAGTGCCCGAAGCTGTAGCATTCGTGTCGATAAGGATCATGCCTTCGTCAACGAAAGTGATACGAGCGCGGGCAGGTATACCAGTACCTGTGATTTCTTGACCTACGAAGATTCCCGCAATAGAACTGACGTTGGTAATAAGTCTAGTACCGGGGGCGGTGTCGCCCGTGATGGACGCGTTCGCCCATCCGGATAAGTTCAAGCTAGGACCGGCTACTTGCTGGAATGCTAGGAACTGCCCATGCTTTTCGATCTTGATATCTTGGCCGGAAGCGAAATTCACATTGGCGCGTTCTACAGAGAAAGAACCTTCGCCTTTAATAACCGCGGCATTATTGCCGATAAGGGCGATTTCGGTTAGATTCGTGATTTGGTTGATCTTGTCGCGAACGATAGTGTTGGCGGCCTTAACGAAATGAGGGGCAACCATACCGAGTCTAAGATCGCGGGCTACATCGAAACCGGGCTGGCCCGATCTGGTTTGGCCGGATCCGGAAACTGCGGCGGCGTGTTCATTCGCACGCCCGCCGGAGAGCTGTACTCCGCCAGCAGATCCGAAGGTATTGGTGCGGACTTGCCAAATGGATTCGGTTTGACCCGAGCCTACGGAAGATACGTTAGAAACACCAGTCACAGCCAGACGGCCCCAGAATCTGGACAAATGCTCCGCATTGGCGGCGATAAGATATCCGATATCTCCGGCGGCGAGGTCGACAAGTGCTTTTTTGAGGGTAAAGTTGAGGGGCGGAGGTGAAGATGAAAGATCGGAAGTTTTGATAAAGGACTCGGCGGATCCGAAACCAATAACGTTTTGAATCGCAGTCCAAGTCCATCCGGATTCAGTTACGGCGCCTTCAGTAGGCTTAGAGAGGCGTTTGAGTGACCTAACGATGATCTTCGTGCCGGTTACCGACAACACTTGCAGGGGCTGGGCGTTAATATCATCTTGGAGGGTATAGGCCGTAGGCGCCGAACCCCTGGCTAAAGTAATGATGGCGCCTTTGCTAAACGGAGGCGCCGAAGGTAGGGTGATGGTCCGGTCGTATTCCCCGTAGAAAGGCTCGATAGTGATACTTACACTGCCGCCAGAGGAATAATATCGACCACTACCGGCGTCAATCGTGGCAACCATGGCCGCGCCCGGAGTTGGTGCCGTAACCGGGGTAGCTATGAAAGAAGTCAGCCCGTTGGCCGAATCTTCGATATAGGCCTTGATGCTAGCTTGGGTCGCCGAGATCGGGTAGATCTTGAGGTTGTCGTCGGCGTTGAGACTCTTAGAGAGCGTGCCATAAATGGCAGTAGGCTGTTGGTCAGCGCGGCCCTGAGCGATTGCCACGGTAAGAGTATTGGTTTCACCACCCACGGGATCGATAGCACTATAAAATTCATTAGGAGTAGTTACAAGAACTACGGTCTCGATACCGTTTAGTGAAGCGAATGGAGCCGGAATGTTAGACCCTTTATACTTATTACCCGCGACCATATTATGGGGGTCGGTGGTAACATAGCGACGAAGGATGGTCTGACTCGGGGCTGAAGGGACTACTTCCCAATATCCGGGGGTTGCCGTACCAAAGCCAAGATTGTCAATTAAGCAGACGTAGTAGATGCCCGCTTCAGAAACAAAATCTCCCACCTTATAAGAGGAAGCGCTCCAGGGATTTTGAACGCTGATTTTAACCGCCGTTACAGCGCCGCCATTGATACTAAGGTCGGGGTCGTATTCAAACTGCGAAGTCGTAGCGTTTTGGACTTCAGATACAGAATTGTAGTCCGTATAGTCCACGTTACTAATACCGACTTGCTGCCCATCGGCTAGGCCGTGAGGTGCGGAAGTTGTAACCTGAGCGCGGCCAAAGCCATAAGCCAAGGTTTCCGTTGCAGGCGAAGGGTATACAATGTTTGTGATGGCCACGGTACCCGGTTCGGCCTGGAACACTCCGGCCGGACCTTCTATCGTGATAGAAGTAGCGCTGACAGCAGTAATTTTGTAGATGCCTTTATTAGAAGGCAAAAAGCTCGTGAGGGGGCCGATGTTGGCGATATCGCCGATAACCACGCCGGCAGCGGGGAAGTTCGGCGCTGTACCCGCGGCCCAAGAATAGATAGCCGTTTGGCGGTTGCCTACGGGCGCGTTCACAGTTACGACGAACGAAGTAGTGTCGTCCCAGTTCGCAGTTCGGGCCACGCCCGATTCGAGAGTAATCGCGATATCGGTAATCGGGCCTTGGTTGATTTCGTGGGAATGAGATAATCCGCCATCTTGGGGGTAGCGGAGCGAAATGCCGGATCTAGAACCCGAGGGGCCAAAATCGGCATATTTAAAGCTCATGCTTTGTTCGGTAAGCTTGGCCTGGGTCCAGAACTTAAAGTTATTAAAGTTAAAGTCGCGGAAGACTTGGGGGTCATTCAGGTCTAGCACGCCCTCATCATCATTAAGAGTCATCTGCGTAGAAGTAGGCGAGGGGCCTACCGATACACGTCGAGATACCGAAGTCGCAAAGCTCTTAGCGGAAGTGTCTTTATCGATAACGAAAGACACTTTATCGGCCACGTCGAAACCGAGGCCTTGGCGAAGGATGAATTCGTCATTTAAAGCATAAGGTTTGGCGAGTCCGCGGCGGAAAGGCTCTAGGCGCAGCGTCGTCGTATTGTAATCGGCGACTTGTTCTACTACGTCCTGGTTGGAAGAGCCATAGATGTAGTTTTGCAGTTCGGGCGCCAGCGCGTCGCGGATATCATAGGGCTTTTTGTACTGGATAAGTTCGTTACGAGTACCACCGGCACGAAGGTAAGACTTTTCGCCGGAAACAGAATAAGGATCGCCCGCTTGGCCATCGTCGTCGATAGTATTGGCCGGAGTGGAATTCGCTGAACGGAGGATCTTGAACGTGGGCATACCGAGCATGTCTTCTTTGGCGGGAGCCACGAAGCCGGCATGAGAAGGAACGGCAATATATTTGCCGGGCTTGAAGCCGACGCTATCGGCGGAAACCGATACGGCCGCAAAGAAAATCTCGGACACGGCATCATCATAAGACTTAGATTCTACTCGCACCTTGGATTCCACTACACTGGCTTCAATACCGACCAGGGCTTGGTTCAGCTGGTCGCGGAGCTGTGCGCGGGTGTAAACACCGGAGGCAATATTCACGTATTGCATGGGTTCTTCGGATCTTACGATAAGGAATCTAGAAGAAGTCGGCAATACTACCGCACCGGCAACACCGGTAGGATTTTGAATGGTAATAGTATTTTTAGGGGCGCCGGCAGCAATAGCGGCTACACGGAAGCGCCCAAGATTGTTCGCGTTGAGGGAGAAGCTGTCGGTCCCGTCTTTCCACATAACGAGCCAATCGCCAGGCTTGACGTCTTGGAATGCGCCGAGAGCGGCTTCATTCGAAACAGGAGTAACGGTTACATCTTGCAGGCCACCGGAGGCGTTGCCGAAATTGATAGCGGATACGAAGTCGATGTAGGTAGGCACGAACGCAGCGGCGCCGTCGATGACGGCAAAGATCTGAATATCCGAACCAAAGGACGTAGTATTGGAAAGTTCGCCGGTCTCAAGCTTGGCTCTAGTAAATTCCGATCCGGCAGTGATGGAATCGCCAGGTTCAAGAGGTATATCGAGCTGGAGCTGACCGGTCTTGAGGTTGAGCTGGTAATCGGAACCTTGGCCTACCGCAGAAACCGAAGGGGAACTCTGGCCGAACATGGCACTACCGATGGCATCTGCACTGGTGGGGCCGGTGTAGATTTCGATGGCGGCGTTATTGGTTGCGCCAGATCTCGAACTCATTTGGAGCTTGTCGCCCACGACTTCGGTTAAGATGCCGGGGAGCTTGTCATTAAGTACTGAAGCCCAAACTGATAAGGACGTCGAAGAACTCATCACGAGCCCGGAGCCGTATTTTTGGAAGTCGCTATCCAGGATTTGGATAGTGATCGGGGTCGTACTGTCTACGAGATAGCTGATAGTATCGCCAGATACTACGGAAGTCCATACAGACTGAGAGGCCGTGAGTACCGAAGCCGAGAATCCTTCCAGATAGATAGGTTCATCGTTCTTGTATAATCTAGCACTGTAGATGCGGTTCGTAGGGAATCCTAGCGCCGCGTTAGCACCACCACCGGAAACTCTGATATTTTGACCTGTGCGGGGGGTAATAGAGACCTGAGTGCCGCCGGCCGCAGTACGAGCCAAGAAAGGCAGTGCTGGGGATGCGGAATTGATACTGGCGGCGACCTCAAAAGCGTCCGCTGCATTATAGGTACGGAAATCCGAGGCCGCGAAGGTATGGCTATAAGTACCAACGCCTTCAATTTCTACGGTGAGGATTTCCCCGCCGATGAGAGTAAAGGGACTGGAATTAATAGTCGTAGCGGTAGCTCGAACAACCATGGGGTTCTTAAGCTGGAACTCTTCTTCTCCGCCCAAAGCTTGATCAATAATCTGTTCGATGCCTACGCCGGAATCAATAGGTTCGTAGCCGGAACCATCATCAAAAATGAGGATCTGTTCAGTGCCGGCAGTGCGCTTAATAGTCGCGGAAGTAACCCGCTTGAGATCTTCTGACGAGAATACGTTGATAGACGCTTGGATAATGGCGTCTTCGGTACCCTTGGTACGTGCTTGTTCGTAAGCCTTAATGCGCTCGCGGAGGCTTTCATTGGTGTCGTCCGGACGGGCGTTCGTAATAGGCAAGTTGTTGAAGGCGCGGGCCGCGAAAGATAGGCCGACGACTTCGACGATAGCACCGCGAGATACGTTGCCGATGGTGCCGAATTTAGAAGCTACGACGGGGACATTATCAATTTGATTTTCGCCGTCGAGGAGCGTTGCCGGGGAAGTAGTCTGAAATTGGACGCTTTCGGTGGACACGCCCTGGGCAGTTTGAACGATAGTATTTACTGCGATAGCACGGTTGCCGCCTTGAGCCAAAACTACCGTTTCGCCAAAATTGTGGAATTTTACAGTAGCGGAAGCTGCGTCAAGGAAGATTGCGTAGTATGCGCCGCCGTTCTTGGACACGATACCGGTTTTAGAAATGTTATCATCGGGGTCAATGAAGGAATCGGTACCGTAGGAAAGAGGACCCTCTACGTTATTGGTGCCGCGGCCGATATAAAGCTGTCCGATAGCCTGGAAAGCCTGAGCATCGTTTACGTAGATGATTCGCGAGCCGGCGGAAGGAGCCGGACGGCCTCCGTAAATCTTAGTTTGGATCTTGTCGAAGCTGGTATCAATGATGGAAACCAGACCAGTCGAAGCCGTAGCCGAATAAATAGGAACTTTACGGTCGATAGCCAGGGCCTTGAGCGCGTCTTCCGAAGCGCGATCAACGGACAGGGACGAGGCCATTGCGAGCATATCGCCCGACGACCTAAAGCCAGCGCGGCCAAAAGCTTCAAATATGGATAACACCACCGAACCGGGGTTTAAATCGTTAACTACCTTGGATTTTGCCAAGAAGGTCTCGATCATTTTCCCGATAATTTCTTCCGGGGTTTTGATCTGGGGTGTATCCGCCACTTTAAGCTCCTGATTTTACTTATATTTGTAGGTCGAAGGTAATTATACCTCAACCTGGGGTACCGGCTGGCTAAAGGCGTAGCCAAGGCAAGGGCTCTGCTATAAGCTAAGATTAGGTAATTACAGCCCTTATAGCCCTTCAGATTTTCATACTTGACCGGCTTTCAGAGCCCGGCTATTCTTACCAAATGGAACAAGTAATCATCTCAAAATTCTTCGACGAAATCGATTTGGGCAAATTCCTGGACCGTATTGAGGAAAAAGACCAGATTTTCTACATTACCGTGGACGTAGAAGATGCGATGGAACTTCGTCACGACCGCCGGAAGATCTATTTACTTGGCGGAACACGTATTAGCCCAGTAATTTCACAGTGATAGGCTGTTTATGAGTAAAAAACTAAAGGATTTAGCCCGTACTTGGGCTGATTATTTCTCAATCCAGGGTGAATTCCGCGATCATTTGGTCACGGGCACCGATATTGACGACCAAACGGTCTATTTGTATCCGTCAGGTACAATTCTAGATACCAGTAATCCGGCCGATTTGCTCGAAAAGTCCTCATTGATCCTCCATTTTGATACTTTCATGGCTTTTACCGACCGCGTCGAGGTCTTGAAAAATAAAGCTACGAGCGCGTGGTCGAATATTGATGGCCCCACCGGGATGATGATGCAGTCAGACTTCCTTACAAAATATCGAGGCGGAACCCTACCTCCACATATGAAATGTGATTGCGGAGCTAAGTTCACGTCTTTTAAGGATAATCACTATTCTTGGTGTGCCGCGGTCGATACCAAATTATAGCCAATTTTCTTCATTTTCTGGCTATTTTTAGGCTTGTATTCGGCGGCTCTTTTCGCTACAATAGAGCTATGTCAAATATCATAGATTTCGTAGCCGCCCGGAATAAGATGCAAATCGGAAAATTCGAAGCGTGGCGGGCAGATTCGGGACTCGAATATACCGAAGTCGAAGATTTGGACTATTTAGAGGACCTCGGCCTTGTAGAAAACTCCTTGACTGGGTATCCGGTAGAATGTAATCTTAAATCATGAAGCTTGATGCGAAGATACTCCTTATCATCGGCCTTGTTTCCTCGCTAGGACTTAACATTGCCGGCGGCGTGCTTCTTAACCAGCAATATAACACTTACGAATATACCAAGGCTAATGTGGTTCGCTCGTATGCTTTGGGCTGTGCGCTGGGGTATTCTACCGCGACCGATAAGATTGGCGACATGGAATCTATCTGCAACCGTTTTTCCGAAAAGTTTGGCGAAGCTTTATCTGTAAGTATTAAAACATTGAATGGAGATTCGAAATGACTCATATTTTGGCGATCACTTGGACTTTCGTCTTGGGGCTCTCGCCCCTGCTCGCACTGGCCGCTTTTGAGTCGATACGTCGTCATCAGATCGTAAAAGCCGGCATGCTAAGGCTTCGGGCCATGTTCGACCCGACACTGTCCGCCATTCTTCGTAAAGATTCGGAAGTTTTTTATGCCGACCTTAAGGACGGTAAGGTTAATTCGAGACATTTGGATGCGGCCCTGGACTCGGCAGATGAATACATCCGGTGGATCGCCATCAGTATGGGCGGCATGGAACTAGAAGCTCACCACTACGCAAAAGCGCTCAAAGATCCGGATGTAGAAGTGCGCAAAGCCGCCGCGAAAGATACCTCCATGCCTAGATATCTTATTGAAGAGGCCATGATGGATGCTCACGTATCCGTAAGAGAATCGGCGGCATCCAATGGCATGTCTGGGCATACAGCGCAAATGATGGCCGTTCAGGATCCAGAATCTTCGGTCAAATGGGCACTAATGCGGGGCTTTATGACAAGAGATGTGGCGGTCCTCGGAATGATGGATGACGACCCATATTTTAGAGCGGCCCTTATCAGAAAGCCCGCGGCTCGTACTTCCGCCATGGTTGCATCGGCACTGAAGGATAGAGATAAGAGAGTTGTTGAAGCCGCGACAGAAATCGCCAAGCAATACTTTCCCCAGCTTCTCAAGAAGAAGCCGGCCGCAAAGCGCAAGCCTAAGGTGAAATCCAAAAAGAAATAGTCAGCTTATCTTAGCGATGGGGGCGCCCGTACCCGGACCGGTACGGGGAATAGAAGCGTAGCCGAATTCCCGTATTTCCGAAGTCACGACTTCTGACACGAGCTTCCAAAACTGGGTATTGTACTTGTTTTTCCGGAATCCCGAGGTTTTTTGCATCAAAGATGCCATCCCGGCCGGAGTCCATCCGGTAAGATTCGAAACGCGGCCGGCGGCGGTCCCCGTAATAGTAGCCTTGCTGCATTCGCTTACTACGGCGGCGCCTATCGCCTTGGTCAGATCCGATCCTACCGGGGTGGAATCTCCAAATTGTTTTTTCATTCGGATGACTATCTGAGTGGCTATTCTCTGGGAAGAGATCCCCTTGATCCCGATGCCGGCCGACCCTAGCCCGCCCGAAGGGGTTATTCGGCCTACGCCCATCTTTAGGCTGACGACCACGCCGGTAGCTATGGCTTTGGTAAAAGCCTTCATATATTTGTTACTAGGCTTGGCGTCGGAATGTCTTTTTAGAATGGAATCTACAAACTTCTTCTGCAGAGATGAAGATAGTCTAGGTCCACTCAAGGGCATGATCAGCCCCTCAAATTAACGCTTAATGGAAGAGAAAGGCCAGTTTGCGGTACGTCAATCATAACGTCGATACGAAGGGTGGGGCCGGACTTAGAGATTTTGGAGTAGAGGATTTCGCCGAATCTAGGGTCGAGGGCGAAGGTGGTAGCCAGTGATGCGGACACTTTTTGGGCAGTAATATCGGCCGTGGAAGTACCGGCCTGGATACCGACGCCGTAGTTCGGATGCTGAAGCAGTGACCCGAGCGGAGTTACCAGCTTGAGCTTACCAGCTTGAATGATATTAGCCATACCAGCTGAAATCTCTACGTCACCGTTGGGGAGCATGGCCAGATCGCCTTCTGTGGTAAGGGCGATATCAACCTGGGCCATTGCGGCGACTACGGACTGGTCGTTGACTTCCGGTGCTAGGCGCAATGTTTCGAAAATTGTAGAAGGCGCCCCATCCGAGGGGATATAAAGCATCATGTTGGAATTGATCGTACCCGAGCGGTAATATTTGACTGTGGCCGAAACAGATTCAGAATAGCCCGTGGCATCTTGGTCAATATCCACCAGGTGACTAGTTTGGGACAGAGACTGGATATTGCGGACTCTCGCATTCAGGAAGGGGAGGCCATCGGCCGCCAGGAGTACGGACTTGCCCACATAAAGGCCGTCCACGTTCGATAGTTTTATGGTTCCACCAGAAGTAGACCCTACCACAGATTTGGTGATACCGATTTCGTCGATGTAGGGAGCCTGCAAACCGTTTAGGGCCGCAATTTCCAGCCATCTGCCGGCATCGCCCAGATAGCGGGCGGAGATCTGTTCTAGGGACGCGCCCAGTGGGGTGGGTACGGCGATCTTAGATGAGGGTAGGGCAAGATTCAGACCGTTGTCGTTAGCGAGGGTCGTGTAGAAGTCTACGTAGTTTTGAATGGAATTATCAATGTCGCGCTTGGCGTTGATAAGAAGTGAGTACTGATCCATCACGTCTTGAACGGCGATTAGAGTTTCGACAGTGGATAGCGATACCGGACGGACATTCGTTGAATTCTGTCCGAAATTCTTAAGGGTATTGTAGGTGTTAGAACCACGCCCTAACCTGTTAGAAATAGCTGCCGATGCGGCTTCAATATCGTCCCTAGTACGGATAAAGTCCGATACTTGGAATTTCGATACGCTGTCGATTTCGGCATTGATCTTAGTTTGGATGGAACTAGGTACGTCGAGGAAGTCAACCGGAATGGCTTCGAAGAAGTCGTTGTATTTGTCTGTGCGGTCGAAGATTTCATCTATAATGGCTTGCACTTTCGTAGAAACCGCCTGGTCCGCTAGGGAGTTGGATTTCTGGTCCAAGAGCCCGGCCCTCACGAGCTTATCTAACACTTTTTTGATGGCAACGTTGGAGCTGAGAAGGATGAGCCTATCGTAGACATCCACTACGTTTTGCACGAAATAGGACTTAAAGAATCGTTTGGAGTTATCCGACAAATCGTTTAGATTGATTTGCTGGCCGGTCATGCGCTTTGAATAGAGGCTGGCGATGGTCGCGTATTCGTATACTTTTTTAAGAATAGGATCCATCTTAGAGTTTCCTTACAGCTAGGACTTTCTTGGCATTTGCTATAGAGGCCACGCCAGCTGCCGTGCCAAGGATACGGCCCGCAACCCCGGCTAATTTGCCGGCATCGGTTTGCGTCTGGCCTTCATAACCCCACGCTACGAGTTCTATAGTGTAATCATACTCTAAGGTGGCAGCGCGCTTGGACCAGTTAAAACTGCGAACGGTGCATTGGTAGTAAACCTGGTCTTTTTCGAGTTCGAGGACAACGTAAAGCTGGGACAAATCACTCGGGCCGCCGGGATTGCCCGTATTGAGCTTCTTGATGTTCGAGTAGAGGTCAAAGAACGTGACGAGTTGGTGGAATTTCCAGTAGCCTGTTTGGTAAATCGGGTTGTTCAAGCTAAGGCTGAAAGTATTATTCCCTAGGGTCAAAGGTTCGGAGAATAGAGATAAATCGGCGATTTCATCTACTTGCTGAGCGCCGGTAGAACCGAAGCCGGTATTTAAACTTGTCAGAGTGCTTACCGCCTTACTGACTACGCCAAACGCAGCATCAAATGCCGAAGCTGTACCGTCAGTACTAGAAGCGTCGAGCTTTTGACCCACGCCATTAAATAGCGGGCGGGCGGGGGCCACGCCGGTAGTACCGCGAATAGTAACGAAACGGAGCGGAGCGCCGTTATGTTGTTCTGCAATACCGCCTAGAGTTACAGCTGTATTAGACATCATGGGCATGCGGACGTCAATCTGGTTGGGGGCGATGGGCAGTACTACAGAGAACGGGATTTCATCGGGCGGCGTATCGGACATGATAAGGCTGGCGGCCTTTTTGATAGTATTGGTGATCGGGTTGCTGCCGGTGGTACTGCTCGTTTTGGATCCGTAGGTTCTAACGGCTTTTAGGAATTCCGATTTAGAATAAGGACCAAAACGCAAGGTGTAGGGGTAGATCTTATTCCATCTAGTAGCGGAAGATTGTTTTAGGGCGTGCAGCTTAGAAAACCCGTCAAAGTTTTCAATTACCGCGTCTTTTTTCTTACCTTGGAATTTATCGAGGGCCGCAATTACCGCGGAAGCAAACGGTAGCGCATTTGCCGCGGCATTTAAAGATTTAGAAGCCATTTCATCCTGCCTTTACGTTTTTGACACCGCGAATGGGTATCCCGGTGATGTAGTCTCGTGGATAGGTACCAAGTACGCCGGAAGTTACAACCGTACCCTTGGAGCCGTTGAGTTTAATGGTCTTAGCCTTAATATCGGCGTCGCCAGTGACCTTGGCTGTAAGGTTGCCCTTGATATTCATTTGCATGTCTTTGGCATTTACGGTAATCTTTTTGGACTTCTGGTCAATTTCGATAGACTCACCCGCACCATCTGAAATAGTGATCTTGGCGGCGGCTTTATCTACCGTAATTTCGTTCTTGGCGCCGTCCCGGATTACCACTTTGGTCTTTTCGACCCGGATTTCCGTGCCATCGTCATGCTTTACTGAATAAGTCTCGGAGCTATCAATATTCCGTGTGATCTTGTTGAACCTGGAAATCCAGTGGTGGCCCCGGTTTTCAGGGTAGGTAACGCCAGTGTTAAGCATGCCGCCGATGATGATAGCGGATTCGGGGTTACCAAGTACGCACTGCACAGTTACACGCTGGTTAATTCGCAGGGTGAAAACTTCGTAGTCATCATTCCCACCAAAACGGTCGGATAGGATGGCGTGCAGTGGTAGGTGTGAATTTGTTTCCCCTACGGCGTCGACCAGGTATTCGTACTGAGCCTTCGATTTGTTCAAAGGATCAGAAGGCGGATAAATGGCGGAAACCACACCTTGAACAGTGTAGACCTGGGAATAAGTGTAGCCGGAATTCTTAAGCGAAGTCTGGGCCATGAAAGACGGTATAACCGGGAAGAATGTTTCGCTCATTATTTCTTCCTATTTCGGGTATCGGTCTTGCGGTAAGACCGGTTAAAGTTCTTGAGAGTCGCGTTAGGTGCTTGGGGCAGCTGGCCGCGAAGACTATTGCCGTATAGATCCGAGCTGGAATCGCCGTCGAGGTCTTTGGCTACCATTCCGTTGGAAAGGGATAAATTCGTAGTAAAGGACTTCGAACCGTCGCTCGTAATCTGGCACTGATGGTTGATGCCTTCAATATGGAATACGTGGTCGCCATACTGAACGTTGTCGCCTTCGCAAATGGGTTCTTGTACGCCCAATATGGAAAGCTGACCGGAAAGTTTCAGATGAGAATTAAATACCCAATCGGCCAGCATGACGGCCCAAATAGGAGAAAAGAACGTCGCCGAAGTAGTCGTAAAGGGCGAGTCGAAGGGGGTTTCCTTAATAAGGGCACGAAGGCCATGACGCTTAATATCACCCTCGTCGTACACGAAGTTACCCAGGACGAACTGCTTGGTCTTCTGGAATTCTTGTGAAGCGCCGTTTGCGAGTGACGAACCTACGCTAAGACCGGACTGGAACTGGTTAGAAATAACCTGCACGTAGTTGACGCGCATAGAATCGGACAGTCCGAAACGCTGGTTCATAGTAACAGACTTATCAACTATCCATCTGGGCAAATTCGCGAAATAAGTGTATTTCTGGGATTTCTTAACTTCATTTTCTACGACTTCAGGGAGCTTAGCCGTAACGGCCGTGTTATTGCCGTCATTGCCGAAGGTCTTGGCGTTCTTTTTGCCCATCAGCTGTTTGATGAAGTTGGTAGTAAAGGGGATCTGACGGGCGACGATGGTCGGGCGTATGCCGCCTACGGGGTCAAATCGCATGCACGTAAACATTTCGTTACATACGTCGTTGAGGTACATGGATACGATAGATTGCAGGGCGGTATTGTTCCAAGGTGCGGCAGTGATTTGGCAATAGCCCTTTAGGTCGGTAGAATCCCGGAAGGGGAAGTTACGGCGCAGTCCGGCCGGAGAGAAAGACTCTTCTGCGGGACGATTGCCTACTACTTGGTATTGTTCTATGCCCGTGTCTATGTAGAGAGTTTCGACATAAGTCTTGTTGGTACTAAAACCCAGGACGGAAGCCACGCTGCGGGGGACTAGCATTTCGGAATTAAAGGAAGGCTTTACTTCGAACCCGTTCTCGGCGCGGATAGGCGCGGCATCTTTTAGGATTTGCTGCGGGCCGGAACCAAGGAAGACTCTAAGGAAGAACTTGATAACTTCGTTCGGGTAGTTCCAGCCCCTAGTGTTGTTTTTAACCAGGTCTTCTAGTCCGTTTTTATCTACTTTGGATAGGAAATATTGCGACGACCCAAGGTTAGCGCCGGGAGATACGATATATTTGTCGGCGGCGCTGGTAAAGAAAACCGAAGTGTCGAGTTCGGAGAACATTTCGGCTTCGATAGAAGCCGTATTGGTGGGCATTCCGTTAACTGAAACGGAGGCGCCTTCGGAAACACTAGTAACTTTGCCTAAAAACTTGAAGCCCGATTTAAAATCATTTAGAGTGCCGTAGCTAGCGCCCGAGCTAAAAGCCTGCTCGATCTCGTCGATCTTGTCGGCGCTATTGGCCATCCAAATACCCACGTAGTCGTAGGGTTTTACTTCATTGATATAGTTCAGATCGGTTAAAAGGAGTTGTATGTTCGCCTGTTTCTTGTAACTACCCTTGGGGCGGTTCACTCCGACACTTATAGCATCGCTACGGATAATGATCGGGAAGGTAAGGCTGAGGGGTTCCACGTTTGTCGCTTTATAGCCGACGCGGGGATCTTGAAATCGCCAGATTACGACGAGCCAATCCGGGGAGGTCTGGTGCGTGAGGCCATTGCGGGTAATGGGGTAGGAAGGGTGATTCATCCCTTACCTCTTAATACCGTTGATGGCGCTACCGGGACCGGCGGCGTTGATATTCCGGCGAAGTGTAGCAGTAGAATCCGCAATATCTTTAGCGGCAGCTTGTGCGCCTTCGCGGATGATGCGGCGGAAGTCTTCCGCGGAAGATTGTAAGGTCTTGGTAATTTCTGTAAGGCCCGCGGCGGTGGATTTTTCCAGCTCGAAGATACCCGTTTCCTGAGGCTTGATACCGGGGGCGGTAGCCGTACCCGAAGCTGTTTTCTTGCCATAGACGGAACCGGCGTATGCGGCACCGAATGCAGCCTGGTCAGCCTGTCCCATCTTGGAACTTTCGGCCATCAGCTGGGCTTCGCCTTCGTTAGCGAATATGCCCTTCATGGTTTCTTGGCCGATATTCATCAGACCTGCGCGGTCAGTAATTTTAGTGCCGCTGGCCTTTTCGGCGAAATTAAAGTCTTCGTCATCAAGTCGGCCTTTGTTCATTGCACGGCCAACGAGAGCGCCCATCGCGGATTCGGGGATTCCGCGCCTACGCATTTCGGCATACATCTTCATTTGGACGTACCCGCCGCCGTAGATGGATTGGTTAACATTAGGAATCTGGCCGGCGATAGCTCCTTGGGCCGCGGCGGAATTAAATCCTTGCCCCTTGCCGAAGTTAAGAACCTGTCCTACCTGGCCAGTTTGATTGGCGATAGACCCAGTGTCCTGGTACATTAAAGGAGAAGCGCCAGCTAAACCGGCTACGGTCTGACTTACAACATCACGGCCGGCGAAATCATTTTCGAAGCCGCCCATTTGGGAAAGTACGGCGTTCATGTCGGATTGCCCGGTCGCACGGCCGCGAACATTCATCATGGTGCGGGCCAGATCTGCGGTGCCATATTTTCTTTCGAATTCGGCCTGGTTTTGGAGACCGACCGCATCGAACATTTTGCCGTTACCTACACCTCCGGCTCCCGAGAACCTTTTAAGAAGATCCACGGAGTATTCGGTATTGCCGGTAAAGGATTCTAAGCTGGAAAAAGCACTGCCGGCCATACCGCGGCCAGCTGCGTTACCGTAAGCTGCGCCGAAGATCTGTTCGGGACCGGACATGGCCGCCATTCTAGCCCTCGACTGAGGAAGAATGTCGGTGAGCATTTTATTGTAGGCGAGCTGTTCTTGACGCTGACGGGCTTCACGGGCCGGAGTATCGATCATGAACTGTCCGGCACCAATAGCACCGCCTACAAGTCCGCCGGCTATAGATCCGATAGGGCCGCCGAGGAAACTGCCGGCTACGGCACCTCCAACAACTCCCTTGCCAACGCCCATTGCAAAATCTTTGAAAGTTCTAAGACCCTGGCCCGGAACATTTTCGCCATACTTGGCAACCATTAGATTTGTGGCGTCACCGCGAACGGCGTCCATTAGTCCGAATTGTTGGTTTTGGCGATTAGTAATTACGGCGCCGGGGGCTTGATCTATAATGCTTGAAACTTTGTTAACGAGCTGAGCGGTTCCGGCCGCGCCTAAAAGAGATCTCAGGGCGCCTATCCCGCCGCCGGCCATGATGCCCATTCCGGGACCACCACCAGAAGAAGGACCGCCACCTCCCGAACCGCCGCCTAAGGCAGCAGCTGCCCCGGAAACTTGGGTCTGGGCGAAACCGGCCTGCTGCGCCATTTGGGGCATGGTAAGGCCGAGTTCTTTATGCATTTCTTTAATGCGGCCGGTTAAGGTACCAACCGAATCGGAAAGCCCCTTGATGGAGGCCCCCATGCTTTCGATAACTTTTAGGGTATTGCCGGAAAAAGCCGAATTCATAGAATCGGCAAGGGGTTTTATAACTGACGAGACCTTTGTGAAGGTACTCATTAGATCTTGGAGGTCTTGGGAAACCTTTTGGAAGTCGGCGTCGACTCCAATCTCAATTTTAGGCTGATCTGACACTGATTATTCCCCTATGTTACCGGAATCAGGGAGTTTGTACTTGGCATCTATAAGATTAAGCAAATCGGGGTCTTCCTGCAAAATATTGTTTTTATTAGCGGTATCGGTTGTGTTTTGGGCTTCGGCTTCCTGCAGGAGGTCGTCGATCCAGTCTTCTTTAGCAGATTGTTCTTCTTCGGCTTTTTCGGGTTCAAGTACAAGTACCCGTTCTTCTTGGTATTTTTGGTGCTGCTTGTCGTCGCCTTCGTAAAGGGTCTGGTATCGGTCCTCGAAGAAATGGCGCATCACGTATTCGGCGTCCATGCCTTCGACTTCCATAATCGGGGTCGAAAACTTCTCAGAGAACCACCGGCAAATCTTGGCATAGGTCTGCTCGGTGGTGGGCTCTTCTGCGGATTGGAGGGCGAAGATTCGGATGGCCCTTAGGGTTTGCTCGTCGATCACGGGGACCGCCTAGTTATTTTTTCTTGCCCGCGAGCTTTTCCGCGACTTTTTCGGCGTCGCCAAAGAGTTTTTCTTTGCGGACTTTTTCGGCCTTACTGATCTCGCGGAGTAGGTCTTCGAGGTGGTTAACATCAAGGAGTTCCGATCCACCAATGCCGGCGGTCTTGAACCATTCGGGGGCTTCGATGACCCGGATAGCCAATTGCCCGAAAATGAAGGCATCAGCTGCGGTGCGTTCGGAGGACATCTCGGGGTTGGACCCAAGAAAGTTACGACGAATTTGGTCGGCTTGGGCGAGTTCGCGGCGGTTAAGCAGGGTTTTAACGCGGAAATCGCCGCGGTATTTTTCACCGGTTTCGGAACCTACGGCATCCATGGTAATTACGATTTCATAAGGACTTTGCATAGTTATCTCCGTTATTTCTTCTTGGATTTTTTAGTTTTAGGGGCCGGGGTTAATTTTTTCGAAAGTTGATCGAAGACGTCATGAACCACTGCAGGGGCGGCCTTATCGCTCAGTCCGGGAACTGATTCCGCGGCCTTCTTAATTAAGGCTTTAAGTCCGGCCTCATCTTTTAGGGAGGAGACTGACTGTTCATCTAGGGTTGTCAGAGAAGCTGTAGTTCCCTCTAGCTGTCTTTCCACGATGCGGCTGGCATTTTGGGGGGCATCTACCGCCGGTACGCCGCGGAAGAACACCGGGGTTACCGCAAATAAATCTAGGACTAAGTCGCCCGAAGTAGTAGTGGGGTTGTCAGTAATAATACGTGCGCTAACCTGGGACGGCCCCGACTTTTCAATTTTATCTACTTGAATACTAACGGAACTGCTGACCACTTCATGCAGCATGAACATGAGGGGCACATCCGGAAGCTCGACTTCCAGCTCTAAAGTGACAATGACACCGCCGCGAGGAATATAGATACTCCCCGTAGAAGTAGCCCTGAGTATGGGGCCGGTCGTGACTTTTTGCCCATTGACCTGCTTAACTGTAAAAAGGTTATTCATTCGGTTCCTCTATATGGATAATACCATAACTTAGGTGTTGATCTTTGCATTTGGGCATAGTAGGATGGAATCTATGTTAGAAACATGGATCAAAATGATGATGGGCTGGGGTTTGATACTGATCGCTCGTCATAGGGGTCTTTCGCAGGAGGCGAAGCTTGCATGTATAACCGTGGCTTGTATCTATTTTATTTTGGCTCTTTGGGGTTTTGGGTCGGCGCTGCTAAAGCGCAAGAAGTAGTACCCTGGACCCTGGTTCGGCCACAGCCTGCCGCTAAAGAAACTGTCAGTACTTTTTCTAGGAAGGTCTTCCTGGCGAACACCAACGACCTAATAGCAAGATTAAGGAAAAACGTACCGGAAGCTAGGGCCGCCGGCCCCGCGGTCGATATGATCCGTAATCCGGCCGTCCAGGAATCCATTAAGACCGAATTCGCCAAGATCACCTTTAAAGTCGAGCCCAAGATCGCCAAACTGACGACCGCACTAGAAACCACGATGGGGGATTTCAAGACCTACGTTTGGGGCGGAACCGGCACTTATACCCTCGGGTACTATATAAAAGGCTACCGGGCCGAGTTTGACCCCAAGACTGAGATGAAGACCGTAGGCTACGGCACCTCGTGGTAGGATGAACCTATGAGAGTTTTCTTTAGCGCAAGCTACTACGTCGTGCTTTTGGTGGTGTATTCCATAGGAATGTACCAGCTTGGTGCGGGGGATATCCGTATGAAAATCCTAGATCTGGCCCCCAAGGTGACAGATGAGCATTGTTCGAAATTCCGGGTACAGGCTGACGAACAAGCTTGCCGCATCTATGGCCTGGGTGTGGTCCTAAAACTCTACGACAAGATCATCAAATAAGGACGAATGGTTAACTACCACCGGAGTCGTAATGACTCTATTATATCCCTGATGAATCGAGGTCTGCTGTCGCCGGTTCGTATTGAATATATGGCCGAGGCCGGACTATTAACCGAAACTGTAGTCCACGAGCTTACGACTAGGCATCACGCACTGCTTACCGATATCGCTCTGAGAGAGCTTATCTACCGCGGACAGCTTAGCTATTTTTCGGTTGCTTTTTTGCGAATCGAAAATCGCATAACTAACCGGATATTCAGGTATTTTGCCAAATATGCCGACCGCATCGAAATATACGCCGCTAGGTACCTTTTAGGCGAACCCCGGTGTCCCGTTGTATTTTTGACCGCTTGCGCCAGGAAACACCCGGATGAAAGCGTTCGTGAAAAAGCTCTTCGTAAGCTACTAGATCGTAAAATAACGGAGTTTGTAAAATGAAGAATATCGAAATTGAACTTAAATACGCGGCGAATAACATTTCCAGAAAAGATTTTGAATTATTCGTATCTAGAAATCTAAGGGGGGCGCCGAAGCCGATGAGATCCTCTAATGACGGGCCGGATTCCGGCGACCACTACTTTTCTATGCCGACCGGAGAGAACATTCGTTTTCGCAGGGATGAACGCGGCTGGGAGATGACGAGCAAAGTTAGGCTTAGCCGTAAAAACGTGGTAGTGCGTACCGAGGTGAACATCGGACTGGAAACTGAAAGTATGGATTTAGAAAAAGCGGAAGCTTTCAGCCGAGCCTTGGGGTTCAAGAAAGACTTTACAATCCGCAAGGACGCCACCATTTGGAAGTTTTCCGATGCGACCGTAAGTTATTATATTTGCTATGACGAAAGCGGGTTAAAAGAGGTCGGCCGTTTCATTGAAATCGAAGCCGATGAAGAGCTGGACCAAAAAACGAGCTTAATGATTCTGGATGCATACGAGGCTCGGCTTGAGAAATTAGGCATGGGACCTAAAACTCGGATTAACGATTCTTTATTCGAGATGTATTCAAAAGTACTAGATAAAAAGTCGGCCCGGAAGGTCCGGAGCTTCAAGAAGAAGACACGGTAGCGGCGTAAATACGCCTTAGTTTTTGGTAGTAATTTGATTCGATGTCCAGCGTCACTATTATCTTTCGTAATTGCGGCGGGCCTCTTAGGTGGGTCTTTCGTATTTTTGCCTTTACGAGCCGGACCTTACCCGACGAGAGGGTCGCCAGCTCTTCGTATCCCGATATAGTCTCCATATCCGGATCGTAAATATCATATTCGACCCGTGCTATCCGGTGGTCGTCGCGTATGTATCCGGAATGGCTTCGGAAGTGGTCATTCATAAATACGACCTATACATTCGAGATAATTTAGAATAATAGCCGGCTTCTACTTCCATCATTATTTCAAGGGCGGGTAGGCCCTTTGCCGCAAAATCCACCTGTACGCGTGTTAGAAGCATCCTTCCTCCGAGTAGAGTCCCTATTAATTCTTTATAATTGCCAAGAGTATCTTCGTCGGGGGTCTCAATATAATAGACTATTTTCACTAGGCGATTGTCTTCGAAATAGCTGCGATATATATCCACACCCAGGTATTTCATAAATCGCTCAAACCGTACCCAATATATTTATCGAAAAGATCCATGAGCAGGTTGTCGATGTCCTCTGGCTCGTAAACCCCTACGTGGAAGATATGCACGTTCCTGGAGAGGCTATACTGGGCGATTCCCATGTCTTTTATCGATACGGGGCGTCCTAGTCTGGGAATGACTGGATTGAGTTCGGGCGTCGGCTTAAACATGGGCGTCTCGTCAAGGGTGCTATATACAGTGTACAAGCTGGGGACGCGGACTGTTACCTCAAATTTTACGCTGGAACCCCGGCTCGTTCCGCGGACGGCATCCTTAAACTGCCCAGGGGCCGTTTTCTTTCTCATAACTTGGACCCCCCGAAAAACTTGAAGTACTTGTCCCGGTACTTGCCCGGTTGGCTGCCATAGTTTACAATGACCTTGACCTCTCTGGTGTTATTCGTTATTAGATGTCCGGGGGTGATAGTCACATTCATTCCGCCCCAAACTATGAGCGGCTCCTCGTCGTAGCTCCGTAGCAAGGTCTCGGGAATTTGTCCGTAATAATTATGTCCATATGGAACCGAATGACTCCGACGCATGGGCAAAAGGGAACAAAGATGCGTCATTTTTGGTCACCGAAATAGCTATACCATTTTGCGAAGTACCAGACGGCGCGGCGCGGAAAAATCTGTGATTCCTCTGCGCGACCTGTCACATAGGTCCGGCGCTCGACAACATCGGAAGATAGGAGGCACTCCGGCATGGTGTGCTCGATTTTGATCACGAGATCTTCGATTCGGAAGCCGCGCTCGAACGCCTCGGGAACATAACCCTGAATTCTTGGCCAGTTACCCAAAGTAATACATGGTACTATCACGCGGTTATTGTACCCCGCGAGCCGTGGGGCGGTCAATCGAAATAAAAGCCCCATTTGGTTCGCAGGTCCGCGACTTCCTGGGCCTGATTTAGCAGCTTGCCGTTCCAAATGTACAGCTTAAAGCGACCTTTCTTCTTATTCCGGAATCTGATACGGGCCGTCCCGATGGTAAGTATGTAATGAGCATCTGGACCGAATTCCTTACGGGGGACATAGCCGTACATACGCGCCGGGCGCTTATCATCGGCGTCGTCGAACCTGACCCAAAGGTCGAGCACGTCGGGGCTAAAACGGCTCATATGGAAGATATTTCCTATACTTTTGTCCGATTCGTTCGCATTCGCCGGATTCGTCTAGAATGTAGGCCTTATCGAGCATGACTGCGGTCCCGCCTTTTAACGTCCGGTAGGATTTGATGTAAAGTTCTACCCGGCCCATTTTGTGGCGGCGCTCTCGCTTAACCGGAAACAAGTCGAACGGCATACTGCCGTATACCTTAGCCTGGCCGTCCCGAGCTATCATCTTGTAGGCTACGTCCGCGCTGTAAAATTTAATAGAATGCGTCATATCGCACCAAAGGTGGATTCGTAAACGTGCAGAAGCCTTGGAAGCCTAGAAATGATCGGCCCTGATACTTCGTAGATTTGAAGTCGGGCATTGCCCGCACCATTCATATCATTGAATACACTTTTTAGGACCCCGCCTTCGCATTCGTAGTGCTGCAATGAGGCGCCGGGATAAGTCCCGGCCTCGTATCCCCCAAAAAACCGAGGGCGATGATTTTCTACGTTCTTTGGCTGCCAAATATACAACCACCCGAACTGCTCGTCGTGTTGCATTTCTTGAATGAAAGGGACTTCCATCAGGCTCCCCCTTCCAAGAAGAAAAAGCGATACATCTTTTCGATACGCTCGTATTCAGATTTGGGGGCGCCGAGCCTAAGATCGACGGCTTGATTGTACGGCGCCGGATTTATTTTGCTAACCGGATATGATGTCATCTCCCGGACCCAGTAGGTGAGCTTGTGGATGTTGGGAGTGCGGCGGAGTAGCGGAATCATTTCCTCGGTAATAACGGAATTCGGACCTATAATAAAGAAATTACCGTTAGGCACGGTCACCCAGTTATCAGTCATCTTCGGGTATTATATCTTAATCTGAAGCCGGCCGTCAATCGAAGTATTTTAGATATTTCAGGCGCATATCTTCAACTCGCGGCGGCCCCACATATTCGACTAATTGAAGTATGAGTCCGCCCCAAACGGGTACGGGTTCTATGCTTACCGCGGTCATTATTTCCGGGTCGTAGTTTTTGCCGGACAAGTTCGCGAAATACCTGCCGCGATTATTGAAAATCGGGCGTACTGAATGTTTTTGCAGGGGGTAAGTCCATCTGGGGTGTTCTAAACCTTCGTCGTCGTGCCGTATAACCTCTTCAAAATGGGGGATATCCATTTGGACTCCCGAAGTATTGGTCGTATTTGGCCTTTAATCTCTTATAGGGACTACCCGCGAGACGTCGGATTGTTGTAATACCCTTGTCGTTTTTATAGGGTTCGTCAAATCCGGTAATCGGCAGGTGCTGCGGCATGGCGTAGTCCGGGATGAAATAAACCCCGGAATACTGGGCACCAGGTGCGGAGATGTTAGCCAGTGATGGCTTCCCAGCCTTTGAGACTACGGGCCAATACACGGTATGGATCCAGTGCGAATCCATCAAACCGCCTTGGGGGGGTCCGGGAAGTATTTTTGGTATTTAACATCCAGAGTATTTTGATAGGGATTTACCCACAAGGTCAGGTTCTTCTTATCTTTTCGAAATTTAAACTGAAGGGCGGAACGCTTAATTATGCGGCACATTTGAGCCAGATCGCGATGATCTTCGAACCGCAAAATACCATCGGCGGTCTTGGTAACCATACCGTGTTTAAATTTGACTTGAGATTTGATGCCGCGACTCGAATAATTACCCCAGGTGCCAATATTGTAGCGGTGATAACCAAGTGGCATAGGGTATATGATACCCCATTCTGAACTAAAAAGCTAGGCTTCTTCCTTGGTTTCGGTGGATTCCAGTTCAATGGATTTTTCATCTAGGTTGATTTTGGCTTTATCCAGGCGACGCAGACGGTAAAAGATCACAGACATTGCCCACCAAACCATACACCCGGCGCTTGCGGGCCATAAAGACGGCTTTACGTGCAGGGCGATCAGGGAGCAAAACATCAGGAGCCAAGACACGTAGAACTGCAATAGTGTAATCGAGGGCTTAGACGTAGTTGGGTCGTAAGCATAGGGGAGTCTTACACCTTCTTCGGACCATTTTTTCCATAAGTCTGAAATCTTGGACATGGGATCACCTCTACACGTAAGATTAAGTTTTTTAAGCTATTTTAGGCTTTCTTTTGCCAACCCGCGGAGGATGGGGTATAATTTTCACATGCCCGTTAAATACGACCGTGATACTGAATGGCTGACCCCTTTTGTAGAGTCCGCCAGAGGCCTAGTAGACGTTGACCGCCTTAAGGCCGTGCTGCGTATCCACCTGCACAAAAACCGCGCCAAGCAGGCGGAGGCGATCTGTACCATCGAACCAAACCGGATGTTTACGATCCGCATGTATATGACTACCACTGAATTCGAAAGACTCCCTAACGGTCTCTGGAAGCGTGGCGGACCTAAGTCTTGCCGCCTCTATAACGTGCTGGAAACTTTGGCCCACGAAATGGCTCATATGAAGCATTTTGACCACCCGCCTCGTATGTTCGCCACCCAGGCTAAAATCATGAAGCGTTTCGCCAAAGTGGCCGATACCCTAAATCTCGTAGACCTGGAAATGCGGCACAACCGGGTTAAAAAGCAAATTGAAGCTGAACTCAATAAAGGAAAGGTATGAAAAATGCGCTCATTATGGGATATGTCCTATTTGTTTTGGGTATTGGTTACTTCTCCTATAAGATGGTTGAAAAAATTACCCGGTTCGCTGAAGAAGGCCGTCTCATCGAAGTTAAAGAATTCATCCTACAAGGGTTCGGCTCTTTATCAGAAGGCGGTAGCGGTGAGTAACAGTAACCAACAAACGAGCGGCTTTAAACAGCCGGATCCTAAAGACCGGGCTTTGGTCTTCCGCACGATGGGTGACCATACCATGTTACTGAAACTGAAGATGCGCCTCGAAGATGGCGTACTGCACGCGGATACTCCCGGAGACCGCCGGCTTATTGATTTCTTTTGCTATTACCATGATATCAAGAACTTAGGTAGCGACAATTTTTACGCGGCTATCGCTATTGCCCCCGACCTGAAAAAGAGTGTGAACGAGACCCTTCGGCTCCTAGAAGACGCACTATTCGAATACAAGGGCGGCATTGGTACTTGTTAGTTGGGGGCCGGAATGAACAAAAGAAAAAGAGCCGCGGCGTTCCCATGGCGTCACTACGATATATGGGTGTCCTGCCAAAATGGTATCGATACCATTAAGACCCGTAATATTACCCCGGCTGATTTTCAAGGGCTGGTTGCCATTTGGTCGAAGCTGTTCGCCATTACGGATGAAGACGCCAAGAAGATCCTTTCCCTAGAAGACGAAAGCCGGCTCGTGGGGCTCCTGGAAGAGAAACAGCGCAGATGCGTGGCTTATATGGAAGTAGCCGAGCCTTTCGGGGAATCATGAAAAACCTTGTCTTGGGGGCCTATCTCGGGGTATACTTATCAGTATTGGGGCTGGTTTTGGCCGCCCGCACAATTTTTGGAGGATTAGATGGCAAAGAAAATCGATAAGAAGAAATTAGGTGTGGAATTGCTGGTAAAACTTGGCGGCGAAATCGTATACCTACTACTGGCCGGACTTTTTATCCGAGCTGGGTGGAATTACGGTATTTCTCCGGCCCTGCCCGCCGTCGCATCCGATATTACGTTCTTGCAGGCTGTCGCTATCAAAATTATGGCGGGCTGGATTTCCAGCTCTTCGCCTTTAACAATTGCTAACAAAAAGGGACAATAAAATGGCTAAAATCAAAATCGCACAAATCATCCAATCCGAATTCGCCCCGGCGCTTGCCAAGGTATCGAGCGTGGAAGTGCCACTGAAAGTGGCTTTCCGTATCAAGGGTATGGTTATTCAAGTTAAGCAGGAAGTTGCCAAGTATGAAGAACTCCGCACAGAACTCATCAAAAAGCACGCTCCCCGCAATGAAGCCGGCGAATTTCAGCCGGATGAAAGCGGCCAGATCCGTCCTTCTGCGGAAAATATGAACGAATTCCTCCGCGAGATGCAAGAACTCCTCAATTTGGAAGTCGAGATCAATACTGTCGAAGTCGCAGAACTCGGAGAGAAACTCAAGCTCACCGGTAACGAAGTGGCCGCCCTAGAAGGGGTATTGGTCTAAACCGTGGAAGGCCTTCTACTGGTACTAGGTATTTGGTATCTATTCTTTCGCCGGGAGTAATTTATGAAAAAGAAACTAAAACCGGAATGTACAGTGTATTTAGTTCCGGGAATTCCCGTCGACCGTTTTCCTCTGGCCGGTGCGATTTATATCCACCACCGGATCAGTGGTCGGATCTATCTCATTAAAGACAATGGCGAGAGCTATGAATCTGCTTTTGACCTCGAATCCCTTAACAGGGTGCTGAAGCCCGTAAAGATCGGGGAACTCTAATGGCCGCCGCCAGACACGCGCAAAAGATGTATCTTATTGCCGTGCTGGTGGTTGTGGTTATTTTACTAGTGGTGGGGTAGTATGGACCCGAAATTCATTGATTTAGGTAGAGGAAAATGTTGGATGTGCGGCCGGTCTAAAAGGCTCTATGTCGAAGCCGGCGGGGTCGAAGATCAGGGGTCCTGCATGGATTGCAACAAATCCGCCCAGTATAAACCCACGAATGAGGATACAGCTACGGCCATCGTAAACGAGTTTAGGGAATTTATTGACAACGACGTAGTGGCTTCGATGATTGCAGAGCGTATCGCCGAAGCCCTGGACTCGAAAAGGTAACTATGAGTTTTGTAGCATTTCCCAAGATCCCGCGATTGAGCAATATCGAGATGACCATTACGCAGAAACTTCACGGCACGAATGCCTGCGTTCATATTTTCGAGGGCGATCAAGATATGGGCGGAGATACTCGTATCGAAATAAAAGCCCAGTCGCGTACCCGGAATGTCACACCGGAAGATGACAACTTCGGATTTGCGGCTTGGGTTGAAAAGAACGCAGCCGAACTCATTGAAAAATTAGGCCTTGGCTACCACTACGGAGAATGGGTGGGTCCCGGAATTAATTCGGGAGAAGGCCTGCCCGAAAAACGATTCGTATTGTTCGACTTCTGGAAATATCCCGAAGATAGGCCTCTTCCTCCTCAAGTTATGGTCGTTCCGGTACTGTACAGGGGACCCCTTATCACGACAAAAATCGATGAAACGATGACGGAACTTAAAACTGGCGGCTCAAAGCTTGTCCCCGGATTTATGCGTCCCGAAGGTATAGTAATCAGCATCATGGGTAATCGGGTAAAAAAAGTATTCGAAGCCGAAGAAACCAAATGGACCGGAGCGCCTAAGGTCGGGGGCCTCAAGGTTGAAGATCCGGACGTATCGCATCTACTACAACCGATACGCCTAGAAAAAATTCTATCCCGCGATGAATCTTATATGAAAGAATACCCGAAAAGCTTGCCGTCTATTGCCGCCGCCTACGTGACGGATTTAGAATCGGAAGGGCAAATGCCCCAAGATAAAGATGAGCTGCGGAGGATAAAAAAAGCCCTCGGCGGAGTATTGTTTCTATTCTTAAAGATTAAAATCAAAGAATGGTTCGGAAGAGAATGAGCCTCGAAGATCGCCGCGAGATTTACCTAAAGCATGCTCCGACCACGCAGAAGAAGCTCTGGTATCTCAATAAATACCAATTGTATTTTAAAGAAGAAGACGGATCCGTTCGGCTTGTAGGTATACAGCTATATAGGCTTACGGACGGTAAATGGGGCGAAACTGTAACTGGAAGCTACGGTACGGAAGAAGTCTATTATTAGAGCTTTTTGGTCGGATCGTTGTCTGATCCGAGCTTGACGATAATGGACTTGAAAATATTGCGCCCCAAGATCGTATTCGAATTTTCCATAATGCTCGTAAGTTCTACGAGACCGATTACAGAGCCGGCCAGCTTAGCGATAGGAATCAAGCCGCCGGTTAGATAGGTATCCACTAGGAAGCCCGTGATGACCACGAGGTGGTAAACCAGGATCTTGCTAACACTACGGCGGAGCATCGCCGAAGTAATGGCTTCGCCGCGCTTACGAGCCGCCCAAACACCAGTGATAAGATCCGCAAATATTAAGACGCCGACCGTTAAAAGAGTGCCCTGGATTGGCATCAGTACCGACATAGCCGAAACAAGTATTTTTACGGCCCATTCTTTCATTTCTGGTACTTCTCTTAAAAATTGCATAGGAATTGGTCAGTTGTATAAAAGATTAGGTACTTAGCTCTACGGGTTTTCGGACACTTACGATTATTTTATCTAAGGCTACGGTTAAGAATTCCATAACTATTCGTTATTACTGCCTATTTAACCCGTTTTAGCCCGATTTGCCTTAAAATCCGGTTCAAATCTAGAGGGTCTACATCCTCGGACACGATATTGTCGTCTATGACATCGGCCACTTGGAGGATTTCCGCACCGAGCGTCGAACATACGAAGGTATTCCCGTTTGAAGGGAACGGATTTTTGCATTTCTTGCCTAATTTGGCCATGATTTTGACCCAAGCAAAGCCTAAAATCTCTTTGATGCCGTAGGGTTTGTTGGCATTGTCCATACAAAACTGCATCATTTTACGATGACATTCGTCACCTAGGGTTACTTCGTATTCTTCTACGGCCAGGGAATGGGTTTCGAAGGTTTTGTTGCTTTCGAAGTTCACCGCAAGCTTGCTGGCTTGATAAATAATATCGCGGTCAATACCCTTCCATTCCCATTTCAAATAGACGTGGCTATAATTAGTCTTGTCCGACCACATAATGAGGTTGGAGAATATCATCGGTTTGACGGGGCGGCTAAACCCCACGATAATAGTTTTCATGAGACTACGGCTTCGGCAGTCATGCCGGTACTATACCTGCCCATAGCCATCGAGCTGTTATTAAGAAATACCCGGCATACCATTTTAAAAATCCTATAAACCGAAATTCGATTCGAAAGCGTTTATTTGAAGAATAGCTTCATCAAATATATCTGCATATTCCGTATATACGACTTTAAGCTGTATACAAGAATGCCTAGCAGTTCCCAGTGCTCCGGTTTCAAGCAAGGACTTAACCCCTAAAAGTTGTGTTAACAAAGAAATAACTTGAGGCCCGCTTTTATCCAGAATCTTGTTCCTGGCTCCGATCCGGTCTACAGCGGCTTTCGCGAGTTTTGACCCAAATTCCGCCTTTCTGGAATTCAATTCGATTTCGAATTGTTCCCTGGAACTTAAGTTTTGGGGTATTTCGAGCCTGTTACCGTTCAAAACCCAACCAATTGTCGGCTGTGGAATATCGTCGGCAATATCAATGACCATGTCATTTGATTTTATAAGCTCTGCAAAACCATCTTCTTCTATTTCTGCGATTTTTGTAATTATGCTATTATTGACCAATGCGTATTTTCTCATTTTTGCCCTACAGATCTTTTTTGGTAATATCTAAGAAATCAACATCTTGGCGCAATCTAGTTACATTGTCATAGATGCCTAAATGATTGAAGTACGCACGGTCTCTGTATGTAACGCCCAGTCTTATGACCGACACTTCTATCATTATAGATTCACCGCCCTGGAAATCAACGGCAGATAGACCGCTCAGCAGGGGGTTGGCGTAGAAATAATTGTTCGATAGCAAAACACCGTTCAATGAAGTAACGAATGTTTCCGTCCAATCAGGCGCAGATATTTTGTAAATATTGAACATGCAATTGGCGCTGCTCGCCACTGACATGTTTTTTGCATCGTACAGATAGGCGATCATCTGGATGTTGTTAAAGGAGTTTTCGTTGAACTTGGCGGCAATTTTTATGGCCTGCGTGCTGGTAGACAGGGCGCTATTGGGGCCGAACAAGAACTGCCAGTCGTCGGCATCATTTACGATATAACGAGAATCATGGTCAACTTTTAACCATTGGTTATCGTCATTGTCGTCTTGAGCTACTAGTTTTCTTGTAATCGGCATTATTAAGTTCCTAGTAGAGAAAATCCTTTAGCGACCGTTCTATTCTGGCCGGCTATTCCTATCGTAACCTTGGCCGTGTAGTGAGTTAGATCGGTCAAAAGGATGGCCGATACCGGCGTACTGTGGAAAAACCCATTTACGTCCGGGGTAATACCGGATTGAGTAAGGCCGGCAACGGCAACGCCGAGCTTGTCATAGATCGTATAGCTTGCGGTTCCTAGGAGGGCGGTATCTGTCAATTCATCGTTAACCGTAGACCAGAAAGTGGCTTCTAGTTGGTTAAGAGCATTGATTGAGAAAGTCGCCCTGCAGGTATAGTTAGTCGTACCCGGTTCAAAAATAACATTATGAGACCTAGAGGTACCGCTTACAACGATGGTGCATCTCGCGATGTAGGGCTCGGTGGTGCTTAAGGACGGGGGCAGGGGCACTGGTGTAATTGCAAAGAAACCATTTACGTCAGCGACAATGCCAGTTTCACTGAACCCTGGGATTAAAGTTCCGTCCGCCTCGTAGACTTGATAGGATCCGACGCCGAGGTTGGCGGTTACAACTTTCTCGTTTTCCGTTACCCAGAACGATCCGACAAGATTATTAGAAGAGTCAACGCCCCCGGTTCCATCTACTTCGTACTGTTCTATACCGGCTTCAACTCGGATAAAGTTAAACCTGTTTTCTCCATCTACAGAAACCGTTACTTTGATTTCATAGTGCTCGGATTCTTCTTCTAAAAGATTCGCGACTGCCGAAAATACGTATAGACCTTGAGAATTCGCGGCCACTCCGGACCCGGACATTCCGACTATCGCCGCTCCGAGTTTATCGTAAACTTGATAGCTCGCAGTTCCCAAAACAGCACCAGGAGCATTAGCCAGATTGCCGTTTTTATTGGCCCAAGCGGTGATTCTAAATTGGTTGGAATCATCGACAGACCACGAGGCCTTGGTCTCGTAAGTATCAATAGATGTCAGGATCCCGGTAGAGATGACGCTCATCGACACTAGGTTACTATCTCTGTTGTTCACGCCATCGATTGCTCTAACCCCTACAAAATACGTAACGCCGTTTTGCAGAAAGGACCCGTCGGGCAAATTATAGATGTCGTATTGCAGATTGGGGGTCAAGGCCACTATGTTAGCAAGGCTGAATAAACCGGTAGCGGTTGAGGCTTTAATGTAAATTTCATACCTAATAGGCGGAGTCGGATCGGTCGCCGCCGACCAGCCCGCCCTAATTTGACCCCTAGATTCAACATCTAGCGATGTGATCCCTGCAAAAACTGGAGGAGTCAAATCGACGATACAAGCCTCGCTTGTACCTTGATAGAAATTATCGCTTATGAATATATTCGGCATGGTGCCCCCAGAAATTTTAGCGCGGCCCCTATCTGAAATGACTTATTGCTGTCCCACTGCTTCTCGCAAATGTGTAAAACTTGAATGTTGATGGATTTAAAAAAATTATCTTTCGTTTTCGCGAAAATTGCGGGATCATTTGTCCACTTGCGGGCAAACCCTTCCCCGTGCCAATACTTACCGTCGAATTCAATGGCCTTGTTTAGCTCCGGAACGTAAATATCAACCTCAAAACACGGGGACTTGAATTTTTTGTTTTTATTTGAAAAACGCTTAGATTGAGCCGAAGGGTATTTATCTTTTATTATTTTTAATAATTCTTTTTCTTTATTGCTCGTTCCGCCTAAGCGAACCATGTGAGACGTGCATTGTAGTAGCCAGCCCTTCTTGCTGGCGTAGGTATATGAGCTGGGAGAAGCTTTTCTCCATTCCGATGAATTTGTAAAATTTATCGAAATCTTATTGCATTTTTCCAAAGAGTTCCAGGCGCCTTTTAGCCTCGTCATGTGCGCGGTGCATGGATAATACCAGCCGGCTAAATACGCACATTTGTAAGACCGTGGATGCCCTTCCCTCCATTTTTGAGGATTTTGAAATGTTTTGGATATTTCCAAGCATTGATCCAGCGAGAATTGCCTAGGGGTGCCGCCAATAATGGTAGGCATGTGTAAGCAGCACTCCTCTAACCATCCGCGCTTCAGGGCGGACTTATAAGACCCCCCGCAAGATTTTATCCACTCCGAGCGAGTTTTAAAATCCAGCGCTCTCGCTTTACATTTTTCTAGTGTCCAAAACAACCTTGATTTTCTAGTCATTTTTCAATCCTGGGCGGATATCAACCCCTGGAGGAGAAGTGAAGCTGTATCTGACTAGCGTTCCGACTACGTTGGGGATAGTTCCGAGCGGAATCCAGCTCATCCCGTTATCCGTCGAATAATCAAAATTGGCGGCATTGGTCACGGTATTGTTGTTGATCAAAAGCGCATCGGAAAGATCGTATGCTCTATAGTAAAGCGTAGGTACAACAGATCCGTATGCGATTTTAAGTCTAAATGTGGTCCTAGAAGGAACGCCGTTGTCTGAGAAGTCATCGCTGAATTCCCAATTGTCAGAAATGCCGTTATTTGCGTCTGTTCCGATTAATAGTTCGTTCACTTGCGCGGGAGTCGAGCTTCCTTCGGATTGAACATTGAATAGAATTTTAAACTGAATTTGATTGCTTGTTATCGCTGAAGCCGAAAGATCGGAAAAAGCGATCAGATCAATCCACCCACCCGAAATAGATCCAAATCCAGAGGTTCTGTATTGAACTTTAATATTTCCGGTCTGGTCCGCCAATTTTTCCCAGCTGGTGATGAACTTCAAGGCCGCATTCGGATTGCTCAGTACTTTCGTGACGACATAGGCCGTATTATATGCCGAGTCCGAAGCGAAGTCTACAGCTATGACGCCTCTCTGCCCTAAGGTGCCGCCCGCGACAAACAGCCACCCAGATGCATTGTCCATCCCGATAACCGTGACGAGTCCGAGGTTGACGGTGTCAACGGCGGTGGCCTCGTAATATTGGTTGTTCAGCTCTCCAGTTATGGACTGGATCAAGTTATTTACCACCTGCTTCGTTATGAACTTGGATATGTTAGTAACGTAAGTGGCGGCATCCAGGACGTTAGACCAGCTGGCAAAAGCATTCGTGGGGGTCGTAATTTGGTTTATGGTTCCTGAAATGTTTGAAGTCGTAAGCGATGGCCAGGTCACGGCACCAGAGGTAAGCTCTGACAGTAATCCGAGATACAGGTTGGTAGAGGTAGAAAAGAACGCGCAGGCATTTCCGTTAAGAACCCCGCCGTTTAGTGGGGCCGCAACCGGAATCGCCTTGTCTTCGCTGTCGGTTGTCAACAGTGTGCCCGCTAATGCCGGTAAGTTTCCGGTTTTATGAATAAAATTTGAGCCGGTCGTTCCCCATGCTCTGCCTATGGTTCCGGCACTGATGTCTGTTGTAAAGTTGATTGCCGCACCGCCGCTCGTAAGGGACAGCTGATAGCTAACACCAGCAACTGCGCCGACCACGAAATAAGGAGTGCCGGCGACTAGGCCAGCACCGCCAGTAATTGCAGAAAAAATAACTGGGGTATTGTTTACAAAAGTATGACCGGCGTCGTTAATAGTGTTCGTAGCTTCGGTGCCAGTGACTGCGTTCGAAGTCCAAGTGGGGGCGATACTGGTATCATAAACGTAGTATTGATGGGTTGCCGAAATGCCGTTGTGAACGTAAATTCTGTTAGCGGCTTCGTCCATGACCGCACCAGTTGATGCGATCTGTAATTGGCCGACTCCTATGTTTGACGGATCTTGCAGTAAATATACGGCTTTGGCGTCTGTGGCGGTGGCCATAGGTATGACAGGAAAGCCGATTGGAATAAAGTCTGCCTTGTCAATCTTGTTAACTAAAAAAGTTCCGCCGTTGATTGTAACGGTCGCTATAGTCGTAATGAATAGTTTCCACCCGGTCGTGCCGGTGTCGATTACCTTGAAGCCTCGAATCGTATGGGTAGTCGCGGCAAGGTTGGGTAGCTGAACATCTATGCGGCCCACATAGGCGTAAGCTCCGGTGGTTAAATTGAAATCGTAAAGAAGGATGGGTAGAGTATCATAGCTAGTCCCGTTTACCGGAGCCACTAGGACGAAAAGTCTGCCGTTATCGGTGCAATATACGCCTGCGGGGGTTTGAGCCGTATCGGTAAAAACGTCGATAAACTTTGACAAAGGAGGTCCGAGAACTGTCTTCGTATCAATTACTTTAGACGCCACCCTGCCCTGGATCGTAGTCCTTGTTTGATCGTAAGTTCCGCCGACACTTGCTAGTAAGTCCGCTTTAATCCATTTCATATTCTATCCCTTTAAACTATAGTCCAGGTTTCGCTGTCTCTTCGGTAATTATTCCCAACAAGCGTATAAGCGAATTGACGCCTAACCGTTGTGCCTGGGAAAGTGGCGCTAACGTAGTCTATCATAGTGACTCTCTGATTCTTCGTGCCGAAGTCTGCGTATGTAAAAGCTGCAACCCGGTTATGTGAATCCAGGATCTGAAGCTTTAAATTGTTTACGAACGTGAACTCTGTGCCATTTGGCTGTCCATCTATAGTACCAGATATCTTTAGGGGCTCATCGGCTAAGGTGGCAGTGACCGGAATTGGCGATTGGTCTGTAGCCATAACTACAGGGACGGACCCTGCCATTGGCTTTTGGCCGAGAGAATTAAGCTTGGTATTAACCGCGGAAAGCGTTGCTTCCGTGGCCCGAGTAGATAGCAGCGCGTCAATATTGGAATCCCTGACGGAGAGATCTCCCGCACCACTTACGGCGGCCTTGTTTGCCCCGTTGCTAATCCCGACCCTGACGTCGAGGTCCGAATCTACCCGAGCCGCGTGTTTCAGTCCGGATTTAGTTCCGTCTTCTGATCCGACTATGAGGAGGTTGTCGGGATCCGGCCTCGTGGGCGGGGTCATCGCATCAATGTCGACCGTAACGGGAGGTACTACCACCGTCACCGAAGCATTGACCGGTAGGGGATTATCCGGAGTGTAGGGGTTACCATAGGGGTCTACCGAAGTAGTGCGGATAGCCGATACCGGATGGGATTCGTACACGGAAGAAAACAGCTCACCGTCTTCTTGTTCGGGGGCATAGGTCTCTTCGATCTGTTCGATTGCGGCGCCAGCTAAAACTGTGAACGCCGAAAGATTCGCGGCGCTAAGCCGATCTTCGGATTCTAGTATAAGCTGGGTGGTAGAAACGATGTCTCGAATCCGGGCACGAAGACCAATAGATCCGGCTCTAATAACTACTAATGCGCCCGTGCGAAAACCGATAGTGTCCACAATCGTAACGAGACCCGTAGGAGTACCGTTAGCGGTTAGTAATCTGGGGGCGACCGGCTCGCGTTTAAGAAATTTCTTCATAATTCCCGTTATAAGTCCCTATAAACAATGGGAGAATCGCATATTTAAGATTAGGTAAAAAAACCCTTGCTATGCCTAAGTAGAAGGTTCTATTATGTCCAGAGTACCCTATAAAGCCCTTAGGATGGGCGGGAGATTCCTATGCAAGGGACCGGTTTAATGGCTCGTATGTTCTTCTTATTCTTGACTATTCCGCTAACCATGATGGCGGTAGGGCTTTGGCAGTTGGTGTATTTGGGGGTCATCCTGAAGGAGCCTTGGGCCGCCGCCCTGCTCGCTCCGCTGGCCACTTTCGAGACTTGTGGTATATTATTATTAGGTACCTGGATCTTCGAAGACCTGCCTAAACGAGGATAATGGAAAACGTCTACCGCTACGCCAAAAATCGCAAGCTTTATAGCTCCGAGCAGCGGCGTTACGTCAATTTAGATGATGTGTATCAATTCGTGTTTTCCGGCCGCCTATTTAAGGTGCTAGACCATGACACGGGTGAAGACGTCACTTTGGATATTATCGCGGCGGCTATGGTCCGGGCGATTGAAAAAGGCGAAACCGGAGATCAAGTAAGGGCACGCAAGGTGCTGGCCGAAGGTGTGACTCTCAAAAATATAGCTAGGCTCAGCAGGCGTGCTTAATGTACTACCGCTCCAAAACCCCATTTTCTAGAGATAGATTTGACCCGCCGGGGCCGCTGACGGCTAAGCATGCGGCTCTGGTTCGTAAAGATATCAAATGGGCCATTAACAAATATGTTGCCTTGACCATGCAATCCTATAGGGACATATCTGCGGGGTATTCCGGGCCTTGGATTAAAGCTGCGGCCGGCTCCTACGCGTACCGCTCAAGGTCTCCCGAAAAACAAGACCGAGCGGCGATAAATGATGAAATAGTGCGCAGGGCAGCGGCTAGCCCCTACGTGGATAGCCGAATTATCTCGTACTTGATACGTCGCATCCGGCAAGCAAATTACGAGGGCTTCCGCTACTACAGATTTGGATCCGCCAGAGGGGTGTTTCGCTCGCCGAAAATGACGACCGCCACCATGGACCGGCTGATAAAGTCGGAGCTAAAAGTGCGGGAACCTAGCGGGCTGGATTTTGCAATATCAAATCGTGGCCGAGTTCTAGATTACTTGCATATAGTGTCTTGGGGTCCGGAGCACCTGCTGCAAATTCTAAGGGCCAAGCACATAGATTTATTTGAGAAGCTAAAGTGTGTACAATCCCCAAAAGCCGATATCACCATCGCGGCGGAAGCCGTTAGCTCCGATAACCCTACGCTGCATTTGGCCGGCCTAAGACTTCTGGAAAAATTAGAGCCGGCTCGTGCTGTAGATTTGATGGTTTTAGACCCCAGAGCCACTATCAGACTTATCGCCGCGAAAGATTATTGGGATACTTTAGATGATGCTCAAAAAGAACTGCTTAAAGCGGATCGCTCATCCAAGGTAAGAAACGCTATAACATCGAGGCTCTTTACGGAGTTTCTTACCCGTGATTGAAAATACAGATTTTATAGCCCTAGATTTGGAATCCGGGGAGTTCGAAGTGGAGCAGTACCTGGTCCGGCATTACGAGCTGGAAATGGGGCACTTGCTACTACTAATAAGCCATACCAAACACGCGGGTATGCGGAAATACGCCCTAGGGCTTTACGCCGAAAGACTACTTGCCAAACTGCTGCAATAGTGCTATTTTGGTGTAGTGGATGACTACGAATCACTAGAAATACAAACGGGCTGGGGAGACGATTTGCTCCCTCAGCCCGCTGATTTGTTTGATAGTAATGTAGATCAGATGCCGTCTGTGATCTTGACTTCGCCGGGATCCGAACCGTCTTCTTTGGTTCCGGGTTCGCGGTAAGTAATACCAATCAAGCTAACGCTAACATCCGACACCGACCGGGCATTGATACCGGTCGAGAAGTCGGTTGCGAACATTTCTTCCACTTCGATCAAATTCGAATCCGCCGAGGTGCCATTTTGGCCGCCGCGTTGTTGAATCGTGATTTTGATACCGGGGGTATTCATCAGTTCTTTAAGAGCGGGGATAGTGCCAACTTGGTAGGGGCTACCGCCAGCTACGCGAAAACCGGTCAAGGTCATGCGGATGGCTTCGCGCCCCGTATAACTGATCGCCGCCGGCTGACTTCTGCCGAGAACATGGGCTACGTGAGTATCATAAGATACTGACCAAGTGCAGGAAGTATAGATTCCGACGACTTTCAGCTGCTGAGTAGCTTCGTCATAAATAGCTACTTTAGCGATTGCGCCATGAATAATTGGTGATTTTGCCATTTGGGGCTCTCTCCTGGATGGGAATAAGCTAAAACAGGGTTATGATTCAAAGATTAGGCTATTTTTGGAGAGTTTTTGGGCTACTCGGACTTGATTTTACCGCTACGGACATCCCTAAAGAAGGTGGTTTTAGGAATTCCGGAAGCTCTTTGGGCCAGGGATGTGCTTTTGTAGGGCACGCCTTTATATATAAATGGGGTTCTTTTATGGGTGAGCTTCACGCTAAAAGCCGCCCGTATGTCATCTCTTCTAGCGATTCGTTTTTGGCGAAAATACATTTCAATGCCGAATTTTGAAAATTTTTCTCTATAATTATCTGTTAAATATGCGAAACTAAAGCCATATAGAGATAATACGTGGCCGCTTAATACATCATGGACTGAGCTTAAATCTGCACTTATTGCTTCGGCTGCCTTTGGTATGGAGTCAAATATTAGTCCGTCCGACCTGATGACTCGTACCGCCCTGGCTTTTTTTATTTTCTCGAGGGATTCGGCGGACATCTTTCGACCTTTCATTGGATGCCCGTTGATCCTTATCCATTCCGACTGTCTTTTGCTCATGGCTATCAACATGTCCGGAGTGGCTTTTTTTCCTCTTCTCGGAGGGTTAAGCTTATTGGTAGCAGAGGCCCTTTCTAATGCAATTTTACTAGGTCTTACCCCTAATTCTTTCAGCCTATCGCTCATCTTTTTCTTTGATTCAGGGGAGTGAAAATAGCCGCTTATACCTTCCCCTCCTTCGGTCAGATTTAGTAGCCGATTGTCTTTTTGTCGGAAAAACCATATGAATAGTTTTTCGGCCTCATTCATTGATTTATCGGATGGTTTTTCTTCCCATCGATGTAATACATAAATATCTGTCGGATTACCCAAACGCCTTTGTTTTCTGGCCCAATTATTGCATTTATTATTTGGCACCCTAGCCGAAGATTCTTGATAATGTTCACCCGGTCGAGTAAAGCCGGAAGAACTGCGCCCCACATAACGGACCTCCCCGGAAAAGGGGTCTCTAAGTGCGTAAATTATAAATGGAGAAGGCCGTGACATACCGTTTAAGTATATCACAGCCTTAGCCGTTTTGTCAATGTAATTTTAAGGACTTAGTTATGCGCTTTCTTGTACAGCCGAAATCGACATGGAGATCGGGACGAAGTACAGTAAGCCGTTTAAGAATATGTTTACATCGATGCTCGCTACGCCGCCATTGATAGTTACGGCGAGGCCGTTATACCCGAGAGGTGCAGTATCCGAGGGGGACGTCCACTTGAGTCTCAGGAAGTTCGACATTTGCGCGGCGATGAAACTTGAGATCAAGGCAGCGGACATGTCGGCGACCGAAGCTCCGACGATTGCTCTGTCGGAGTTCTGGATCAAGGTCAAAGTTACAAGGTCGGCGAGGTAAACGGCTTGAATCGAATTGTAGACAAAGTTGTTGTCGATGTTATAGGTGGTTTGGTCCGACACGTAGCGGAATCCGCCAGTGCTAACACTTTCCACAATAACAAGGCCGGCAACCAAAGCGTCTTCGAGGTCACCTCGGCGGCGGCTATCGAATCCAGCGGGGCTGATAATACCCGTAATGCCTACGAACTTCTTAACGATACCCTTGTAACCAGCGGCGGCGGACATTCCGGCCGTTTTAACCGCCGTGTACCAAGCGCCGAAAGTTTTGATCGTACCATTGCTGGCGGAGTCTTTCGAGCGCTGGAAGCAAAGGGACAATCTGGGATGAGACAGCGTGCGAGCTGCGGCTTTAGCGTTATCATAAGTGTCCCACTTAGCGCAGATCGCCGAGCGGTTTTTGCGAGACTTGGTCTCGGACATCGAAATACAGTGTGCTCTGGCTTTAGCGTTGATCGCATCGATCTGGTAATCAGAAGCGGGGTCGGTAATTCCGGCCGCAACATCGAGGCTTGCATCTTGTTCGAAGCAGGGAACGATGAAGTTCGCGGCCAGGAGTTCGCAAGAATCGATAGCGTCCGATACGTTAGCACCGGTCGTGGCACCTTTAGCTCCGCCAGCTAAGAACTGGGAAGAAAGGGCCGCGTCGGGGAGACCTGCCAAAGTGTTCAGGGGGGCTACGGCTTCGATCAGGGTAGAAGACGACACTTGGATGAACCAATCGGCATTATCGCGTTTGATGCGACCGGGGCGCGAACCCGAAATACTAGAAGCGATGCCAGCGGCCGTAACGTTATCAAGGTCTACCGGGGACATGGCACGCCATCTTTGATCAATGATAGCCGCCGAATAACTCGGATGCGAATTGATAAAGTCCACCAGGTTTTGGAGGGTGGGGTAGTCTGCCAGATTGATCGACAAGTCATCAGCAAGTACCGAAGTCGAAGTAGTAAGGATCGAATCGGTAATGGTCATCGTGGCCGTAGTGCCGGCGTAACCGATAGACAGGGGGATATCGCCGCCAGCTAGGAAGCTTTGGGTAATGCTAGCCGGACTGCCGGGCTTCGACACGTCGAGCTTAACTTCGCGCTCTAAAGAAGAAGCGAGAAGCTGGGAAGCTGCGATAGCGACGCCGGTAGACGGGGCAAGGAAAGCGAGCTGGGCGTTAGCGTCGGCTACGATTTCCATCGACTTGCCTACGCCGTCGATATCGGACTTGAGAACCGAGAACAAACCAGAAGACGCGGCTACGGCCGCAGGTGAACCAGAAAGCGAGCCATTCGAAAGGCGGGCCAAAGTGATAGAACCCGTGACGATATTGGTAGAAGCCGAAACTTGGTACCAGCCTGCAAGTACTACCGTACCGAAAGTCGTGGGAACCCAAACGAGTTCACCGACTTGGGCAGTGGCAGCAAACAAGATGCCGGAATCAAGGGTAAGCTTGACCGAAGACGAAGTCAAAGCCGAGGGGGTTACCTGGCCGGTTACCGAAGCCAGAACGCCGCGGTCCATACCCGTAGCGTTACGGATAGTGATCGGGGAGAAGGCCTGAGCATCTGCTACAGCTACTACAGCGGCAGCGGCTACAGCGACGTTAGCCGAAGTAACCGATACACGGGCAGCGCTGATAACAGTACTCGAAACGGCAGTAATACGGTAGGAGCCAACGTTTTGGTCTGCTCCGCCAGCTACTACAGAACCAGTGGGGATGTAAAGAGTATCGCCTACGGACGGGAGATTCGCCCAGGCTACCGATCTAGTCAAAGTGATAGCTGAAGCCGAAGGTACCGCCAGAGCGATAGTGCCGGATACAGCGAGGATGGCGCGGTCTTGGCCGCCCTGAGCAAGCTGGTCGGCGTCTTGGATTGCGGTAGCTACTGCGGGGGGCAATGTGCCGGCCGAAACGGAGACGATGTCTTGTGCGCCGCCGTTGATGCGGAACGTAAGGCTAGCCGATCCGGAAACCAGGGGGTAGTACCCGAGCTGGATTTGGGGAGCGACTTCTGCTACGCTAGTCGAATGGATAAAAGAGATGTTATTGCCGGGCTTACCAGCCTTGCGGGCTTGGAGGCTTGCGTAGGTGCTAAGACCCGAACGGGTCATAACCGCTGAAGCCTTGGAGCCGCGGTTGGTTTTCAGGAGATATACTCTTTGAGCCGAACCTTGGATGTTGGCGTCAGCGTTAGCCGAAATGATACCATTGAACGCGTCAATCAGGTTACCCGATCCGAATTCTTGGATTGCGGCGTTGATTTGGTCGAGCGAATAGCCGAAAGTATTCGGGTCGCTATCTTGACCTTCATCCCAAGCTCTGCCTTCTTCCGCTTCTCCTACCAATACGACCACACCGGCTACACCGATGCTCGATTGGTTGTTGATAACGGTAGTGGATACGTAAGTGCCCGGAATTGTTAAAATATTCCCTGCGCGATCCTGGGTTTGCTGAGCCATTTTCTATACTCCTATTAAGGACTTAACTACTTCGTAAGATTAAGCTAATCTGCCTACTTAGCGCGGTTCATTCGCGCCATTGCTAGGCGCTCTCTGATCCGACTGGCAGCGTTTTGTTTATGTTTTTCGGGTTCTTGTACTCTGGCGTAACCATGGGAAAGGACTCCCGGATTGCGCTTATCTGCTCTACGAATTTCGATACCCGTGTCGCTTACACCCTTTTCGGAGGTAAGGTCGTCAGCCATGTGGTCGCGGGGTTCGAATTTACGACGCTCTTGGCGATATTGGCCGCGAGCTTCGGGAGGGGCGATTTGGTCTTCTTTAGCCTTGCCGAGGGGGGCTTTCTTTTGTTCAGCTTTCCACTTATCCCAGCGAGCGGTGCGTTTCGCCCATTTGGCCCTATTCTTTGCCCTTATTTCGGCGCCTTGGTCTCTTTTTTGGGGAGCTTGCGGAGCTTTATCATCCATTTCTGCTTTGGGCAGGTTAGGCTTGGGCATAGCTTTAAGTTCGGCGAGTTTTTCTTGGTGGCGCTCTTTGGGGTTAAGCATCATGGACGCCTTATCCCTAATTTGCATACCTACGGTGCTTTCGCCCGGACGGCCTTTATAGTGCTCGCCGTGTACGCCGCGGGCGATTTCGCCGCCAGATACCATGCGAGATTTGGGCGAACGGACTGCTTTGTTCTTGTATTCTTTCTGCCAATCCGGATTGCGGTCGGAAGCTTTTTTCATGGTGCCGGTTTGGACGGATTTGAAGCCCTGGGAATTAGCGGTCGGAGGACTGTCCATTTCGGCTTTTTGAGCTTTTTTCTCTTTTGAAGTCATTTCGCGGCTTTCCGTATAATTCCATCCGGGAGCGCGATTCTTCTTGGGAATTTTGGACCCATCAACCTTCCCATCTTTCATCGGGAGTTTGGCATCCTTGCCCGTAAGCTTGTCGAGGCCCCACGAAACAGTATCGCTAGAATACCGGCGCTTGCCCTTAGCCAAATCCGCAAACTGTTCAAAGAGATGTTCGCCTTTGTACAGGCGAGCTGCGTCTTTTAATTTCATTTGTTGTCCTTGCCAATCTTACGGTTAATAAGCGAACGGAGGGATCCGGGCTTGGACAGTGTTTGGAGGTGGCGGAGCATTTCGGCTTGGCCTTCGGGGGACAAATGCGCGAGTTCTTCTTTAAGGGAAGAATGCTCTTCTGCTACATCATGAGCGGAATCATCGGGTGAGCCGGGGGCGTGGGGAGCGTTGTCTTTTTCGAGTTCGTCTTTCTTAGCGGGGGCTCCGGGCAGGTCGGGCTTAGATTGGGACACCAATTGCTTTAAGGTTTGGCGATGAATGTCTTTAGCCGTTTCTTTGTTGTAATTCACGACTTGATCGGATGCCTTTTGGGGCATTCCTTCTCGTGCGCCCTTCTCCTGCTCTCGGCCGGCTGCGCGGATCTTGGCTCCGGCTACTGCATTGTCAGAAAGAGGGTCTCTCATTTCGGAGGATGCAGAATGGCGTGAAGCGCGGTTGAAGCGTTTCGAAGCGTCAGACTTGCCTTCTTCTTCGCGCGCTTTTTCCATTTTAGAAGAAGCCCATTCTTTCATTTCGTCTTTAAAGAAGGGGTGGTAGCCGGCGGCTTTGAGCTTATTGATAGATTCGGGCTTGATCTTGCCTTTGAGCGCAATTTGCGAGCCTTTCGGGGGGACGTTTACTTTGGGGCCGGGAGCTGCTTTGGAGGGCGGAGCGTTAAGGGCAGCTTCGATTTTGCCCTTAGAGCCGGGAGCTTGCTCTTCTTTTTTCATTTCTTTTTGCTCTTCCGGTACGGCTTTTTCGTTCTTGATACCCGCGGCATGTTCAGGGAATTCTTCAGCTTCGGTCTTGGGGGTAACTACGCCCGGAACTGCCTGTTCGGCTTTCGCCAGAGCGTCCGGGTTGGCAGACAAATATGCGGCGGCTTTCTTAATAACTTCAATAGCTTTGTCTTTCAAATTTTTGGACATAGATACCTCTTGCTTACCGAAAAGATTAGGCTTTTTGACCGGTATGGGGCGGAAACTGATCATGACGTCGTCGGTGGGTTGGTAGCCGTGGTAACCGCGGCGGTTGATCTCGTGCTCGATCTCATCGGACAGGCCTGCACCAACAAGGCCGGTGCGTTTGTGGGTGGCCGGGATGATGCCTTCGGGGTCTTGGCGGAGGTCGTAGTGCTTAAAGTCTTCCGGCAGATCGATTTCGTAGCGGTGCCGGCCATTTGCGACCACACCTTCTGGCTTGTCTTGGGTATAGAGGTAACTCCGCGGAACCATGTGGGAAGTTCCCTGGCGGTATTCGGGTGAAATGGACTTATTTTGGCCGAATTGCTGGGGGTCCAGCGTTTCTAGATTGGCAGAATTCGAATAATGAAATAGTTTGGCCATCTACCCGTAAAGATTAGGTGTTTTTTTGTGTTGACTGCCGGGTACTAGATGGTTTATTATAGGGGCATGAAATATACAGTTAATTGGCTGCACATTCCTACCGGTACCTTGGGTTCGACCGAAGTTAGTCCGATTAATGTTGCCGAACTTAATGAGTGGCTCGCCTCTTGGAATCGCCAAGATGGCTGGAAGTACTGGAAATCATAAGATGAAAGCCTTTTTGTTTCTGCTCTTTTTACCCTTATCGGCCTTTGCCGGGGATATTTACGGGTCTTTGATGGCCTATAAGCTCGTAGACAGCAACCTGCCGGGGTATTTGGACTTGACGGGACCTGAGCAGCGTTACGGCCTACAGGCTGACTTGTACATTCCTATTTATTCCGGACTGGTGGGTTATACGGGCGTTACCGGGGTGGCCGGAGATCAATATTTTACCCAGATTGCCGGTAGGTTCGGAATGGGTTATACTTTGCCCACAGGTCTTGAGTTTGGAGTATGGCACCAATCGACTCATTCGCTGGACCATTACAACCGAATGCAGTATCGGTTTTGGAACGAAAACCGTCTATATGTGAAATATAACTTTGGGAAGGAACCTAAATGAACGACCCCATAAGCGGAATTCTATACACCCTCGCCATTTTTCTTCTCGGAGTGAACTTCGCATTTGGAATTGTACTAATTGGAAATAAAAGAAAGAAGAGGACCCGTAAATGAAACTATTAATCGACTTTATAAAAGGATCTCTTATTGCGCTTGCAGGCTCGGTGTTTCTAGCCGTAGCATTAATCCTTCTTTTTATAGTCCTCGGAATAATTAGTGATATGCTTGTGTCTTCTGTGGGGATCATTGGAGGTCCTGCCAATATGACGCTATTCTCGTTATGCACTAGTATGGCAGCCGGAGCCGTATACGCCATCCAGAAACGCCGAGAACGGAGGGGATCTAAATGAAAGACGAAAAATCTAAAGCCCCAAAAGATATGCAGCGGACCCCCGAACAGGAGCGTTTCTTTAAAGCCCTGCACGGCGAGGACGAACCGGAAGAAACGGCTGTAGAGCCCCAGACTGAAGAAACGGAGACCAAATGACTTCTCTATGGATCCTGACTATCGTATGCCTCCGTTTTGGGTCGCCGACCGTTGAAAGTAGCGCTTTTCCTTACACTACTGCCGAAAAGTGTACTAAGGTGGGTAACGAGGTGACTCCGGATCTCAAGGCTGGATGCCGGCAATATCTAGTAAATTGTCGCAAGCGAGCGGTAGATTCCGGGCTTACGATGACGAAGGAGTAGAATATGAATCGAAGAGATAAGAAGCGCGTATTTCGGAAAGCTGCGGAGCTTATTAGAGACGAGCGATTGTATAGAGAGAGCATCTCTGCTGGATCTGAGCTATTGCCAGAATTCAGAGCAACGTGGTGCTGCCAAGCTATAGAGATCGCGCTAGGCTACGTATTTCCCGCTAATCCGACGCGTGGGATCTATAAGAGGCATCCTGATGAAGAAGAATTACTTACCCACGGTTTTATAAAAACTATGGCCCCAGATAAGTTTAATGGAGCGTTCTTTATGCCGGCCGTTCATAAGAACGCAAAGCACCGAGAAGTGCTATTGCTCATGTACGCGGAGATGCTATGAAAAAAACCAAGACTGGTAAGTCAAATGTGAAGTCCGTTCTAAAACCCGGAGGTTTAAATTTTAGCGAAAGGATCACTGATAAGGGGGCCGTATATGCGGGACTCTACGATGAGGATGACCGCGACGGACGTGCCGTTTATGTCGGAGGAGATTACTACAGCGACACGGCTCAGATTCACTTGAATCGTCAAGAAGTGCTTCAGCTGTCGAAGTGGTTAAACGAAGTGGTTAGGTGGATGAACCGAGCGCCCCGGAATAAGAAGAGGAAATCAAAATGACGAGCTATAAAACTTTCATCGTAAAATTTCTAACCGTCAAGGGCGTAAAGTCTGTAGAAGTCAAGGCCGACACTTGGAAGGTATCCAAGAGTAGTATCCTATATTTCTATCGAGGTGAGCGGTCGGTCGAATACTTTAGTCTTCATAATGTGCTAGGATGGAAAGAGAAGGGTTTTTCGGTGCCGGCCGCTGAGCCGTTTTCTGCTCGGCCCGAACCACTAAAGCCGTCATCTGTTGGCACTCCTATCATTTCATGGAATCCATTTAAGAAGAGAGATTAATTATATGAACAAGAAGAAACTAGAAAACGCATTTGACGGGATTATCAAGCGCTTGCAGAAGACTGAAGCTTTCGTTCTCAAAGAATTGCCTCTTGTGGCTCAGGAATTGCACGCCGAGACTAGAATGGAGCTTATGTTTCCGGCTATCGTATCTGCCGCTATATTTTTATTGTCGGGACTGGCTACGGCCGGGCTACTTTATATGGCGATCACTGACGCGCGGCAGTATGGCCCGAGTGACTGGTACCCGGGGGTTCTTTTTGTTGGTACCGCAAATCTCGTGTCTCTGGTCATCCTTATCTCGTCGGTTCGAGACCTTTTACTTTTTCGCGCTGCGCCGAAGATCTGGATTGTGCGGAAGCTTCGTAAAATTGTTTGATAATTCGGCGGAATCCATTTAAGAAGAGAGATTAATGTCAAATAAAGTCGTGCCCTACCAAAAGACGTGGGATTTCTGGCAAAGCGGAATGAAGGACATCAACGGGATAACTTTTGAAGAGGCGGCCCTGAAGCACCCCGATCTAATGCTAAGTACTGTAAAATCCATCTGCGCGGATATGGATAAGGCGCTAAAACATCTAAACGAGTTCCGTGAAGAAAATCTGAGGCTTAGGGTCGAGCTGGGCCTCAAGCGCTTCCTCGAATAATAGTTGACTCTCCCGCGTATCTCGGATACAATCATTAGATGAAAAAGATCCTCGCCCTCTTTTTCCTGGCCGCTTGTGGTACTCACCCCCGTAAGGCTGAAATAGAGCCGGAGATGAAGCCCTTTTTTAGCGAATTCCTTATACAGGCCGCCAGTCGCGGCATTAAAGTTCCCTCGGACGATATCATCATTAAGTTCGGGAATCCTGCCGATGGACTGCCCGGAGTGATCGGTATCGTAGGCCTTTGCATCATCGAGCCCAGAAAGACCCCGGTTGTTACTATTGATAGGAATTACTGGGACAATCCGGGCGGGTACGTAGACCTTGCCCCGGAGCGTCTATATTATGGGCGTAAGTCCTTAATTATGCATGAAATTTCACACTGCATGCTCCGCCGGCATCATACCACCGCCCGCGTGATGTTCTCTGGTTACAATATTCCGTCTAGCCTTATGAATCCTTATGTAGTGGAAGCTGACGTGTTCCATCAATTCGAGCGGGAATATATGGACGAACTTTTTGCCCCTCAAAATTCGGCGAGTATTTGGGCTTCCATTGGAGGGGTCCTTATGGGCGCGGGAAGCGGCGGCCTTTCCGAAGAGCCGGAAGAGGCGCATTCCGACTACCTGTTGGTGGAATAATGCCCGGTGAAAAAGACGACATTTTATTATATGGCACTGCCGAAGAGAAGATTGCCCTGCTCTTGACCCCCGAAGCTACGATATACGAACTGAACCGATGTCTCTTCGGTGAGTCCCCCGAAGTACTCGAAGTCGTGTTCGTCCATCCTTTGTTTACGAATGATAATTTTCGCGACGTGCTGCTTGAATTTCATGGGGATCCATTTTTCGAAGATCTGGCTATGGGGAAATACCACGAATATCTGGCGTTTAAGCTTCGGAAATTTTTGTCTTGACCTATAGAGAGGGGCGGGCTATTATGTCTCATATGCTACTACTAGATGAAAAACCGGTCCTTAGAGTCTCCGGCCTTAGAACTGGCGGCGCTATCGTACAAACAGCTATTACCGTCCTACTGGCTATCGGCCGGGAAGGTGACGCGGCCCAATTAGTCCAGGATTCTGTGGGGTGGGGGCGTGATATCCAGCGGGATGAGGCCGTTTCGATGGCCGGGTCTTATTTCGAGGTGCGGGGGTGATTGTGAGAAACAATTGGGAAAAAGCCGTTGCTAGCTCTGAAAAAAATCCTATGTGGGTTTTGGGTCTCGCGGGCAGATTGGCCCTGATATTGTACTTCAATCAGAAACAAGAATGGGTCTTTACTTGCGAATCGTTAGGATTTTTCAGTGAAAGAATGACATCTAAAGATCTTGCTGACGCTAAGATCGAAGCGCTCGCGAAAGCTCATGCGACCGTCAGAAGTTACGAGGATATTGTAAGGGGTGCTGCCATAAATGAAGGTCTGGAAATTCGACTTCGTAAGGGGGTTCGAGATTATGTCCGGGCCTTATTTCCGAAGAGGAGCTAATATGGAGTTCTTGAAAGACGCAGTATTGGGGTCTATCGTGGCGGGTCTGGTATTTATGCTTGTGGCCGCTATCGTGCTCCTCCTTACCATGATGTTGTATATAATCCATTCTCAGCTGGGGCCGATCCTGGGGACCGATGGCGCGATTGGCGTTACGGTGATTCTGGGGGCTTCTATTCTTTTTGGGATTATGTACGCGATGTATCGGGCTATCTACCGAGGGCAGGATTCCAAATGAAGTTTTTAAGGCTGTTTTTCTTCGGAAGTTTACTCGCGGTTTGCTTGATCGTGGGGATCTCCGGCCTTTTGGGGTTGGGCTGGGTAATTATGAACGTCAGCTACATGGTATTATCCTCAAAGTTCGGGTTTAGTCCCGGCCATTCTGAAGTCGCCAGCACTGCGCTGATGTGCGTCACCATGACCGGCTTTCTGTTCGCACTGGGTGGATGTACTAAAGACGGGGGTTCCAAGTGAATACCTATTATTTAGTCCTTTCTGTCGTTCCCGTGGGGATGTTTGTTTATGGCGTAGTGCTAGCGGACCTGATGGAGCGCAAAAGAGAAGATAATCTCTGGATATCCGAGGGCATGATGGAACCGAAAGTCGGCCCCCGTTACTGGACCAAGGCCGAGGGTAGATGCCCGTCGTGCGGGTCTGATTTAATTCATAATGACCGCGGGATTGAATGCTCGATGTACAAATGCGAATATCGTTTGGGATCTAAGTCGCCCTTTACGAAAGTCGCCGATGCGTGGGTAAAATTCGAACCGAAAGTGCCCTTCGAATATAAGGCCGCCGCTAAAAAAGCCGTGAGGAAGAAGAGATGACTATCTGGAGTGCAATTCTTCTTTGGATCCTTAGTGGGGCTCTCGGCTCCTTCATTTTTGGATTTTACGAGGGGGACTTTTTTGACAAGCAGTCCGTAGGTTTAGCCTCTTTTATTATAGTTATCGGCCCGTTTTCGCTTATGTTTGCATTAATCGTTACGGCGGCCATGATTTTTAAATATTTGTACAGATACATTTCCAGAGTTGAGAAAATACTAATTATCCCCGCGAGAATGGGTGTGGCCGCCAGGAAGAAGATTCGGGAAAGGAAGGCCAAATGACATTTGAAGAAGCCCTCCATTCAGGGAAAAAATATCGCAGGTCTAAGTGGAAAAACTGGGCGAAAACAGAATACGGCCTTCCGTCATATGTCGGTGCCGATGATATATTCGTCGTAGACACTTCTACGGGACGGGATATTCTAATTACCGATAAGGACCGGAAAGCCAAAGATTGGGAGACGAAATGAAATCTATTTACGAACTTAAGTTACACGAAGAAACCATCGTTATGGATCAAGGGGCGTTGGTCGTCACAGCTCTAAGGGTTCCGGGAGGCTGGATCTATAATTCCTACGATAAAAACCACCAAATCATGGGGAGTGTTTTTGTGCCTTATCATGAAGGCTTCGCGGTACCGAACGATAACTACGAGTTTTAGGGAGTGCTATGAAATCTATAAAAATCAGCGGTAAAAAGAAGACTCTAAGTCAGGCTAAGGCCGTTATCGATAAGAAAGGGTCCGTTATTAAAAAGGTCACCCTGGACCTGGATTACGTGAAGAAGAAAGAAGCTCCTGAGCCGCCCAGCCATAAAGGCTTCGTACTGGAAGCTACGATTATTGGCGGGCTGTCGGCGATGAAAGACCGAATGGCCGCCAGATCGGTGACGCTCAAGATGGAAAAAGTAGCCAAAATTAATAATAGTAACTTCCTGGTCGTCATCTATGACCAGCCCAAGGGTTGGCGCAAGTTGTTGTTTAATTTGTTTCTGAAAGTGTTCTAGTATGGACGACAGTGATCACCTCGCCGATTCTATAAAGTACGGCTTTGGCGTGGCTATGGAAAAAGCGGTGTCGGATGCTAAATATTACATGAAACTGCAGATTGAGAATAAACTACGACGACTTGAACACCCTAACCTCGCCATCCTGGACCTGGGGGATCTAATGACCGATGTTTCTGCGGAAGTCCGGGAAAAAGCGTTCGCACACCCCAAGGCTACCCTGAAAAATGTCAGATATCTATACGACCGGTGGCTTAAAATCGAGTCTACGATTGATCGCGGCGCCCCGGACTACCTAAGCCAGTTCTTAGAATTTAAGCTATTGAAACTATTGGGGTAGGGGCTATTCGATTTCTTTTGGGATCTCGCCTGCGGAAATGCTATATCGGTTATCTTTGTAGAAGGCGACTCCGGTCATCGTCATTAGCGGATAGCAAAATACGCAAACTTTATTATCGATCAGTTCGATACTTGAAACGTTCATTAAAGCGCCCGTTATAAACCCGCGGTCGGCGGCTTCATTCAAGAGTTCTACAATCTTTGATACGGCTTTGGATATATCTCCGGCGTTTGGGGCTGTGGCGGCAAAATATACGACTTCATTGGGCTCTTTATGCTCGTAGCCATTGGGGTATGTAATAATTCTATCGACTTTTAGGGATTGGACCTCAATCGCGAGCATTTTTTGGGCCTTTTTAGATAAGAATTTTAGATATTTGGCCGGTATGGGTTCGACTTTAAGGCCATTTGGAGGCGGCGACTTCTGTTTTTCGATCTGGGCTGTGGCATTAACTGGGATTCTGGGCAATTCGTCGCTCATATGACGATATTATACCACATTTATCTTGACCTGGCCCTATTTCCGGGGGATAATTAGACATGCTTAAAGAAGACCATTTCTTAGTCGTACCTGTCAGCATGACCTTATCGTCCATACACGAGGTCATCGCTAAAGAATTCAACGAAGCTTATCAATTTCCTATTCACTGGACCGACGAACTGAACGCATGCAATAGCTTAGTTGTCGCTAAAAGCTTGTTGGACAACCTGCTGAAGAACGGGAATAAATACCGTATTGTTAAATATACCGAAACGATTGAGGAAATCGTATGATCAAGCGAAACGGAAAAAATCTTACCCCGGAGCAAATGGCCGCAAAAATTGTAGAAGACAACCTGGGCCTTTTGGATTATTGGGGCATCACGAACGCCGAGGCGGCTGAAGGAATGACTGAAGATGAAAAATTGGCCGTTTATCAACAGATTCAGAAATATGCCGACGATATCCGAAAAATGACCTATCTTGTGACCAAAGATATTTAGACTTTCTTCGACCGCTTAGCCGAGAGCCTTTCTCTAAGACGGGAAGCGAACTTTTCCCTTTGGAGGCGTTTGGCTCCTTCCGGGTCGCCCATATCACGGCGGTTAATCAGGGCATCTGGCGAAGCGCTTTCTTGCCAGCCCATTTCCGGATGGTGGACTTCGAGTCCGGCCTGGCGAGCTTCGAACAGCTTGCGGCGTGCATCGAGGTTAGACGAGAGTGCAGTGATGCGGCGGGTACGGCCGTTGTGGGGAACATCCATTGCAATCTGTTTATCTGGCACTTTAGCTGAATACAAACGCTTGTCGCCCATTTCCTTGGTCTCGCGGACGTTAATCGGCAGGCCCAACTGCCGGCGCATCTTAGTTTCGGCGCCGTGGGCTTCGTATTCTTCCGGTGCGCGAGATTGCTGTTTGTAGCCAATTTCTTGGTTCAATGCGCCCCATCTGTCGTCCATTTGGTCTTGTAGCTGTGCGGGGGCCAGATTTGAATCTGCATTTTCGATATGGGCCAACTCATGCATCATTGACGAAGGGTTGTTTATGTGTTGGATTTCATTACCTAATTCGGGCTTATCAATAATTTGCCCGGAAGCGTTTTTCTTGCCCGGTGCGCGCTTAACCGGTAAGCCGTAGCGGTCTTCTGCGTAGCGGGCGATGTGTTGCATCTGCTTCTCGCGCATGGGGGAATTTACGGCGGGGGTGGCCGACGAGCCAAAAACTTTCTTCTTTTGTTCGCGGACGTTCTTTGATTTATCGAGTTCTTCTTTTTTCATATTCTTATACTGCTCATCGGCCCATTTGTCTGCGTTTTCGGCCTTTTTGCGGGTTAAAAGATCGGTCATTTCATCTTGATGGTATTCGACTTGTTTCTTTCCGTTTTTGGAATATGAAATGTTGTTGTCGTTTAGCGTGTCTTGTAGAAACTTTTGTGATAGGTGTTTGGAAGGAGATTTAACGGATTTGGACATATCATTTCCTAGGTTAAGGGAAAAGCGGTGCGGACCCTTAATGGTGGCTACATGAGAATAATTATCCTCAAGGTGCTCGCCGGACTGGTGCCCGCTACCGCGTATCTTGGAGGTGTAATCTTTATGGGTGGGCATTTCTTGGTGATGGCCGTTTTCGGAATGGATCACTGCCATTTGGCCGTACTTCTGGCCGAGTCTTTGGAGGTCTTTTAGTGAAATGCCGTGGACCATGTAGGATTTTTCTTGAGTGCCGCCCCAATGGCCGCCTACGGGGGTGTATTTGTGGCCGAGCTGCTTTATTTCTTGGAGCAGTGCTTGGTGATTCTTTGCGTTTTCTTCTGGCGTGCGTTCGGTACGTTCCGGGGAAATGAGCCCGAAGGTACCATGTTTCAAAGTTTGGTTAACGTGCTCGGGGTCTTGGAACTTGAGTTCGGGATTGCCAAAGGGGATAGCTTTTGTTAAGGACTTTTTGAGCTTGGGCTCGTGCGCTACTACTCTGGAATGCTTGTCTTTTTCAATGGTTTGTACGGGGCCGTGCTCTGCAATAAGGCTCTTCATTGACATGGGCTTAGTGATGGGCTGGCCCTTGTAATGGATGCGGTATTGCTTGTCCGTTACGAGGGCTTCTTTCTGGAGTTCGGAGGCGGCGAGCTTTCCGGGCTTTTTAGCGCGGACCTTGCCGGTGCGGTCGAACGGATTAGAGGCCCTATCGTTAATGCGAGTATTAACGTCTTTTGAATATTCGGGGGATTGAGCTTCCAGGACCTCACTACTACTAGCTTTATGGCCGCCGTAGTTAGGTTTGACTACTACTTCAAATTCGTTACGGAAATTGGGAGTGCCGATGGCGCGAGTGTTGACTACGTTATTGGCACCGATTTTTCGTGACGCTTTGGGGTCTTTGAATATGCGATTTCCGAGGGCATCGACCGTAGTTCCGGGCTGGAGGTCCGGCCCCACTTGGATTGGAATGTGATGTATGGCACTTTCCGGGATCCAGTGCGAGAAAATATTACGCTCATCGACGGGCGTTTCGGGACCTTTTTCGGCGAGGTAATCGTGAGCAAAGCCATTCGCCACGTCATGTTTGGGAGACCAGGAGGTCATTGAATCTTTGTGGGAGGATTGATCTTCTTGAGGGCCGGCTCCGCGGTGCAATAAGAATTCCGCTTCGCCATTATTAGGATTGCGCCGCCATTTAGTAAGGGCCGCGAGTTTCTTTAAGGCACGGATACGAGCGTTCCCGGTGAGTTCGGGGAGTTTCTCCCTCGAGCCCTTTTCTTCTTGCCAGGCTTCTACCTTGGCTCGATCTTTTCTCGGAGTTTGTCCGGGATTATACGGAAACAAGCGCTGATTGGCGCCCTTGGCGAGTTCGGATTTCTTGGCCATATCATCAGTAACGTCGGCTGGAGTCAGCTTTTGGGAAGTCTCGTAGGCCTTTTGCCAAGATTGCTTGAGCTTTTTGATGACTTCGGGGGCTTTATCTCCAAGTTTGGAGGCAAAAGCTGCGCGGCGCTTGGGGCTAGTTAGAATGTCGCGGGCGGCGTTGAGTACTTCTTCGGAGAAGTGATCGGAACTGGGTTTATAGCCGCGGGAAGCTGTAAATGCGGCTACATGTTTATACGTCTCGGGGTCAAATGACTCTACGAGCTTCTTCTTGGCGTTTTGGGAGGCTACGGGGCCGTACTTGTGCGAAATGGTATCGAAGATACCGTGGGCCGCTTCGTGTTCAATGGTGGTGTCGGTATCGCGTCCGCGGGCTGTTTGGGCTTCGGGGGTAAGCTGTTTGTCGTCCTTGAGTTTCTTGGACGGCATGCGGGGGGCTTTTGCCCTTACCGGTTTGGTTGCGAGCATTTCCTCATAAGACTTGCCGGCCGAATTGGCGCGCCAAGTTTTTACATCTTCAAGATATTTTTGAGCGGTAGCTAGTTTGGCGGACTGAACATCTTTTTTGGCCTGGATATGAGACTCGTCGGCATCTTCGAACTTGGATCTCATCTTGCCGGCTAAGGCGCTTTGAAAGGATTTTTGCTCTCCGGTGCCAGCGCGGGTAACTTCGTTATTAGTGCCGAGTGCGCGGCGGCCCAGTACGCCGGATGCATAGGTGGCGGACTTATCTCTGCGCTTTTGGTTATTTACGCTAGTCGTCCCCTCTTCTATTTCATTCAAAGAGCCGTCCGGGTTTGCCACTATATTAGTTTTAGGGACAATATGGTCCGGATGGGCATGGGCGGCGACTTTGCGGCCGAAGAGTTCTTTTTGACGGTTATTGGTAATAAGCTGGACGTTTTGTTCGGCCCTGGGGTCCGTGCCGAAGTTCGGGAATCTCAGCTTCGGGCGCGACATTTTCTCTAAGTCGGCCTTGTTTAGATTTTTTAACCCTTCGCACTTGCCCCCGATGCGCTCTTCGTCGCCGCAAACTATACAGCGGGGGTGACCGTTGGGATGAGTCCACTTAGCGGCTTTGAAATCGTGCTGCTTTTGAGCCTCGGGAGACTTCTTGTTTTCTTTAATCTTAGCGGTTTCTTTATCTGCGGCTTCGGACTTTTGGAGCCCCTTCTTGTTAAGCAGATAAATGGCCAAAAGATTGCGGTGCGGGGGGACATGCCAATCATCGCGCTCAGATAGGGGATCGGCCCACATCATTTCGGTGAATTCAGAATCGGGGTCGTCTTTGGTGTTGATCTGTCCTTGATCTATATCGCAAGTGTAGAGGTGAACGTGTATTTGGCCGTCGTCGGTTTGGAACTGGTCATCGGTGAGAAGGCGGAAGTTTTCACCTTCTAGGCCGGTTTCTTCTAGGAGTTCGCGTTTAGCTGCGGCTTCTGGGGCTTCGCCTTCGTTGGCGTGGCCTCCCGGAATTGTAATTTTGCGGTTATCCCGACGACGGCCGAACAGATATAGGCCTTCATGTTCGGAAGATGCAATGGCGACTACTGAAATCTTTTTCATTTCTTTCTTCCGCGGTCGGCAATTGGCGCCCAATCTTGTTTGGAGATCGAATTATTCCACAAATCGTCGGGGGTACGTGTGGCGTCGCTGATGTATATCCCGCCTTCGACTTTGGCCATCGGGGGGGCAATGGTATCGATCCAGTCCATCTCGGTTTCGAAGTCCAGAGAGAAGAATCTTTGGTACACGTTATCGGCGTGGTAGTTGTTAGATCTAGAAGTGGCGGAGCACCGAAACGTTGATAATTGCATGTTACGGTTATTAAGGAACCGTTCTTTGTACTTGAGCATGACGTATTCGATGATCTGGGCGAGCCAAATGCACTGTACGGGATCGGATACGGCGTTGGCCGCGATTTCGTAGGATTCGCGAAACCTAGTGCGCTTGCGGTGTACTTTCCATGCGGCCGTAACGGGGGCAATGAAAATATCCTGTAGGTCGATCACGCTATCTGCAATGATAGAAAACTGCTGGGGGGTTAGGACTTTTTGGATAACGAACGATTTGCCGGTCTTGGACTCGACGGCCATATGCAGGAGGGGGGCGACTTGATAAGTGTTTACGGAATCCGGCATGGTAAGGATGCCGGTAGCGGGGTCATACGATATGGGAGTAAAGTTTTGAACGAGCTTGTCGACCTGGATATTGGCGTAGGACGGGTCGATGTCTTCGGTTAAGAATTCGTCTCCCAGGGTAGTGCGGTCGAGCATTTCGCTGGAGCTGATCTGCTGGATGGATATGGAGGGGAACAATGAGCGGTCCCTGCGGCCCCACATAACCACTTCGATGTTGTTATTTAGGAACCATTCGATGGCGTTGCGGGGTTCTTTGTCGCCGTATTCGATGCGAGTGAGAGGATCATTGACAGCGTCGGCGAAAATATCCGTTAAAATCCACGGGTTACGGCGCAGGTCTTTGAGTACAAACTCGAAGAAGCCGAAAAGCAAATAATCGGTCGAAGGTCTGCCCATAATACTTAAGATTAGGTTTTTAAAGGTTTTTTGGCTGGGTTAGGGGTGATGGACATGTCTAAGATTATACCCTACGCAAGGAACACCCGGAGCTTAACGTTCAGCAGCGTCATAATTCGGCTCGCGGCTATTTTCTTATTCGGAGTGAATTCGTCGTTTTTAGCTACTATGCAAAGGGTCCGGAGGTCATTACACACCCGGATGGCTTTATCCCTGATTAGCCAATCTTCGTCATAAATGGATTCTTCGAACGCCTTTTTAGGGATTAGGCGATGATTGAAGGCGGATAATCTTACTTCCCAGTTCGGGTGCCGGGCGGCCTTAATAACATGTTCGGTCGTTATGTTCGGTTCCCTCAGAGCGGTGATTATAAGCAGGGTCGATACGTGCAGTTTTTGCTCAAAGAGGGCATCGAGTTCTTCTGAGGTCACTGGGGGATTATACCACTAGCTATGCTTAGCAGCGATGGATTTGAGAATGGCCGGCCAAGCTTCGTTATTGATCCAATCGGTCGTTCTTTGGAAGAAGTTGGCGGCTGGGACTCTGGGCGCCATCCATCTATTTTCCGCCCTATGTTTCGAAGAAACTACGCGGAAAGTTACGGCTTCCTTGCTGACTTTGCCATTTTTGCCTTCTTTTTGGGTAACGGCGAGTCCGGCGAGCTTGAAAAGGCCTTCATGCGGTTTTAGGCCGGATTTGGCGGCATCGGCCGCGGATCTAGGCTTGGAAAATAAAGAGGGGGCTTGAGCTTGGGTAAAAGGCGCGGCCGGGTTGAGTTTTTTAACGATGCCGATCTTTGGAGAGCCGTTCTCATGGCGTTCGATAGTCTTCATGTTGATCTTGGCGTCGCGTATGACTTTCTTGGCCATAGAATTGAGTGCCGCATTGGTGCCGGCAAGGCCCTTGTTTGACCCGCCTTGGGGCATTGGGATCACTTTATATTTGTCTCCGGATTTTGAAGTCTTTGCATTTTTAAGGAGCCATTGATCGGTAGCCATACTCCGTGGCTCAATTCCGTTTTCTATATAAGCGGCTTTTGGATCCAGGGCAACAACCCACAATCTATCCGATACTTTCTTCCATGTGAGGTTTTCCCCGCCTTTGCCGAGGTATGTTTCGAGATTATAGCCTTTAAGCTCGGACGTTGCCATTTCTAAGATCTTGCTATGTGCTTGAATTGCAAGGGCTTCTGCCCCGGCTTCGACGTCGGCGCGGATTTCTTCAACTTTGGTATTTAAAGCTTTCGCGAGCTGGTCTATGTTGGTGGTGAAACTGAAGACTTTAGAAGAGGCCATAAGCTATATATTACCACAACTTAGGACGAAGATGAGCGTTTACTTTTTTGAGCCGGGCAGCGGCAAGGCATTAGGCTTTTGGATACCTTGGGCCACGTCTTGCTTGTATTCTTCTTTAGCGGATTTCAGGTGCTCAAGGTGATCATGGAGCTTGCTGATCTTAGATGAATATTCGTTTACGTGTTCGGGTTTTACTTTACCGGAGCGAACGAGTTTCGAAAATTCCTGATTGAACATGCGGAGCTTTGAAGCTGCGGATCTGTAATTAGAAGCTAAGCGAGCGGCGCGATCCACGGTTTGCATTGGCTCTTGTCTTGCGGATTGTTCTTTAAGAGCGCGACGAACTTGAGGGTTATTCGTATCTATAGGCTGAACTGGCGAAACGGGAGTCTTGTTTGGATCTTGTTCGGGGAACTGCTCGTCTTTACCCATAGCGGCACCCGTACTACTCGAAGTGGCGGCCGGAGCGGTAGGTGCTCCGCCAGTTAAAGGTGCGGTGCGGGCAACAAGCTGGTAGCTGGTGTATTTATCTTTTTTAGGCTTCTTGGGCTTTTGGCCAGATATCAAAACTGTTTGACGAGCGACGCCGGGGGATTGTGCCGGCGGGGCAGCGGGAGCGGAAGAAGCCTTGTCGAGTTCTTCTTTGCCGAGTTCATTTTCTTGAGATTCTTTATTGTTGGACTTTACCGAGATAGGATTGCCATCCGGTCCCATCAGAAGATTCGTCTTAACGCCGCGCCAGTGAATGCGCTTGGTGACGGGATCTTGCTGTTTCATCTTGCCATCTTTGATGGTGCCGACTGGAACGCGGACGATAGCTTTTTGCAGGCTATCCAGATCGCGACTTTCGGACATGGACTTTCCCAATTTCAAAGCACCGGAGACCAGTTTCATGGCGGCGTTGAAAGCTTCGGGATTCTTTTCGGCCATACCCATGATTTCAGGTATGTACATTTTAATAGTAGAAAGGAGTCCGGCGATCTTCCCGTGCGAAGCCGACATATGTTCGGCATGCTCGGCTTCGGCGGCATCGGCTTCTGCTTTAGCCGGATCCATTTCGGTCTCTTCGATCTCGGCTTTTTGCTCGGGCTCGGGAGGTTGGTTTGGATCTTGTCCGGGGGCCATTTGCTGGGGGGCCGGAGCTGGGGGTTCGGGGGGATTGACCGCCGACATTTGCATCATGGCGAGCTTAGTGACTCGATCTTCTTGAACCGCCATTTCTTCATCTGCGGACAGAGGTACCAAGGGGGCGTTCTTATCTTTCTCGGCTACTTCGTCGTCTTTAACGGCGAGGAATTCGGGGTCTTTGCGAATCTTATTGGCGACTTGGTTAGGTGGAATATCACCGGGGACCTTGTTAGCTTGCGGATTGCCTTCGGTATCCGAGTTCGGGTCGAAGAATTCGATTTGCTTAGTTTGAATGGACAAGTTCATGGCGCGAGCGGCGTCTTTGGCGGTAATGCCAATGCCGGCGGCAATATCAGTCTGCAGGGAAGTGCGGTAACCTTCGATGAAGCTTTCCAGTGCATCGGCCTGGGCTTCGTCGGCGGAAAATACAAAGCGGTAGGGGAGTTCTAAAACTACCTGGCCGCCGGTTTCCAAAATGAAACTGCGGACTTTCTGGCGGATAGCATTAATATTAGCCTGCATAAACATAAGCTCTTGTTCGCCGGAAATAGACTCCGGCGATTCAAGCTTCTGCTTAATTTGAGGCATCATCAAATCTACCCAAATTTTCATGTTAAAACCCAAACTTTTTCAAGGTCTTTCTGGCCTTGAGAATATGAGAAAGGAGTAGGACATTATCTTGGTCCCACTGCGAACGATCTAGGAATAAGCGATAGGTGCCGTCTTCGGACTTGCGGATTTCGAGGGAGTCCTTGGTCATAACGGCGTGCGTGCCGGAAGGATTGAAAATGTAATCGTCACCATCGCGAACAAACATCTTTTGGCCGGAATCGGAAGTAGCTTCTTCTAGCTCTTCTTTCTTGATTTTAGGCATTCCGGGCATTTTGGGAGCCGCGGCTTTAGCGGGGGTCGTAGGAATGCCGGCGGCGGGCTGTCTAGCAATGGATGGCATGGATGCGGCAGTGTCTTTGGGCATGGCTAGTGTCGGGACTTTCGCACCTTTTTGGGCGGGGGCTTTGGGGGCCGCGGCTTGGGGCGCTACGTTGGTACCCTTAGCTCCGGTCTCGGGGCCTTTCATTCCCTTCATATCGCCTTTTTCAAGTTGGGCCTTAGGAAGGTTCGGCGACTTTTGTGCGCGGAGTCTATCCAGGATCTGACCTGCACGAGTGCGGGCGGACGCGTATTTATTTTGGCGAACGAGCTGGCCTTGGACGCTTTCGCCGCCAGCTTGCTTGGGGTTAATCTTGACTCCGGGTTCGCGAATGGAAGGCTCGAAAGCTGCGGTAACTTCGGGAGCATCCATACCGGGCTTATAGGAAACCGTTTGGGCATAGCCCATTTCCTTAAGGGGATCACCGCTGGATCTGGCATTTCTAAGGCCGGCGCGTTTGCCGGCAGCTGCTTTAAGCCGGTCGGCGAAACTCTTGATGCTGGCCGGAGATTGATTGATATCCGAAGTCTGAACTTGCGTGCGGCGAGCGATTTCTTTGTCTTCGGCGGCCTTGCGACTTTGCCCAGAAATAGAGGCTTTGTCTAGTTCGTCGGCGAGGCCGGCGGCTTTGAGCTTTTTGTAGTACTTAGGATTTTCAGACAAATGGTCACGAGTGATTTCGGCAGCTGCTTTCTTCGAAGAAGTATGCTCGGATTCGGTCTTGTGGCCCATTTTAACTTCTTTAGCATCGAAGTCGGAGTCTTTCTTGGAGTCACCCTTTCCGCCGGGGAGAATTTCATCTTTAGCCATTTCGGCTTCCGCGCTTATTTTCTCCCCTTCTTTGACGGGGATTTCTTTTGCTTTTTCGGCAGAATGACTGGCCCGCATGTTGCCGATGTCGGACATATTGATGTTCACGACTACGGGCTGGGGGGCGGGAATATCTTTAGCGATGTTGCGCGCTTCATGGGCACGTTTTTCGTCCGCTAGGATTTCGTCCTTGCGCATTTTCTCGGAACTGGAGATCTTGTCCATGAGTTCGCCGAGTTTGGACATCACATCATGGAGAGAAGGATCTTTAGCTTTCTCGGCTAGTTCTTTCTTTTCGACGTCTTCGACCTTGCGGCCCGCGACTTCGTCATACAAAGAACATACATGGAGAAGCATGCCGCCCACGGTGGGTAGGGGGATCATCTCGAAGTTATGGATAATCTTGGCTTTGTGGATAATGTCGCCCGAGTACCGGTCTTCGGAAAGCTTGCGGATACGAAGCTTGTAATCCGGACGGCCGGGAACTTCGAAATCGGTCAAGGCGGCGTCTTGCTGCAAAGGCATGACGTTGGCTACAAGCCAAGCGATGATGCTGCGCGGTAGTACGAGCAGCGGGATATAGATTTCGGACGGGTCTGCTACACGCGCAAGGGATTTGTCATAAATCGCCTTGGAGAGAGTTTCAAAGTGAGGACCCGACAGGTCTTTGTAGTAAAGGCTCATTTAGAAATTAACTGTTGTCAACCTGCAGGCTAGATTGGTCCATAATTTCATAGATATGGATCGTAGATGCCGATCCCAAAATGGAGGCATTCGGCCCCATGCAAATAGTAATGAAGTTGTTCGGGGGGACGGGGATGATCTTAGCACCGGGAGCCGCAGGAGCGCCGGTAGCGGTAGCATCTGAAAGTTTTACGTATCCGATTGTGCCCGTCAAGTTCCACAGCATAACATATCCGCCGCGGGTAACGTAGCGAACGGCCGAACCGTCACCAATATATACCGGATAGCCGGCTTGGGGGAGTACTTTTTTGGATCCGGACGTCTGGTTGTGCTCAAGCTGCTGGGCATCATGACCAACGAGAACGCCGTTATTAATCACTCTTTTATCAGGCATAGTATCTCCCTATTATACCAGAAAGATTAGGGTTATTGGCCGTCTCCGGAGCTGCTATTGCCGCCCTGGGCGCCGCGAGTTCCGTATAGACCGCTAGCCGAGGGGATGTCTTGGAACCTCGGGTCGACTTTTTCCATATCCGTGACGACTTGTTTATCCCGGAAGACCTGTTCTCGGCCACATTGAACCTGGTAGGGAAGTCTTTCGGAGTACCGAACGCCGGTCATGGGGTCTGTTCTTTGGGCTACACGTATTTCGTGGACTAGGCGGCGGGCTACGAAATAAGGGACGTAGCGATACCTGACAGCGTAGATCTCGCCGCGGCCAGTATTAGGGTCGAGGCCGGGGCGTTTTTGCGTGATCCATTCGATCTCGCCAAATCTATTAATTCGGTAGTTTATGCCTTCTTTATATTCGTAGCCGTCCGAACCAATGACGAATTCCGCGCAAACGGCCGGGAAAGAAAGGCGGTCGACTCCAAGTGAGGAAACCTCTTTAAGTTCGGATACTTCCACTCGGAGTTCTATATCTTGGATTTCGAAGCGGTCACCTACGTTCACGATGATAGGTTCGGTGGTGCCGTCATAGGTGCGAGGGGGGGTCATCATAGATTGAGACTGGTCAATCCAGCCTTCGACCTGGTAGTCTTCCATTTTGTCGTTAGCGTAGAAGTAGGCAGTAAAACAGCCGGCTTCTTTATAGATGAATTGGTCGGTGTTTGATACCGGCCGTTCGCGCCGGATTTCACCACGGGACTGCAGGCCGCGAGGGTCCGGAATAGCTTTCATGTGTTTGATTTTGACGCCCTGAGATCTAAGCAGGTTGTCGAGCGCTTCATAATCAAAGCTTAAGGATTGCGCCGGGAACTGGAAGCTACGATTAGTCCCTACGGGATCTTTTGGAATGCGAGCAGACATTACGACTCCTCATACCAATTTTTAATCTTGGCCATATCCCATGTTACATGGGGGAGTTTTTTCTCAGCCAGCCAAAAGGCCAGTCCGATATGATTCATGGCCGAAACGGGTTCTACTTTACCGTCTACGTTAGCGAAAATCGCGACGAGGCCGCCCTTGGTTTCAACCATAAGGATGGGGGTACCATTGGTATTTCTACCGATGATATCTTTCTTGCGGACGTCGGATTCTTTTACAATCATTTTTTCTCGGGGACTTCGGCGGTAGGTTCTGTTTCCAGGTCGGTGCCGGGTGCCGGAGGTACGGCGTTATAATTTTGCAAGAATTTTTGGACGTAACCGGAGCCGATCAGGGCTCTCGGAGTAATTTGATCAGATGGGCGGTTCGAACCGAAGCGCCAGCCGTGGGCTTTTTTAGCCGGGTCGCCATTATGCATAACGTCCAGGTGGGTGGCTAGATAGCGAGCGGCGCGAAGCTGCAGATCCGGGCGGGACTTGAGGGTTTCTTTGAGTGCGCGGTCGGGGAGCTTAGACACGTAGTCAAATTCGTCGTCGCGATAGCTATCGCCTAGTACAGAGCGCAGTTTGGAATCCTTGAGACGCAGGGAATTGGCTACGTTGCGGAAGGTTTTGGGCATAATACCGAAGTCTCCAATAGCTTTGTCTCCTTGGTGCAGTCCGGTGTGCATGGCTTTGTGTTTGGTGTTCTTGCCGGCAGAAGATTCGAGTTCAGAGATGGCTTCCAGGAATCTATCTTGAGAGTTCATCCCAAACGGTTCCATAAATTCTTTAAGGTCGCGGGCTTTCTTCTTTTCGACGTGCTGCTCTGGAGCGGCTTGATTCATGTCGATCATCGGAAGGGCAGCGAGAGCCGCCGCTGCGGTTGCAACGGTAAGCTTCTTCTTCCAATTTTTCTCCAAGGTGGTCATACAAAACTCACGATCATGGTGTTATTATACATCATTTTGACTTTGGTGACAAGGGCTTCGTACTGTGCGATGTATTGGTCTCGGATCTGTGCGTACAGTAATGGGGCCTGGTTTGTTTGGCTCTGACTGATACCATCTAGGCCTAAACTGTAGGAAGAGAGCTGGAATTGCGGGATTAAGTTGTTGAAAATCATAATCGAGGCCTTTAAGCCTACGAGTTCATTGATAAATTGAGGTACGCGATTGTCCGTACAAAAGCCGGCGGTATATTCCACTTGCCAATAGGCCGGATACCATTCTTGGAATCCGATAAGGACCAAAAATGCGCCGCCCACTCCGGTTGCTCCGGGAGTCGATAAAGAATTAAATGCGGGAGATAGGGGGACAACGTTGATACGGCCGTCTACAAAATTGGCGGTATCGATCCACTCTTTGGGGACACTGTAGATATTCTCGCCATTTGAACCAACAATCGCCATTTGTTCTACGGAAATGATCGGCTTGTTAGGGAGTTCGGTATAAATGAATTCTCGGTAAAGATCTACCTGGAAAGGCAGTCGGACTTTGCGCTGTACGGCGAACACGTCGACTTGGGCGTCGAGTTCTACCATATTTACGGCTCGATTCAAGTAATCTTGAATCATTTCGGGGGTTAACGGTTCTTTGGTGATAGGAGAATAATGGGGAATTCCCCAAAGATAACGAAGTTTAAAGGTATCGGCTGTAAGGAGCGGCTCTGCGCGGCGAACAGAAGCGGCATCTATCGCTTTTATGGGGTAGGCGCTGGATCCTGCATTTTTTGAATTTGAGTAGTCCGACATTTTAAAACCTATTACCCTTTTTAATATTTTCGATTGCCGGCAGGTACTGCAGATTCGATAACATGTGAAAACCGCTAACCGTTTTTCCCATAAGGGGGATAATATGGTCGACGTGATACCCATCCGGGCAATTCTCGTAGAATCTTCGAATTTGGATGCGCTCCGTTTTTGTTATCCATCTTGGAAAACGAAGCTTTCTTTTGGCCCTATGTATGCCCATTTGATGACATGCGTACTTAGGATTTTTTTGTGACCATCTTTTACATATTAGGCTTCTCTTCTGTGGATTATTTTTTTGCCACTCGACCGCCCTGATGGTTTTGCAGGTTGGACATACGGTTCCTCGATATCTACTGTTAAAACAGAAATCTTCTATTTTTTTATGAATCCCGCAATCGGTACAACGACGCTCGCCTGGAGCCAAATCGATGATTTTTCTTTTCTTCTTGGCTATTTGACGAACGGAAAGCCAAAAATCTCTTCCGCTTGGGAATACGAATCTAGACTGATTCTCAATTTTGGTAAAAGTACTCCAGTCGAGCTTGATCCCTTCCGGGATTCTTGCTTCGATTTCTTCTCTGGAGACAATTTTAGGCATAAATTCAATACCTTAGCAGAAAGAGATGTTGCCGGGGTCAACGGGATAGCCTTTAATGGCGTCCATTACAACGCCTTTAGTAGTGACCCCGTTTTCCGACAATGATAGGTGCAAATTTCCAGAACCAACAGTATCGGTGGCGAGGATATCAAAATACCAGATGGAGGGGTCTGTAGAATCTTGCGTAGCGGTGCGAGTGATGCTCTTCGCCGAATCTATGTTACTAATAGTAACTTGCAATAGGGCCGGGGGGGTAGGGATGTAGCGAAGATAGCAAGTACCATCGACATCGGAGCAAAGCTTCTTGTTGAGATCTACGAGCTGCATGTAGACGCGACTCGCGGAACCGATGTTGTATTCGTGATACATTCCGGGTTCGAAGTCGTTGTAATTGCAGAAGTTTTCAAGGATAGTGGCGCCGAGCCTCATACACGTATCTCCTTGAGCTAAGATTAGGGTATCTTTGCCTTTTTAGCCTTTTTGGGGCGGCGGGAGGTCTTCATCGGGGTGGGGGTGGGGTGGGGCATTTTGACCGCTACGCCTACCTGCGTATCGCTACGAGTCATGACTTTGGGGACACCGATATGGTCCACCAGGCCAAATAACTGGGCGGCTCTGGCATCCATGACGATGTCGGTATTGTGCTTGTCTTTTAACAGCTTTTTGAGGTTTTTCTCGGATTTGCCGGTATTCTGAGAAACGATCTTGATCATCCGGTCGTTGAGCTGTTCCATTTCTTTGGCTTGCTGGATAACTTCTTGCGTCCGGCCCATGGCCCCGCCATTGGCTTCGTGGAACATAATATAGGAAGTCGGCGTGGCGCAGCGCTTGCCGGGGTGACCGGCCGATACCAGGACGCATCCGGCCGACATAGCCTTGCCGAGCGCGATGGTCCAAACGGGCTTAGAGCAATGGTCTATAAGATCTACCATTGCGAAAACGTTATGTACGAGTCCGCCGTAGGAAGACACCCAGATGAAGATTTCGGGAATCTCCGGGTTGCGTTCGGCGTTTAAAATAGCCTTGGAAAATCGTTCCAGATCGGGATCGTCGAAGCCGAAGACGAAGATGTTCCCGGCGCTTCCGCTCTCAGAACTCATTGCTTCCGGCAAAATAGCATCTAAAAAATCCGAATTCTTCATTGGGTCTCCCGATAAACAGCTCCAGGCTGTCTTCGATCAATTTGAGGTCAATTTTTGAGACATCAGATCCAAGCTCTAGGCCTGCAATGGTCCCATGCGGGAGAATTGCTTCCAGGGCACCGCTGGCACCTTCGCCTGCGAAACCGACTACCGAACCTTGGTACTGAATCCGGATGGGAGACAAAAATACCGAATTCGAACGAACATCCGGCGGTAGCGGGATCATCGTGGAATACGTTACATATCTCATATGTAGGTATTATACTTTACTTTTTATTCGTTAAAATTGAACGTTTTCGGGCTTTAACCTGAGGTTACATCCGTCGATTCGGATTACGTAGTAGCCCTTAAATTCGGTATTGGGCATTTCCCGGATAAAGTACCCAGTGCGGGCTTCGAGCGCCCGAGTTTCTATGTTGTAGATATGGGCGGTAACGAGTTGCATGTAGTACGGTTCTTTTTTGGATTGCACTGGGTACCGCCCCTTAAGATATTGTTTTTAAACGATTTCTGCGCTGACGATCTCGGCCATTACGTCTTTATCTTCGGTATCGTCGTCTGCTAGAAGATTAAGGTCTTGATCTTCTTCGGTTTTCTTCTTTGTACTGTCGAATAGGATCGACACTCGGCCGCCCTTACGGGGCGAACCTTCGGGGAGGTCCATTTTGACTTCCTCGGACTTCAGCAAGACCGCTGCTACGGGGCCGTAGGCTCTCCGGATAATACGACGGGCCTTCTTTTCCGTATCGCAAATGATTTGATCTTGATCGATCCGGTACCCCAGGCAATCGGCACCGTAGGGAAACTTGAAGGTGAATTTGGTAAAAGTATAAGTTTTCATTGTTGTCTCCTATCATCTAAAATAAATGCGTTCATCTTTATTTGAATTTCGTCCACTTCTTCACCATTTACATAGTAAAGAGCAAAACCATCAGGATATGAAATGGCCGGCCCAAGTGGGTTGTGGAGGCGCCCTTCGGAATCGGTATGTATGCTCGTAGGTTTTTCTGTAAGGATACAAACCCCTTCGTATGGAAAATACCAAGAACAATTTTCGGCTAGATTTAACAAGGGGCTGATTTCTCCTATATTAATATCCGTCTCCCTTATGAAAAAATCATAAAAACTCAACCATCCGGCTTCTTTCTGTCCGTAACCAGTATTGTCCCAGACCTTGTCCCTGACCTTGGCCCAGACCTTGTCCCCGACCTTGTCCCCGACCTTGTCCCAGACCTTGTCCCTGACCTTGTCCCAGACCTTGTCCCAGACCTTGTCCCCGACCTTGTCCCCGACCTTGTCCCAGACCTTGTCCCTGACCTTGTCCCCGACCTTGTCCCAGACCTTGTCCCTGACCTTGGCCCAGACCTTGTCCCCGACCTTGTCCCCG